GGGTCATGCAGCGGAGCGCCTTCGCTGCCGTATTTCTCTTTGTCGAACCGCTCGAAAAAGTCGGTCATCTCGGCCACGGCGACGCCCACGGGGCTGCCCAGCGCGCGGAATGCCGCGTTGCGCGCAGGCGTCACGAGCGCCTTGTGTGTCACGTCCAGCGGCAGGATCGTGATCTCCACGCCAGAGCGCAGGACGATATCGGCGGCCTGCGGATCGACATAGATGTTGAACTCGGCCGTGGGGGTGAAGTTGCCGACCTCGAAATAGGCGCCGCCCATGAGGACGATGCCGGCGATGCGCTCGGCGATGTCGGGCGCGTCGGTCAGCGCCTTCGCGATATTCGTGAGCGGCCCCAGCGCGCAGAGCGTCACGCTGCCGGCAGGCTGCTGGCGCAGGGTGTCGATCAGGAAGCTGACGGCATGGGTGTCCTGCAAGGGCATGACCGGGTCGGGCAGGGTGGGCCCGTCAAGCCCGGTGCGCCCATGCACATGCTCGGCCGTCACCAGCGCACGGTCAAGCGGCCTGTCGCAGCCGGCAAAGACCGGGATCTCGGGGTGGCCGGCCAATTCGCAGATCATCCGCGCGTTCTTCTGCGTCAGATCGAGGGGCACGTTTCCGGCCACGGCCGTGAGGCCAAGCAGGTCGATCTCGGCCGGTGAGGCGATCGCCAGAAGGATGGCGACGATTACGAGGATCGCCGTCGCGCCCGCCGCCGCCCCGGCCGCGCGAGCGTAGATCTCGTGCGCGAGATTCTGAAGGATTCCCGCGACTTCGAGTTTCTGCCGCACGTCCTCACCGCAGTTCGGACAGGGTACGCCGCCAGCCGTGTCCGCTCCGGCATCCATTCCCGCACCACCCGCCGGAGCGTCGAGAGGAGGTGCTTCTGCGGACGGTGGAGGAGGTGGCGGTGGAGCGTCGGGCGGAAGCGGAGGCGGTTCTCCCGCTGTGGGCTCCTCGCCCGCCATTTCCTCGCCGCCCTCCGGTGGCATCGGCTCTTCGTCGCCTTCCGGCGGTGCTTCGCCTGCCAGTTCCGGTTCCAGGTCGTCGTCTTCTTCTTCCTCGTCTTCGTCCCCGGGGAACTGCTCCAGGATCGCGATGGCCTGCTCGGTTGAGATGCCTTCGGCCAACTGTTGCAGATCCATCGGGACGAAGCAGTGCGGGCAGATCTGGAGAGACTCGTGGTGGCTCTCGTCGTCGTCTTCGATCTCGTCCGCGTGCTTCCCGGCGGCGCTCTTCTCGACAGACTTGCCTGCCACACCAACGCCCGTGCCGACAGCCTTTCCAAGCGCGCCCGCGCCACGTGCTGCGACGCCACCAATGGAACCGGCGGCGCGACCCGCACCCTTGGCGACGTCAGCCGCTGTCCTGCCCGCTTTGGCAATGACGGCTCCAACGCCTTCCTGGGCCATGCCGTGCTGCGAGACAACCTGACCGCCGGTCTGGCCGACGATGTCGTTCATGTCCCGCGCGGAATCCGGGATCTCGCCCAGTTCCGAGTCGGTCACAAAGATGGCCGCGCCGATATCCTCGGCACCGGCCGCAACCGTCTGGTCGGCTTCGTTCTGAAGCGCCTGGAGATTCTCCGGCGTGTTTTCGAGGGACTTGGAAACCGCCCAGTCCGTGCCCACGCTCTCGCGCGTAAGCAGGATGGCGAAGCGGCCCTGAGGCTCGGCTTCGGTCATGGACTCCTGGCTGACCGATTTCTTGTAGGCCAGCATGCGCTTCTGATAGTCCGCATTGCTTTCGCCGGGCTTGCGCTCTGGCTTCAGCGGTCCGGCCTCGACCTTGCCCTTCGCGGTGCGGCCCGGCGTGGTCTTGCCGCCCTTGTAGACACCGGCACGCCTGATGCCGCCGCCAGCCGCCGCGCGCGGGTCGCCCCCCGGAACGTAGGCTTCACCGAACGCGCTTTCCATCGAAGAGCGCTTGACCGCCATGACGCCCGGTCCGGGACCGGGAATCTTGGCAACGCCCGCCTGCGCGCCCTGTGTCTTCTCAAGACCGGCCGGGGCCGTGCCGCCCTGTGGGGCCTTGCCGCCACCCTTGCCGGGTCCGAGATTCGAGCCGCTGACCGAGCCGACCTTGGTGCCCGTGTAGTTGCTTCCGGGCACGTTCGGCGGGTAGATGTCGGCGACCTCGATGCCGTCGCTGTGACGTCCGCTGTCGTCGCTCGTGTTCGCGCCCGGGCTCTTACCGCCGCCATGAGCACCGACCGAAGGTCCTTCCGCGCCACTCTTGGTCGAGGGGTGCTTCGGGTCCTCGTTGTTCTTGCCGTGGCTGCGGTACTCGGGCGGAAGCTCCTTGCCCTTCGTGTCCACCTTGTCACTGCCCGTCAGGTCTCCGGCCTGGGCCTGCTCGCCCGTCTTGACCTTGAACTTCTCGGAGCCGGTGCCTTCGGTACCCGTGGGAGCCGCGCTGCTGGGCTTGAAGTTGCCGTAGCCCTGCTCGGTGAGCGCTTCGCGAACCTCCGACGGAACGATGCCGATGGCTTCGCCCTCGGAGTTGCGCACGAAGAGCAACCGCATGCCGCCCCGGTTGGCAACCAATTCGCCCTCCATCTCCTGGACCGTGTAGCCCAGATTCTGGAGAACCTCGGGAAGAGTGTCGTACTGAACCTGCATGGATCTCTCCTTAGACTCGTGCAGCGACTGACTTGATCGCCTTGTCGAGTATATCCGCTTCCGGTGCCGTCGGCATCGGACATGGTTGATCCGCCCTGGGCTCAAAGATCTCATCCAGGTTCGGCTCGACATCGGTCGCGCCGGGCTTGGGAATCCACATCACCCACCAGTCTGAATCGGGATCGGTCGGCGTCGAAAGCAGCCGCGTCTCCGGGTACTCGGTCGACATCCCCGTACGGAGGTTCTCGACCTCCTCCATGGTCATCTGCGGATGCAACATCACGTAGAGCGATTCCGACTTCGTGTCGAAGACCGTATCCTGGAGCGTATCCAGACTGTTGAGCATGTTCAGCTTTTTGACGACGCGGTCCACGATCATGTCGACCGAGTCCGCGCGAACCACACCGTACGTGACCGCTTCGGCCAGGACTTCCTGGGTGTCGCGATACCGGCACTGGTCGATCTGGTAGGCCTGCATCGCCTCGTATCCGGAGAGGCTGTCGAAGACGCAGAACTTCAGCGCCCGCTTGGTGCGGGCAAAGCCGGTCTTCTTCTTTTCCTGGATGACGATGATGCCTTCCGTCGGGAGGCCCAGGACCATGGTCTTGGCATTGCGCTTCAGCCAGGGCCGTACGGTCTCCATGCCCTCGGTGAGCTTGGCAAAGTTGATGTGCATGTCGAGCAGGCCCAGCGGACCGTTGTAGGCCCAGACTTCTCTGCCTTCCGTGTACTTGCTGCGCGGCAGCGTTCCCGAACAGATCAGCAGCTTGTTCTCGACCAGGATGCACGGGACGCCGCCCACCTCAGTCAGGTCGACTTGGGCGTGGAACCAGGGCTGGCTCTCGTGCTGGGGCTCGCCCGGCTTCATGTTGATCCGACCGCTGTGGCTGCGGTTGTACCGGCCCAGGGCGCGGTGGAACTTGTCGCCGGTCTGAGAACGGTGCCAGTCGCGAGCGGCCTGGATACGCCGCCCCATCCCACGCCGGGAGTTGATCCGGCCCTGGATCTCGCGGTCGACATCCTTGGGAGACTCGCGCGGCGGCTTCAGGCTGAAGTACGACATGCCCTTCACCTTGCGGTTGCTCCGCTGCGGCGAGTACGTGCCACCCACCATCATGGAGTGCGGATCGTCCGCCATATCCCCCAGGCCAGGAGCCGCCGTGGCTTCGCGCAGTGCAGTTTCCCAGGTCGGAAGATCCGGGACGCCGAGTTCGGAGATGCGCTCCCACAGTTCTATGAACTGGCCCTCTTCCTCGATCTCGACCAGGAGACTGCGGATGAGTGCGTGTACCGCATCGGGAGCGTCTGCGAGATTCTCGCCCCAATCCTGGATCAGGGTGTCCAGGGCCTCGCCGCGCATAACGCGCGGAGCGATGATGCCTGCACGAGGTTCGGGTGCCGGGGTCAGGCGGGCCGTGATGTCGCCGACCGCGCCCTGGTCGTACTCACGTTTGTCGGGGTCGCCGAACGTAGCATCGACGTTCTTACGGCTGTTCCAGAGGATGCACCACCAGTCGGCCTTGATGTCGCCACTGACAAGGCGGCATCCAGACGATCCCGTGCGGGAACCCTGCTTCCCCGTCCAGTGCTCGCAATTCCCGCAGCGTTCGCTATTGGGATTGCGGGCTTTCTGGTACTGAACCTGGGTCTGATTAAAGACCTCTTCGAGCCGGGGCATGCAAGAACCTCCGCTGAGGCTGGTGAGAGCGCCGCAACGCAATGACGCGAGTATGCCGGATAGCCGCTGAAAGTGTCAACTCAGCAGGAGTTTACGACGCTGATCCTGGACCTTGAGAAGGCTGTTGATCGAGGTCGTAAGCTCTTCCCCATCCAGTTCTTTGACGATCTCCGAGGTGATCTCGTCGGGGATTCCCGCGTCCGGGTCCACCAGGACATGCTTCAGGACAGCCATGTGGACCATCAGAAGCTCCTTCGTCTCCTGGCGGCGGAGCCGCAGAAGCGCATCCTTCTGGGCCTCGTACAGCTTGGTCATGTGCTGGATCGCGTCCATCTCCAGCACCTCGTCCGGCTCAGCGTTCAGGTCGCCCATGACCTTCTTGAATGCCATCTCGGCATCCGTGAAGGACAGCTTGGCCAGGAAGGTCGTGGTGTACGCCGACCGGGCCAGATACTTCCGAGCAGTCTTGAGCGTTGACGTGGCCAAGTTAATCCTCCAGCATCTCGCTGGTCTGGCCGCCGAACACTTCCTCGCGCTGCTCGGCCGACATCTTGTCGTAGCGGACCTTCTGACCCTTGTCGAGCTTGACGATGTACTCGCCGCTCGCCCGCTCGGTGATGGGTGCGCCCGCGCCGCCCAGGCCGTTGTTGACGCCCAAAGCGATGTCGTTCGCCGACTTGTCTGTCTTCACTACAATCTTGGCCATGCTGCTCTCCTCAGTCCAGGCTCCACCCGTGTTTGATAACGTCCATTGTGTAGGCTGCCCCATGGGTGAACAGGCAGTCCAGGACTGACATGCGTTCTTGGAATCCAGGATATATCTGGGGGTACGAATGGCAACGAAATCTTTGAAAAACTGCTTGCAAGTTGTGCTGGCGGGCGTGGTCCGGGAGAAGCCGCTGCTTGAATGCCGAACTGCTCAGGATCACCCGGCCACCCGCCGCGCGGGCGACGTTGAGCGAGAGCGTGAGGAAATCGTCCGTATCGAGGCTCAGCACCTGGGACGAGTGCGCGATCCGGGTCTTGATGCCCAACCAGTCCCGGATGAGCAGGATCAGCGTGTAGTTGAGATCGAAGACCGTGGCCGAGGTCTTCAGAGCTTCCCGGATCTCCGGCGCGTACTCTTTCCAGTACGCGGTCTCGCCGTATGTCCCGGCCAGAAGCATCCAGGCCATCTCGATCTCGTGGAACGGCCGGAGCCGCGCCTCGGCGACCCGCTGCTGGGCGACCTGATTGACCGGGATGACCAGCCACGTCCAGTCGGACTCGGTGCGGATACGGTTCCGGTTCTGGAAGTGGCGCTTGCGAAAGTAGGTTGTATCGGTGAGGACGAACAGATCCGCGTGCAACAATTGATTCCAGAATCCTAACCATGGGATGAACTCTGGTTGGTGGACGCCGACGATCACACGAACCCTTCCGGCGCTCTGGCGACACCTGCGCCCACGCCTCCCGGAGTGCGGTGATGATACTAATTATTGTGTGCCAAAGAAAAACGGGGACCCCGGCCGAGGTCCCCGCTATATCCGAATGGGGTTGAGTCACGCAAAAACAGGCGCGGCCATCTCTGGACGCACCACAAGCCTCTCGATGCCAATCACTCGACCCAAGTCGGCAGCCTTCTGGGATGCGAAGCGTGCAACGCGCTCGTTGGCTTCCCTGGCGATCTCCGCACTGAGTTGATCGATATCCAGGCCGGGGAGCGACTCGACTCCCAGCGACTGGGCAATCTGTCTCGAAAGGTGCGCGGCCGACCACACGTCCGGCGTGGGCGCAGGCAGGCCAACGTAAATCTCAGCACCTGGGGCCAGGGCTTCGGCCATGGAGAACTGACCCAGCGCATCCTCAGGGCTGTCCGCGAAGATAGGCGTCCACGGACCCTGGGCGAACTGGGAAACGAGGTAGTCTCTGTATGCTGTCCGGACCATCGGGGCACTCCTCTGACACACAACATATTGTGTGTCGTGCCTTTGATACAACAATACGATGCGCGTTAGGGTATGTCAACGATGAGTTGGGGACAGCCTGTGGACAATTGCCCTAAGTGCATAGGGGAAGTGCACTTAGGGAGGTGAGAAAATTTTGTCAATCTGACTCGGTATGTCGAGTTTCCGCTAAGGTCCGGATGTCGTCCCTCTCACCGGGGGATACAAAATCCAGTCCCAACTCCTCGAACAGGCTCTTCTCACAGGGAGTTACGAGCTTCACATCTTCACGCTTCAAGCCCGACGCACCGAACTTCAGACCCTTGCTGCCCGCGAAGACCTCTATCATTTTGACAAACGGGACCGGCCCGTTGGCGTGGAGCATGGCCGCGCCCAGTTGCTCGGGCGGGATCACCAACCAGGAGACGTTCCCGTCCTCGAATTCGACGTAGTCGTAGATCTTGAACTTCTTGATCTTGCAGCCAGTGAACTCAACCTCGGCCCGGGACTTGATCTGAGAACGCACGTCGCCGGAGTCGGCCGTCTCGCTGAGAACGCCTACCACGCATAGCTGCTTCACCTGGGCCTTCTCCGGCAGGCGGTACAGTTCCCCGCACGGGAACGTCTCGATCACGCCGGTCCCCGCCATGCACGACATGATCCGTGCCGCGAGCGACTCAGCGCGCTCGCGGCTCCAAGTTGTCTTAGCCGCCATCGGTGTATCCTCCTGTCCCACCCTGTATATCGGATTGGGCGGGCAATTTCCCCAACTTTTCTGCGACCTTGCCGGTTTGACATTCGCCAAGGCGAGGAGGTATAACGACTTGACCATGGCTTACGGCATCGGACTACGTATCGAAGGGCACGACTGCGGGAACGCCGCGATCCTCCGCGACGAGGAGGCCGTCCAAGAACTGCTGGTGACCGCGATCCAGGTCGCAGACATGACCCTGCTGGCCGGGCCGTTCTGCACCGAAGAACTGACTCGGGACATCGGCAAGGGTCCCGGCCTCACAGCCTGCGCGATCCTGTACGAGTCCCACGTTGTCATCCACACCTATCCGGAACAGCGGTGGTTCCTGTTCGAGATGACCACCTGCAAAGAGTTCGACTCGGTCCGTGTCGTCAATCTCCTGAGAGCCTGGGCCGACTGCAAGACGGTCACCGACTGCACCGTCGTGGGCCACATGTTCCCCGAACCCGTTGAAGCGAATGGCTGATCTCCGCGAAACCATGCGCCGCGTCATGTGCCCGCTCACCGAGCGTATGACACCCACATCCGTCGTTGGGCTGGCCCGAGCACACAGGCTGGCCGTCTCGGACGCTGAGGTGGTTGTGGACGAATACGGCAAGGACAAGATCACGCTCTTCCTGACGCAGCCCACCGAAGACAAGTACATCCGGGCCTTCAAGCGCGACCTGCGTAAACGCGATCCCCAAGCCGGTCAGGTCACCGTCCGAAGCCCAGGCGCAAGAAGGTAACCGCGCTACTTCGGTTTTTTGACCCTCGGGATATTCAGGTTCCCCGCGTGGTACTCCTCAGCCGCGATCAACATCGGTGCCCACTGGAGGTAGCCCGCCCGCGTGCGCGGGTCCTGAAAGAACTGCTTGTAGTCGCCGGGCTTGTACGCATCGACGTTGAACAGCCGGGACTCCGGAACGGTGACCGTGGTCCTGAGCGGGCTGTCGTCATCCCATCTGTACCGCCGAAACGACCGCCGCTCACGGAACCAGCGAAAGATGGCCTTCTTCGCCCAGGGCTGCCACTTGTCAATCTTGGCGATGTAGCCGGGACCTGGATTGCCGTACGGCTTGAAACGCTCATGCCGGTAGTCGCTCCGATTCCGCCAGTCACCGTCCAGGCGGTTGTTCTCTTTCTCCGCCTCCTTTTCCTGCCAGAGGCCGTCCTGGCCGATGACCACGCTGCCCGTCTTCAGCGATTCGTTGCACTTCCGGCGGTACGCCTCGAAGTCCGGACGCTCGCCCTCGTACAGCGTGTTGGAATCGTCGTAGACAAGTTCGAGGGCCTGCCCGAAACCTTCGGCACTCCAGAGCTTGACCGGAAGGTGCGGATGTAGAACATCGGAGCGGTCGAACAGACCTTGGACGATCAGCGCGATCCGGTTGTAGTGCTTGACCCGGTCCTCGACTTCCTTGAGCGCCTCGTCGAAGTACACGGAGGTGGAGTTGAACGGCTCCCACTCGTTTTCCCTGAAGCTGCTATGGAAATGCGTCTCGAAGTACCCGTCGTACGGAGCCTTGTCGAGAATATCCCTCCGCTCTCTTATCTGAAATTTGTTGAGATTGTGGGAGCTTTTCCGCAACCGCTTCGGCATGTTCTCTTTGAGCCACTTCTTCCGCCCCACCAGATTCCGTTTATGCGCAGCCTCAGCATCTGCGTGTTCCTTGCAGAGCGCCTTGAACTCACGGACCGGGATCATCTCCTCCACCTTGTCGAAGCTCATCTTCGCCATCATCGGTTCGGTCGGGTCGAAGATCTTCCCACTGGGAAACAGCATCAGCCCGAACTCCAGGTCGCACCCCATCCAGTAGACGCGCTCCCCATTTCGGATGTACAAGTAGGTTTTCTTGTCGGCGTTTTCCAACCCCATGTGGATAAATATCTTCTTCGGATCGCCGCCCCAGTCGCGCGCTTTCTTCTCCCGCCGAACTTTGAACGACACGATGCAGCGAGGGAATGGGAAGACCCGGTTCAAGTTCTCCGGCTCGCACAGCCATTTGTCGAACTTGTCGAGGCTATCAAAATCCATCCCACCAAGCTGGTAGTTGAGCAAGCACTCCTCGTCCATGTATAGGCGGCGCTGCATCAGATACAGTTTCTCGGAGATGTCAGCAGGCTCGCCCTTCTGGATCTGTTTCACGTCTTCAGTGAGACCTGCGTAGATGCTGACGTTGAAGATCCGATCCTGAATGTCATCGACGCAGGATTTCATTGCGCCTGCCATGGCCTCAAGCGGAACGGCCTCGGCCGACAACCACATCGCTAGGTTTTCATTGGCGCTCCTAATCTCGCTAAACAGTTTCGGAAGGTCCTCATCCTTTGCCTTGACCAGCGCATTTTCGTACTTCTTGACGTTGTCGGTCCCGGAGAGCGTAACCAGGGCAGTGCTGGAAGACTCGCTGCGCTCTTCAATACCGATCCGGCTACTCACACCCAGCCGGGCCGTGAGGGCTTTCACTTCGGCCATCTTCTCTTCGACCAGAGCTTTGTACTTGTGGACATTCCTACCGATTACATCCTTGGGCTTGGGCTCGTGACGCAGTTCATCGAAGAAGTCGTCGAAGTGAACCCGGCAGTGGCTCTGACCCTGGTGACCTCTCGGAGAATGAAGCTCGACGTAGTTGGACCCGATCTCTGTGATGCAACCGAGCCACTCGTACTCGTAATCTTCGTATTTGTCAGTCTCTTCGTTGTACCTACTCTTGGTGTGCTTCACCCAGTACCACTGACCGACCTCGGCACCACCTTCGGTGTCGAGGCGGTCAGTGACGGGATTGCGCTTGGCGACTTGCTTGGCCACGCTACGCTTCCTTGAACTCGACCGGGAAGATCTCCGGCCGCTCCAGTGCGATCATCACCAGCTTCGCGCCCAGGCGCGTGCAGGCGTTGTAGTACCCCTCCGACAGGTGGTCGCTCTCGAACTCGTGAGCCAACTCGTGGATCACCAAGTCGGTCACCTTCTCCAGGTTGTCCGGGAACGCCTGGAACCACGCCCGTCCCAGGCGTCGCAAGTTGAACCGCAGATGCTTGCTGCCGTAGCACGCACCGTAGTTCTGCGGGTCGCGTACAATGTCGACCTCCGGCTCGAACCCCAGGAGCGCTTCGCCAACACGCTTCGTGTAGGCAATGATGGCCGTCATCTCGGACGTGAGATTCTTGACCCTGATGTCATCTCCATCAGCAGAGAAGATGGCCTTGCTGGTCGGGAACAAGACCGAGGACGGCTCCATCGTCTCGAAGCGCTTGGCGTTGCCCCACTCTCCTGAACTGAGCGAGCCGCCCGCCAGGACCGAGAAGCCTTCCGACACGCCACGGCTGTTGGCCTCGGGGTCCTGTACAGACCAACTGGCGATGTCGTCCCCGTGCCGCTTGTGGATGACCTTGTCGAACGCCTCGGCCTCGATGTTCTCGTCGGACGTGGCTGCCCGCACCCAGGCCGCGCCCGCATCGTCGTCTTCCAGTTCCTCGTGGAAGTTATTGACGATCTCGACGCGAAGTGCCTGAAGGTAGGACGGACTCACGCTGTCACGGTCGCGCGGCAGCGGGACCTTCTGCTGGACATCGACATGCCACTTGTCGTCGGGCAGGTCACAGACGGGGATGCCCAGTTCGTACAGACGCGGCGTGTCGCCCTCTTCAACCTCGTAGAGGACCACGCGCGTCTTGCGCCGGGTGCGACGCATATTGCCTTCATCGTCAGCAAGCTCCGTGGGGAGCGTGGCCGAGAACTCGCCCACCCTCTCAAGTATGGAGAGAGTCTCGCCGTTGATGATCGTGTGTACGCCTTCCGGCTGGATCACCGTGAACAAGACTTCCAGGGCTTCGGCGACCTCGTCCTTGTTCATGTAAACGTCGCCCTGGAAGATCGTGCCTCGCTCCAGACCCACGGTGCGCTTAACGCGACGCTGGCCGTCGGCCTTGAATGAAACGGTGCCCGTCACGGTCTCGATGACGGCACTCTTACAAAGCGAAAGGACTTCCTTTTCGCCGATGCAGAACCGCCCGCGCTTGCGCGGATCGCCGCGCCTTGATGTCCTCCCGTACAGAGTGTAAGAAGCACTCAAGTCCTCAAACCCGCGCGGGTCGTTGTCCGTGACCCGAATGTGCGCGAGGCCACGAGACACGTGCTCGAACTCGACAAGTACATCGGTCGCGTCCGTGTCCCACGCATTGCCCAAGAGTTCCAGCGGTAAGAACGCTGACCCCCTTCGCCGGGCAACCTGGGCCAGCCCGGCCTTGTCCACCTCAAACCACTCGTTCTTCTTCGCCATGCGCTTCTCTCCTGCAAGAAGACCATGATGAATCTTGGGAGGCAGGGTTCCCCGTCGGTTCCCTTCTCAACCTGTCCGAAAGTAGAGTACCACAGTTCTACAGATTTGTCAATGATTTTCCATAACTTTTTATATGAGTCTCCACGGGGCGCACTACGCCACCCACATGGCTCTACCATGTATATCGGATTGGACCGGCTATTTCGCCAAGTTATTCGCCAGGGTTTTCCGGAGCGACCACAGGGGGTTTCTCAGGCGGAGCTTCCTTGGGATCTCCCGGGCTGGTCGCGGCCCGGTACGCAAGGTAGACGCCCAGGATCGCAGCCCCGATCCCACCAAGCCAGATCGGGTTGAGGAACCATGGCACACCCAGCTTGCTGTACTTGTCGTCAGCCTTGGGATCGCCACCGTCGCCGGTTCCCTGGGACGGGATGCCCTGGCTCTGGTGGACCGGGTCCATCGACGGACGCCAGCCTCTCATCATCTCCTGGTTGATCGTCTCCAGGCCCTTCAGCTTCACGTGGATACGCTCGTTGCCAACGTGAAGCTGAAGGTCTTTCTCAAACTGCTTGATCTCACCTCGGATCTCGACGAAGACCTTCTCGTGCTCCGAGTCACTCATCCGTGATCCATTTTCGATCTCGCGGTCACGCTTCTCCAGCTTTTCTTCAAGGCGGTCCATCAGATCCTGGAGACGCTGGGCGACTCCGGAGATCTTCTTATCCAGGTCCTTACTCTCACTTTCGATGCGTGCGTAGAGCTTGCCAACTTCTTCGGTTATCTTCTTGCGGACATCGCGGTCCTCTTCCTCGCGCTCTCGACGTTCCTTGTCGATAGCCTCGCGAAGAGCCCGCTCCTTCCGCTCGATCTCGTCTCGGCGTTCTCGTTCTTGTCCGTCCATGGTTAGTCTCGCAGGACACAGTCGTCCCCGCCTCGGATTCGATTGTAAACGAGATGGAGCCGCACGCCAACCGAAGAGATTATGTTGCGTAAGTAAGACCTTGCTTTTTACGGTCGGCGTTGATCTTGGAAATCTCTTTGTGGCGCTGCCGACCCTCGGGAGTTTCCTTCCAGGGCGTGCATCCGCCAACGCACCAGTCCGTGTCGACCGCCAGCTTGAGGCTGGCTTTGGCAAGAGCCGCACGGGCCTCGTACCCTCCGAAGAGGGTGGAGTTGAGCATTCACGTAGGCCGCAGACACCGTAGACAGCGAAGAAAATCTTCCCACGGTAGTCTGGCGGCCTGCGAGAGCATTCAGTGATCGCCGTTCGCCGAGATAGCGCCGATCTGGCTCAAGACCGTCTCGACGGTATCGGCAACGATCCGGCGGACCGCCCGAGCCTGCTTGCGCGTCAAGTCGGGCTTGCCTTTGCTCGTGGTCTCACGACGCACGGTCGCAAGCGAAATCTTCTCGATCCTGCTCTGCTGGGCATCGTCGAAGACCGGTTTCCGTCCACGCCGCTTCTTCTTTTTCCGGGCCATAGCTTTCCCCCCTACAGGTTTGTGCACATCCATGTGCAGGACATACCTGTATTATCGGATTGCGGGAGCAATTCCTTTAAGGAAAAATGGTGTAAAAATCCTTTTCTTGCTACTTTCCGCCGCAGGCCCGGGCTGCGTTGGCCACCGTGACCACCTCACGGACCTTGCGAATCGCCACGGTCTGGTCGGCGCTCTCCGGCGTGTGGTCCCGGATAATCGTGGCGAACGTCTTCCCCGCGTCCCGGATCAACTTGTAGGCGACGATGTCTTCGTCGTCCGGCGGGTGGTGGGTGAACCAGTTGTCCAGCATCTCGTCAGTGATCACTTGATTACTCCTCCTAAAGTTTCCCAGTAGGCTCCGGGGATTCCATCCTCCGGATCGGGCCACTCCCAGTAGGCCCAAATCTTCCGCCAGTCCGGATGCGTCTGATCCATCCGCCGCTCGGCCATCTCTTTGGCCACCTCCGGACTGGTTAGGTGCACGGCGGTGCTCGACCAGACCGACTTCCCGTTCTGGTTGTCCGTGATGTCCAGGTACTCGCTGCCGTCGGGACGCTGCTTACAGTCGACCGTGTAGCGCGTCGTCAGCCGAATGGCCCAGTTCGTCGTGCCCGTCTCTTCCGGGTAGAGGACGTGACCGCGCTGCGCGCCCCGGTGGCCGAGCAAGATGCGCGCCTCGTCCTGCTTGGCTATGAACCACCAACCGAGCGGCAGTCCGATAACGTACAGTCCGCCAAACTGAGAGGGGATGCGCAGGAAACCGCACTCATCGAACGCGTCCGTATCGTTGGTCCGATCCGTGTGCAGTTCCACCAACGGTGCGCATGTGTCGAAAGCGGCCACCCCGTCGTGTGCCTGGAACGCATAGTTAATCGCTCCCGGCGGAACGCCTGTGAACAGGGCGATCTTGGTAAGACGATCTGGCGGATTGGCCACGGCAACACTCATTCAGTCGGCGACCCAGGGCTTCGTCGCCTTCAGGAACGCCTCGACTTTTCCCAGGTCAAACCGGCGGTCATCATCGGACCGCACATGGGTCTCGACGTCAATCCAGATCGGACCGTCCTGGCACACGAAGGCGATCTTCTTCAGTTCTTCCTCGATGTTGTCCGGAGACAGGCCGCCTGCATAGCCACAGTAGACGCGGTTGCGCTCGACTTTGGGCCACTGGCCTGGAAGCACACCTGCGCCTCCGGACTTATCGAACAGTGGGGCCGCGTCGACGCCGTTACGCTGGGCAATGTCGAGCAAGTGGTTGTTCAGGTTGCCAAGCTGGAAGATCATCTGCGTCACGTTGACCGGGCGCAGGCGGCGCATGGACTCCATGAAGGTCGACGTGTCGATCTTCTTGATGTACGGCGAGAAGTTCAACTGGATGCGTCTGAACACCGGCCACACGTCGACCAGCCTGGGGTCCTTGATCATCGACCAATCACCCGCGCAGATGCCCCGTACCCACTTCCCGCAAACATGGGAAGACAGGTTCAGCTTCTCCTGCTTGCCGACCAGCCCCATGAGCCACTCGGCACTGGGAAAGCGGGGCTTGCTGCCCATGCCGCTGTCCGACATCAGAATGCCCCACTCGACGAACGGGTAGGCTTCCGAGAGTTCGATGAGGCACTTGACCTCCGTGCTGTCGTCGGCTCCCGTGATTGTGACCCGGTTCAGGATCTTCTTCATGGTTATCCTTTCAGAATGCCTCGATCCACCAGTTGCTGTAGGCCGTTGAAGCGCGGCGCAGGAACATCATCTCTCCAGATCCACTGCGTATGCTTCGTGGACTCCGGATTCTGCGGCAAAATCCCCAAGTACGGCTTCGACTGGAGGATCGCGCACACGAAATCGTTCTCGTAGTCGACGTAGGTCATCAACGGCCGGTCGATTTCGACCATGATACCTACCTCTTCCAGGACCTCGCGGATGCCGGTCTGCTCGATAGTCTCGGTTCCCTCGACATGACCACCGGGAAACTGCCACAAACCGTTGTACGGCTCGGCAATCCGCCTCGAAAGCAGGTGCTTCTCGGCCCTGAAGTCAACGATGCGTACCGCGACACTGACCGTTTTGCGTACGGGCGGAGGTTTCATACTCATTACATCGGATTGGGACGCCTAAATCGGCAGGTTTTCTATGACCTGGGCTATTTTCGGCAGGTGCCGTCGGCCTTACGACCGTGTTTGCAACGCTTCCGGTCCTTGAACCAGCGCGGATCTGTACCGAAACCCAGTGAAAGTGACGGTGCGGAGATGGCCTTCCCGGAAGTGCCGCCGGAAGACATGCCGCCGCCGTTCCCCATGCCCCCTCCGCCGCCCATAGACCCACCAGAAGAGGCCCCGGCACCACCACCGGTACCTCCGGTACCCCCACCTGCGGCCTGTTCTCTGAGCGCCTTGTAGAGCTTTCCACGTGTAATTCGCATGGCGACAGTATAACAGAGCCAAAAATTTCAGAAAAGGGGTGTCCCGGAATTTGTAAGACAGCCTGAGCCAACATGTTACAGAATTTCGACGCGGATTATTTCGGAATCGCTGAAATCTTTGACCTGGGAATTTCCCAGGTGCCTGGACGCGCTTGAGGAGTAAGTAAAGCGATAGGGGCGACAAAGACCTTATTTACCTTGTCAACTAAGTTGAATCCTGGACAGGACTTGCGCCCACGAAAAGATACGGTAAGGTCTTTACGCCACTTGGGGCCTTAACTGCGCCTCTTTCTCAGGCCGTCTGGCGGACACGTTCGACCAGGAAGTTCAGGACGCGCAGGAAGCCCGCCATGTCGGTCCCGGCCGGGTTTGGACCCTGGGACGGCGGCAGCATCTCGCGCGCCACGTTCAGGCAGACGCGCTTCATCTCCTGAACTGCTACGCCCTGCATCTCAGCCTTCAGCGGGCCGAGCGCCTCCTCCAACGAGTCGAGGTTGACCTGGGCTTCGTCCCGATCCTGGTCCGCCCCGTAAGCGTACAAGAACAGTTGGTCAAGCAGATCCTCACCATCGGCCATTGCCATGGTCGGCCGCTCGGCTTCGTCGAAGAACTCTTCGATGCGCTCTTTCGTTGCGTCGTCAATAGGCATTGGACTCTACACTCCCTGCCTCAGGTCGAGGCACTTTTTTGTGCATGCACAAATGAATGTCCCTGATCGCCCTTCCGCTGGTCTCGGGGTACGCCATCGGAAGGACGCGCCTAACTTCCTCCTCTAACTTTTGTTGCCCTGGCTCACTATCCACGTGGATGGCGTACTCCAACCACGTTCCGTCTTCCCATAAGACGTAGAAACGTGCAAGGGTGTAACTCTCTTTGCCAATAGCCTGACCTGGAGGTGGGCCAAGAATCCAGGTGATCGCAGTATTATTTAACTTTGATCGCGTGCACACTCGTGTCTTTCCTTGGTGTACCGCATTCCACGTATTTGCAAGGTCAGGCAACCGCTTATGCGCGTCGTTGTACGGGTCTTCAACACCAGACTGCTTCATGTAGAACCCAAGCTCATTAGCCGTGGGAGGTGTTCTCCCCTCATCCATGTACTTGATCAGATACCCCAAAACGCGCGTGCACAAATCCGAAAGGTTTGGCAGAAGTTTCCGGTAAGCCTCAATGCTGGTCGGTTTAACCACGAGGCTCCCCGTTCGGCGTCTTGGTCAGATCAGGAATCATGTACGGGTTGATCCGGAACACGGACGTGTCGGCGAGGCCGAAGCGGACCTCCATGAGCGATTCGTTTTCCGGCGTGGGCTCTCCCGTCGTCGGCCGTAGCTGCCACCAGACCCGATCCCAGTAGCTGCCGTACTGATCGTTGCCGCCCCACAGATCGTAGTGCCGGTTCCACAGCGCACCCATCCACATGTCGCGCATAGCTTCGTGACCGAACGCTTCCTCGGCGTCGTGGTGACCGAAGACCGCGAGGATGAGCGCCTTGTTGTCGTGGAAGTTGTCAGACTCCACGATCCAGTAATTGTGCTGCCAGTCCATCCCGTCGACCCAGACCTCGCCGTAGTAGCCACCCTCCGGGTGACCGAAGCGTGCGACCGGGACGGCCGGGTTCTCGCGCGCGAGCCCATTGTACTTTTCGTACGCGGCCTCGATGAGGTTGTAGCCGTTGGTGAAGTGTGTAGCGAATCTGACGAGCATGTAAGAGTCCCTACCCGTGTTATCGGATTGGGAAGGCTATTTCAGCAATAATTATTGGAGATTCCACGAAACGGCCCACCCGTCGCCCGGTTTGCCTTCTCCGTCGACTTCGTGGTAGCTGGTGGCCGGAATTTCGTCGATACTCTCAAACGCGGTCGCGGAGGGCGTCCCAAAGGCCGAGACCAAGGCCCGGTACGACTTTTGAGACGTCACATCCGCTTCGACCGTCTTCACGCCCCACTCTTTCAACGACTGGGCTGCTTTTTGGGCCAGGAGCGTACCGTAGCCCCGGCCGCGATGTGCGGGCTTCACAAAAAGGTTGCCCAGGTGGGATTTCGTGTCGTCGAGAGTCTCAGTCGTCACGTGGCCGACTTCTTCGCCCGCAAGGTAGGCGCGAAGAGTCAGACCGCCCCAGGGAGCCTTCATCACCTGGAAAGTGAGGCCCCGGGCTTCGTTGAGGACGGTTCGGATGGCGCGTCGGGAATCCATGGCGGAGAGTATACCCGGATCACCAGATCAGGTAAAATAGGTCCCACCGAATGGCGTCGTCAGTCATTCTTCGTCATGCCCCACAGCCTGGAACTGGCGGTCGCGACAGTACACCCGAACCAAGCTGTCCCTGATAACTTCGCCCGCATGGTCTGTCCAACGAAAATGGCACTGGGCACACTCCCGAACGGGAATCGACACGATTAACTGCTGTGCGTCCTTACCGGAGCCCTGCTGAAAAATGTCCGGAGTCCACTCCGTCGAAACTTCAGCACCGAGGCACTGCGGACAATGCAGCATCTCCTCATAATCCGCATTCGATAAATCAACTGGGTTATCCACGCTTCCTCCTCTTCGTCGGCTTGCGACGAAAACTCCACTCGTCGAACCCGCGCTGCTTGATGCGGTCGTCGTTGCCGACCTCGCCCATATCGCGGTCGGCCATGCCAAGCACGCCGGACAGGTACATGTGGATCTCCTGGCAGGCGGTATACGAGTCCTTGACCTTCATAAAGCCATAGTCTTTGAGTCGCGGATTGAGGATCAGCTTGCACTTGCTCTTCTTCGATGACCAACCGCTGAACCAGCCCGATAACCCCGCCTTATCTATGTGCAGGAAGCACGGCACGCGGTACCGCACGAACATGGGCAAGAGGAAGCCCCACGAGTTCAGATCGAAGAAAGTTTTGAAGTCCACGTCGGAAATTCGCCGCCGCCAGGAGAACGCCCGACGGCTGTTGACATGTTCTCGTTCCTCCGGAAGAATCTCGTCCAAGTAGGCCATCAGCGGTTCCACTGTGTAGAAGAACTGCGTGGGATTATTTTCGATGGTGTCCAGGAGTTGCGTGACCTGGACATGCGGGTAGATCTCCCCGCAGAACCCCACAACGCGCCATTCGATCACGTAGTTCTTCTGCTTGTGCGAAGAACTGTGCGAGTAGAGCCGCAGGTGCCGCGCATCATTCAAGGTGACGTTCACCTCGGATTTCTTGCGCTGGTAGACGCACGTCTTGTCGACGCCGTGCGCCAGGGCCGTGTCGTAGTAGTCGTGGAATTTCGAGATGATCAGCATCAGGAGGGTGCGATTTGAAGCACATCCTCGACGCCGCTGCCGTCCTTCTTCTGGCGGCGGGTGACCAGCGCCATAATGGGCATTCCGAGGGCCTCTTGAACCTCCGCAGCAAACTGACCGCGAGGTCCCTGCATGCCCACAGCAACCGGCCCGAACGGCTCTCCGATCAGCAGGACGGCCGAGTCATGGATCTTGGTCTTCTGCTCGTCAGTGATCTTCAAATCGTTGTGCACTTCGATCAGCAATCCCGTCGTCTGGTCGCCGGTCACGGGCGGATTGACCAGTTCGGGCTCGAACGGAACGAACACGCCGTTGTGCCGGTCTCGGTTGGCCTGCATCTGATCAGCGGTGTATCCGATGATGAAAACACCCTCGACGTCGTCCATGTAAATGCCGTGCGGGATCACGGCGGTCAGCGGAGTCTTCGATCCGTCGGGAACGCCTTCCGGCCAGATGTAGCCGTACATGAACTCCAGATCTGGAGGGCATTTTGCGCTCGGCAGCTTGAAGGGACCGACGAAGCCCGGAAGCTGCTGCTCCAGCGGTGGAGCGAATGCGAAGTGCTCGTCGTCCTTGTACTTCTCCTGCAAGTCGGCCGCCGTTTGCTCCGGTGTACGGCCCCGGAGACGCTCAATATCTACCCGGCGTTCGTAGACACTATCCGACGAGGAGTACAGGCGAATGTAAAAAATACCGCGCAGCATCAGAAACGTCTCCCGGTCGGCCTGTCCTCGTTTTTACACGGCAAACGGGAGACCGTGAACGTGTCGATGACCTTCCCGTCGCGGACGCGGGCGTAGCCCCAGCACTTGGTCGGACCCTCGGCATCGACGCAGGGCCACTCCCAGGTCCAGCACTCGTCCTGGTCGGTGAAAAACAGTGTGAAGAGGCACCAAACAGGCAGCATGAGCGGGTGCACGGTGTACACCCGGCGCATACGGCCGTTGGTCGCGGCCTCCAGTTTGACCTTAATCCCCAGGGCCTCGGGAGGAACCACCCCGAACTTTGGTTTCGTGATCTTCATGCCTATATTATCGGATTTGGGAGGCAAAATAGCCAAGTTATTTCAGGCTGGGGCGATCAAGTTCGACCCCAGAACTACTAACTTTCCGCAGTTTTATGTCGTAATCCACGCCGGACCTTGTATTTCCCCGCCCAGCCTCGATGACGATTCCGCCGACCATTATCAGGCCTCGTGCGGGTGGACGCCGGTCAACCCAATGAACAGTTCGATGGCGTCAGCAAGGATCTCGAATTCAATCTTTCTGCGCTCTTCCTGGTCGGCCTTGAAGTCCGTCTGGTCGGTGCTGACACGCGGCTGCTGGACAGCGCTGATGTTTTCCATGCACCGCTTGAACAGCTTCTCGGCCCGCCGGATCTCCGGGCTGTGCCCGTTGCCCATGAAAATCTGGCGAGTCAACTCAGGAAGCTCCGGTGCGTCCATCAGAGGCTGTCCACGATTTCGTCGTGAACCTCGGCCGGGATCTGCTCAGTCACGCCCAACCGCTTGAAGGTGTTCCAGGCTTGGCGGCCCTCTTCGGAATGGTTAAGGATCTCAGTGCGGTGGCCGTACTCGCTTTCGCCATACTTGACTTCGACCCAGTCCAGGTACACGTGCGAGCGTTCAGTACAAAGCGCCCGCAGGTATTCGACGAAATGTGCCCGCTGGCCGTCGCCCTGGTCGCTCTCGGCCCAGCCCTCCTTGCTGCCGTCCGGCGCGACCATGAAGCTCCTGTAGCGATTGACGCCGTCCTAAACGATCTCGGTGACGAGCATGCCTAATTCAACGGCCTGGGTACGGGCCTTGTCGAGTTGGGCACCGTGGGCCGTCACTACGATAGCGTGGTGGAGAACGTAGCTCATACCTGTGTTATCGGATTGGGGCAGCTATATCTCTTGGTAATTTTGAAAATTAGTAAACCGAACGGACCCTGACCACCTCCCCGTACTTCGAGGCCTTGTCCCGGGCCTATTCCTCGCAGTCCGCTTCGACCCGGTAATCGCGAGTGTACTTCGAGTCGGCAGGCTTCACCGTGACCAGGAAGTGGTACCGGATATGCTGACAGTGGATGTCAAGATTGGTCAACGCTGCGGTCATTTCTCTATCTCCAAGAAGATCGAAGTGTTCTCTCCAACGTACGCCACAACCACGTTGAAGTCAAAAAATTCGTCCGCAGTTTTCCTCAGCGACAGCTTGAGTCATCTGCGCGCAAAGTTCTTCCTCGATAGTCGGGCGTGGGCGGACCCAACCCCAGAGCTTCTGGACGTGGACCCAGGAGCCCTTCCCGACGACGATCTCGTAAACCCTAGACAGGAAGAGGATGGCCCTGTCCTTGAACGTCGTCACGCAGTAGTAGATCTGAAAAGCGGATCAGCCACAGTACTCTCCCAGCGCCAGCATCGCAATGCCGATCAGAATCCAGACCCACCCGTAGCTGTCACTCATGGTTTCTTCCAGACCGAGGTCTTGAAGTAGCACTTACGCGAGCAGTAGATCCGAATACCCCACTGCTGAATGCTGATACGCAGTTGCTTGCGCGTGAAGCTCTTCTTGCAGACCGGGCAGGTTTTGGTCTCTTCAATGGTAGTTGTCATCAGGTTCTCCTATTTTACTCGCGAGCCATCACACCCAACGCTTGCCATACCAGCTTTCCGATCTCGTTCTCAATCTCGTCTTTGATCCGCTCGAACAGGGGCTTCTGGTGCCGCCGTCCCCAGCGCCACGCCGTGCGGGCCTGCTGGTGAATACGCTTCTTCCTAATCCGCCGCCGTGCCTGCAACTGCGTCCGCTGAACGAAGTTCTCTGGTGGCACCCACAGCAGCGGCCGATGGAAACCATGCAGGATGTAGGACAACTCCCACACCCACCGGAAGCGGCTGGGGCAGTCGACCATAGGCCACTCACGAGACTTCCATCCCCGGAGGTCATTCATACCTATATTATCGGATTGCGGGGGCTGTTTCGGCAAGAATTTCTGGATCGGGCGAGTCACGTGGGCAGTTTGGACAGGTTCGGACCCCACTTCCAGTCAAAACCTTTGATCTGGGCACGTCTTATGAGACGGACCAAGGCTCCCATCTCGCGCTTCCGGACGGACTCGTCGAACACCCGGCGCTCCGGGCTTTTGCTGGCCGGGACGGTCATCGTCTTCGGAGGCAGGCAGATCTTGCGAATATTCTTCGGCGTGCAGTACAGCAGGCCCCACCCGTGCTTCTCAACGTCCTCGGCCTCCAGGACGCCCGGCTGGCACATGTACCAGCGTTCCTGGCCGACGCCAAATCCTGGGTTACGGTACTTCTTCCTGCGGTCGGAGTAGAAATCCCCCTTGGTCGCCTTGCACTCGACCAGGATCGACCAGCCGTTGCCGAGCCACCCGAACGCGTCAGGCTCCTCCCCAGCGTGCATCGGAAACTCAGACGCGACGGCCTTGCAGTGTTGGATGGTGAGCCACTTGATCGCGCGGCGAACCAGTTCGTCGTGGTCGAGAACTATCGGCTCCGTCATACAACACTGGCCGGATCGTCTCCGGGGCCGCCCGCGATACGCTTCTCCAGTCGGTCTGCCTGCTCCCGGAGAGCCTTCATCATGTCCTCGCGGTTGGCGTTGGAAATCCACTGCATGTTCTTGCCGTCGCCGCCGAACTCGAACATCAGTACACAGAATCCCCAGTCTGGAGGGCAGTAGCTTTCTTCGATGTGGCTGGCGAGCTTCTGAAGACCGGCGCGGACCATCTCGTGGTACAGGTTGAACGCTTTCTTTTTGTCGTCGGTCCTGGGCAGATACACCTCCCGTCACGGTCCGTCATCAGTCCGTATCCTCACGCAGCTTGCGTATGGCGTGGACGGGGAGCTTGCCCTTGTGAACCCAGACCCGCCATTCGTCTCGATCCAGTCGGAAAGATTTCAGAGCCTGCACGAGGCCGATGTCCACAACCATCTCGTCGACAGGATCGACCGCGTACCGACTCGCAGCTTTTTGCGCGAGAGTGATAGTGATCGCATGAACATACAAGGTCCCCCACAACCTACCACGCCGGGGGCCGCGCGAACGGTTCAAGCGTACCCAGCCGCTCGCAATCACACGGTCGATCAGGAACGGGTTGTACGATCCTGGAAGATGCTGCTCCTCTCGTGGCCGACCCCTCTTCTGCGGATCAGCCTTTGGATGAGCATCGAATTCTTCGACCTGGGCGGCGGTCAGCCCAAACCGCTCTGGCTGTTCGCGGATGATCTTGGTGTGTTCCGGCCTCGGTTCTCCAGGTGGGCACACCTCGACGCCGCTGCCCGGATGGTACCAACCGAGCGTCCCGGAAATCTCGGGCGGCGCGTCACAAAGGGTTTGGCGGATAGCGTTCACCAGTCCACCCGGGTCAGCGTCTTCTTCAGATCAGACTGCCGGTAGACGTGGTCCTCGACGACACACCCCACGCAGACGAGCTTCTTCCGGCGTAGCCACATGCCGCGATCCCAGCACCAGATCTTTCCGTTGCACCCATACCGGCTGCACGGCACATTCTTGGGCTGGTACCCACAGATCCTAGATCGGCCTCTGCGTCTCGTGCGGAGCATACAAGTCACTCTACCGTACCAATGAAGCCAATGCCAGAAGGTTCCCTGACGGGATCGCGGGCACCCAGGCCCCGTGACACGCCGATTACGTTGGCTACTTCGAGACTCTCTGGGGTGCCCCGCCGTATGACGAGCCCGTCAAAGAAGTTGGACCTCGATACGTAGACCCGGTCCCCATCCTTGCCTCCCGGCTGAGTGTACCAAGAGCCGTCGAACTTGAACCGGCCTCCGTTCTTCAGGGTTCTCCAGCCGCTCCAGATTTCCCCTTCGCAGTAGCTGTCGTATTTAGAGACGGCCATCAGAGTCACCACGCAATGTCGATAGTTACGGTCACCTTAACCAGGGCTGGGACCCAGAGATAGGTGACGCCTTCACCTGCCTTAAAAAATACAAACGCAGTCCGAGACTCATAATGCGCATTCCGTTCGTGCGCCGCCGGATTGAACGAGATATCCACCGTGTTCAGAAGCGTGAACATCCGGTAGGTGTGCGTACCGGGCATGACAGCGTGTACACCGACGTTGTCCGGAAACTCCTTGATGTACTTCTTGATCGGGAGCCACGCCACAACGTTCTTGTCCCGGTCGTAGTAGCCGATCTCCTGGTCACTGAATTTCATCTAGGTTACCCCGCGTCAAACATGACGTCGCCGTTCGGACTCATCCGTCGCGGTTTGACGGCCTCGAAGTCCCCGTCGAAATCGAGGAAATCAAACTTCGGTCGGAAGTCGCCGTCACCATCGGAGTAGATCGCCACCTCGCGACTGCTGCCGATGTTGCCCAGGTACTGCATGTGCTGAAGCATCGACAGGAAGTCCGGAACCCAGCGCCGACGACAAGTCATCTTGATCGTCACAGTCACATCTTCAGGAGTGGGCATCAGTCCCTCGCCTTCTTGATTAGTTTCAACAGCGCCTTGCACCAGCCCATCCATTTGTCGAGACGTTCCTGGGCCTTCTCGATCTGCCACGGGCGGTTCACGTCCGCTGCCTTCGCGTTGTCGAGCCAGCCCTGAGACTTCGACACCATGCCATGGACGTACCGCATCAGCCCGTCGATGTCGTTCTGCGTCTGCGGCTTCCCGCAGTCCGGACAGTAGAGCGTCGTGCGGACCCTGCCGCAGCACCGGTTCCTTGCGCGCTTGCGCACCATCAGACTCGACCCGCCTCCTTGCAACCCTGGCAGTACGCCTTGCGTCGCTTCCAATCGACGGACCAACCTTTACGCTGGGCCAGCCTAACACTCCTCCCGGTCGCCAGGAATGTCCAGAATTTCCAGGTCCGGGTCAGGCGTGGCGCACGCTTCGTCAAAATCCTTTGCCGCCAGACTCAGCAGCCAGTCCAGAAATGACTCCGCGATGGGGTTTCCCCGAACCGCGTCGAGAATGTCGTACATGACCTCAGTGTGTTCCGGACCCGTGCGGAACGAGACGACCTTCATGTCGATGCCGAGCTTCCGGCACAGCGCAGCGCCCATGGCAACCATACGTTTGGCTTCGTCACTAGCCACTGTGTCCTGCCTCCCGTACGTACTTGGCGACGTCGTGCTCAACCATCATCGCCACCAGATCCTCGAACGAAACGTCCGGTCGCCACTGCAAGACCATACGGGCCTTGGTCGGATTTGCGTGCAGGACGTGAACTTCCGCCGGGCGGAAGAACTCGGGGTCGATGACGATGTACTTCTCGTAGTCCAGATTGACCACTCCGAAGGCGGCCTTCACGAAATCTCGAACTGAGTAGGTCTTGCCGGAGCCGACCACGTAGTCGTCAGGCTTCTCCTGCTGGAGCATCAGCCACATGGCCTTCACGTAGTCTCCGGCAAAGCCCCAGTCGCGCTTGGCGTCGAGATTCCCCAAGTGGAGTTTCTCCGCCTTACCTAGACTAATGGCCGCCGCGCCCCTCGTGATCTTTCGAGTCACGAACTCCACGCCCCGACGAGGGCTCTCATGGTTGAACAGGATGCCCGAACACGCGAACAGTTTGTAGGCTTGTCGGTACATGCGGGTGAACTGGAAGCCTGCCACCTTGCTGATCGCGTAGGGTGATTGGGGATCGAGCGGTGTCTCCTCACTTTGTGGGGCGTCGGTCGAAGCGTTCCCGAACATCTCACTCGTGCCTGCAAAGTAGAAACGACAGTCCGGTGCGAGATGCCGCAAAGCCTCCAACAGATGCAATGTGCCGACGGCGTTGATCTGGAACGTATCGAACGGAGAGTCGAACGACTCCTTGACGAAGCTCTGGGCTCCGAGATGGTAGCACTCGTCCGGCATCACGTTCCGCACCACGTCGAATACGCTGGCGTAGACCTGCAAATCTCCGCTGTGCAACACCAGATCGTTCGCAATGTGGTGGATGCGACCTGCCCGATCTGCCGGGTCTTCGACAGCCGCTCTCCTGACGAGCCCGTGAACTTCGTAGCCCTTCTCCAGCAGAAGCTCAGACAGATACGATCCATCCTGCCCCGTGATTCCAGTAATGAATGCTCTCATGGTCGGCCCCAGCCCCTTCGGCCATCCGGTCACCCCGGCGGCATGTCGTCCGGCTCTCCAGTGTTTAGATCGAGGTGCTCGCCTTCGCCCTCATCTGGATACTCGGACAGACCCGCAGTCCCATGGACGCGCAGATCGGTTTCGTGGACCAGCTTGTAGAACTCCGCCCACATCGACTCCTCGTACTCCTCGGCCGACATGTCGTCAGGCGGAGCGGTCTGAGCCCCGATCTTCTGATTCGGCGTGCCGGTCTTCTCGTCGTGGTAATCCGCGAAGGCACGCAGCGCCTCGCTGAGACCGCCCTCGAAATCGTCGGGCAGTCTGAAGTACAGCATGCCGAAGTGAAGGATCTTCATCACGCCTTCTCCAGGTTCATCAGCATCTCGATGGCCTCGCTCAGCAGCGACCTCGGGATCGACGTATCTTCCCACCAGCCGTCTGCATCCTCCAGCATCGACACGCCCAGCACAAAGCCGTTTGGCTCGCCCCGGGTGAGGCAGGGCCTCGGGTAGGTGCCAATAGACAGCAGCGGCCACTCCGCGTCGCTTGGACGGTAGATCCGCTTCTCCAACATCTGGTCGAGTGACTTCACCGGCCGGGCCAGGATGTCCAGGTCCTCAACTTTGACGCGGGTCCACTCGATGCTCATACCCATGTTATCGGGACGGAGGGGCTATTCGGGCAGGTAAATTTACACGGCGGCTTTTCTACCTCGCTTTCGCTTGGCCTTGATACGGTCGATGGCGTCGAAAACGATCCGAAGCTCATCGAGGTGCTTCCAGCGTTCGCGCCACTGCTCGGCCTCCTGCAACGCAATTGCCAACAGGTTCGCGCGCCGATCCGCGTCGCTGAGGATCTCCACGGTGGGAAAGTACGCCCCGCCCTGGGACGTGGGATTCTCCGTGTAGAACGCGCGCACGACTGTGGGCTCCTGCTTCCCCATGGGCTTGCGGTAGATCGTGACTTCGATGTTCCGGATGAGGAGCCGCGCCTGCTCCAAGCGATGATCGTTGGCTGCGCTATGATTATCCCAAGTGAAGAAACTGTGCATCGGACTCTTCTTCGCGTGTGCTCGTCGCAGAACCTCCTCGGGGAGAATCCCGCCCTCGTCTTTCCGGATGGTTTCGAGTTCCTGACCGATGTCGTTGGCCAGCGCTTTCTGTACCTTCGTGTACCGAGATCCCTTTTTGAAATTGTACTTCGCCATGATGACCTCCAGGAAAAAGTTGGAGGGAGGACCCCTCCATGGAGCCCTCCCTCGCAACCAAGAAACTACCCAGCCGCAGCGCTGTGCGACTTACGTGTCTTGCCGCCGCTGGCGACCTGGAAGCCGCCCCACGTGCCGCCCTTCTCCGTACGCCATTCGCCGAGGCCGACGGAGATACCCGCTTCCGCCAGCAAGTTCACGATGGTCGTCTCGTCGATACGATCCGCGTTGAACAGGATCGACACATTGGTCTTCCATCCCGCAGGGAACTCCCCTCGGTAGCGAAGATCCATTGGACGTGCCGGGCCTACCGATCCATGCCTAACTGCCACTTCTGTCAAACCAACCCTCAACGCTGGAGACACAGCGCTGCCTACCCAACCCAAATTCAGATCATTCCCCTTCCGGCGGAATAATGGCGGCTATCAACATCTCTCCAAGTTTTGGCCAGTACTCCTTAAATTTGGAGCCGCCTTTGATATACGTTATCCTGTAGCCACTATCCTCAGCCGAGTTCGTAGGCCCATTTTTAATGGCGACCCACCCATGCGCCTCCCAGCACTTCAACACCTCGACACGCTGCAAAGTTCGCAACTCAAACTCCGCCACGGCCAACTGATTGTGGCTGAAGTAGCAGTCGTTATCTTCGCGCCACAGGCAAGTTCGTTTGATGACGTCCAGGATGACGTTCTCTCTCAGCATTCCAACCAAGAGAGGCATTGCCATAAGACTGGTCAGGATATCGATCTGCTGCTGCTTGTCTGTTGTGAATTTGTGCTCCGCCAAGATATCCAACACAGCGCGAGTCAGACTCAACGCAGCGAGCCGACGCGTAGAGCCGCTGTTCAGAGGGACCTTGGTAACCGTGATACTGTCTCTACCCATAATAATATCATCGGATTGGCCGAGCATCCTGCTCAGACCAAATCCGAAAAATATTTGGAGACCGCTGAATTTTAGGATCAGCGCAACCTGCGCCCGGTGCCGCCACGGTCCAGTTCTCCCCAGGGGAAGTACCAGATCTCGAAGTCGTCCGGGAGGTGCTCCGCCAGCCGCTTCGCGACGTGATTTGCCTTCCGGGCGGCCATACGCTGCTCGAAAGCCCACGGCGTGAGGCTGGCCATGCGCTTCGTAACGTCGATGCGCCCGGCAAACTGCGGGGGTCCTTCCATGCCAACGTCGAGGTGGTAGGTGTCCGGATCGACACCTTCCTGGCTGGCGAAGCTGAACTGACCATCTGACCACTTCCAGGCGTCGAAGTCCTTGGAGCCGCTGCGGTAGTGGCCGATGTCGGTGTAGTGCTGAGGAGCGGCCTCGCAGAGCAGCTTACGGATGACTTGGCGGGTGGAGTCCATCAGTACATTCTCTGCCCAGGCCTGCCGCGTTGCTGCCCGCTGAAGTACCAGACCGCCTCGACCTCGGGGAACCGGTCGACGAGCCGCTTCACGACGACCTTCGCTTTCCGTGCAGCGATGGGATTGTCGAGCAGGTCCCAGGCCGTGATGCTGGCCTCGCGCCGCTGAGGGTCGTAGCGTCCGCCGAAGTCAGGAGCGCCCTGAGTGTCGTAAATCAGGTTGTGGAACTTGTTCGGATCGACGCCTTCATCGCTGGCAACGCGCAGCCGACCTTCGTCCCAGATCCACGCGTCGGTACCTTCGCCGTGGCCGACGGTGAGGTAGTTGGCGGGGGCTTCGTCCAGGACCGCCTCGGCCCGGACCAGGGATTTGTCCTGGATCTCGTAGCCCTCAACGGCACCGACGTTCGCATAGTCGAAGCCTTGCAGGACCGCAACTTTCTGTTCGGCGAACCGACCGTGGACGATGTAGTAGGCAGCCTGCCCAACGACCTCGGTGAACAGCGCAGGCCGGGCTTCCACGGTAGCCAGCTTGGCGTGCGTGTTGTACGCGGCGAGTTCCCCACGGAGTGTGAACGGCTGACCGCGGGCGATGTGCGTGAAGTAATCGTGGACGGTCCGGAATAGCAGATTGTCCTCGACGCTGAAGACCGGGTGCTCAGAATCTCCGCTGTAGATTTTTAGAACGCCTGTCTCGCGGAAGTCCCGCTGCATTTCTTCAGACGACTCGTACGGGTCCTCGTCCGTGTACTCGACACGGGACCGGCCCAGGAACCGGCGAAACAGAATTTTGTTGCTGCTGTTGAGCGCCTCCCAGTGGCGGGCCGCGTCCGGGTCGTAACTGGGAGCCTCCTCGTAGGCGTCAGCGACGAGCCGCGCGTACTCGTTAAAATCTTTAAGTTCGAGCTTCTCGCGCACGTCCGCTTCGAGAAGCAGCTTCCGGATGGCTGTGCGGGTAGCGTCCATCAGATCTTCACGTCCTTCCGCAACGAAATGTGGACACCGGGGTTGATCTCGTCCAGCTTCAACCTGAGCTTGATGACCTCGACCTGATGCGGCCTGAGATTACGATCCCGCGCGGCGTAGAACGCGGCGTCCTTCGGGCTGTCAGCAACATACGTACCTGCCCGCAGAACGTCGTAATCACTGCGCTTCGGACGACCGTGATACAGTTCGACGGTCCCATCGAGCAGGATCGGGATGCCGTGGCGCTCCAGGTACTCGCCTACGGTTTCCTTGCCGAGAACCGGGTGGTCGAGCCAGACGCGGTTCAGACCCCCCTCGTCGTCGGCATCAGCCTCGTAGAGGATCTTCCGGATGGCTTGGCGGGTGGCGTCCATCAGCGGCCCTCGATCTTGTCCGCGACGTTCACCATCTGCGAGAGCATGTTCCGGTAGCCGCCGCCGTGTTCGATGTTGGGGACGTCCGCGCTGTGAACCGCATCGATCTCGGTCTCACCGCGCTGAAGCGCCTCAATCGCCCGGTGGTGACCGTCCAGTATGAACCAGGCAGCGCGCTTTTCGAGCTTGCTGACCAGGAGCGGACTCTTAGCAGCATGGTAGGATAACTCCCCTTTCTCGATTTCACTGAAGGTTTTATCAATCTTCGGTTCCCAGGCGTACAGGCTGCGCAGCCGGACGCGCCAGGGTTTTCCCTTGATCGCGGCCTCAGCCAACAGACGCTTCACAAGATCGGGTGGGTAGCCCCGGTCAGAGCAGCCAGGAGGGGGTGCGGAGATCGAGCCGTCGCCGACCTGTTGGAAGACGCCGCGACCCTCGTTGAGGATGGAGCGAATGGCTTTGCGGGTGGGGTCCATCAGTCGTTTAGCATCCGCCGGGATTGTCCTCGTGGAATGAACTCGTCAGGTCGGCGTAGTGCATCGCAGTCAGTCTTCCTTGCCACCGCATACGAGGGCGTTGTAGGTCAGCGCCACAGTCAGCAGGTTGTTGTGCTCGTAGGACAGCTTGGGGATCTCCAGCGACCGGAGGGTCATCTGCGGCTCGCCGTCGATGTAGAGCATCCATCGGCCGGTGCGCACCGGCTCCCAGTCCGGGGAGTCCGGGCTGGTCTCGATGAGGTCGTTGCCGTCCCGGTCGAGGAACTTCAGCACCATCTCGGGGACACGGCTCAGCAGGATCTGCCGGAACGAGACGGGCACCTCGAAGGCGACCCCCTCGTCGCGCATGTACTGGAGGACTTTCTCAGTGGCCTCTTCACCGATCCGGTCAGCGAGGTTCTGCGCCCACGGGTGGTCCATGGTCATCAGGTCGTAGGGCGCAGCGTCGAGGATCTGGAAGACGTTGCTGGGCTTCGGGAAGGGCATGGCAGGTCTCCTGGTAGGTGGCAGATAGTATACCCGACCACCGGACAGGAGGCCAACAGTCAGATATCAGGTCCCGATCTGGTCGGCGTCCACGTACTTGACCTGCTGTCCGCAGCCGATGCAACGGTCGAGCATCTCGATCCGTCCGTCGTCATCCCGGCGGAGCAGCAGTGTGCCCACCACGCAGAACGGACACTCCCGCGAGAACGAGTCTGCCCGCACCGGCTCCAGGTCAGCGTAGTAGATCCGGAGGATAGGCTTCTCGATGTTACTTGGCTTCGTCGGCTCAAGTTTCGTCGAAATCAGCACCCGGCTGTAATAGTCGCCCCGGAACCCCTCAGAGTCGAAACGGGTCCGCTTGGGATCGATAGCATCCGTCGGGTCCATGTAACCCACCCGAGCGCCTGCGTCCTCCAGATGACCGCCGATGATACGAGCCAAGGTGGTCTTCCCGCAGCCGAGGATACCGCTCAAGGAGATCTCGACCATGCCGTGGCCTTCGACGTTGCAATCTTTCACGAGCGCATCCACCTTCTCGGCCATCTCCGGAGAGAAGACCTCGTTCCCACGAACAGTGCTCTCCAGGATCTCGTCCTGCGCGCCGTACACGCGGTCTACCAGCTTCTTCCTGTGATCGTCGTCCATCGCTACTCCAAGTTGATCGGATCTTCAAGGTCATTCATAGTCAGTTACTCCTCAAGAATCTCCGGGTCGTCCAGAACCAAGCCGACGGCGACCCCGGCGGCCAGCCCCCACTTGAACTCGTCCATAAACTCAGGCATCTCAGCGTCACGCGCGAGAAGATCCGTCTGCGGGTACACCGCTTCAAGCGCATCGAACATCCGGATCATCGCCAAACTTTGCTTGGCGTCCGGCCCGTACAGCCCGATCCCGTTGAGGCTAAGGCGAACCATGTCGAGCGCAGCTTCGATGATGTGGGTAGTCGCCCTGTCCCCGTACTGCTCACGGAATGCCTGCATCGCCTTCTCAGCGACCTGGATTACCATCTTCTTCCCGCTGGTCAAGGTGACGATCCGGCACGTGGACGGCAGGACTAAGTTCCCGTCAGCGTCAAAAGATGACTGGTTGAGCTTGCAATCCCACAGAGCGATGATCCGCTCGAAGTCCTTCAGCGTGAAAGTGAGGGGGTTAGTGGTATCAGCCGCTGTACCGCTCATCGGGGTGTCTCCTTCTTCCTCAACGCCAGCATACCGCCCGTCGACGAGAGCAGAATCAGCATCGACGCTCCAAAGCCTGTGAGCAAGTGACTCTCCAACGACTGGCCCGTGGCTCCCAGGTACAGGAAGAACACGGCCATGAGCGTCAGCATGGTGACGTTAATTTTGACCAGCAGCATCACGCCTCCAGTGGAATCGCCGGGACCCAGGCCCCATGACGGTGAGCCTCGGTATGGGAGCCGTCCGACTTGGCCAGACGCTTCTCCCAGACCCGGATGGTGCGCTCCAGCAGCTTCTTGCCGCCCGCGTCCCATTGCCGGAGGCAGTCGACGGCACAGACGACCCCGCGCTCGTCGCCTTTGTACTCAGCGATCTTTTGGGCAAGATCAGCGATGGCGGCAGCCGGGTTTTTACCGAAACAGATTCTCATCAGTCCTTCTCCATGTGCTCGCGGACACTCAGTTCTTCTTTAAGCACGTCGTAGTGATCCTGCCACGTGGACGAGTCCTTCGTGAGAAGCTGCGCGGTGTCCACAGGGTTGTCCCAACTGGGATTCTCCCGGCACGCAAGCAGCCGTTTGCGATAGGCCAGCAGGCGAGGCGTAGTGAGTTTTTTGAGTTCGTCAGCCGTGAGGAGCTTCATCAGAGCCCCACATCCAGGGCTTCCTGATGCCGACAGTGATAACAAGTCGAAACCTGCGGATACTGCGTCCAGTGATGGTCTTTATGCCACTCGCGCGGGACGCCCTCCATGCCGCACAACGCCTTACCGTGGTAGAGGATGTGGACGATCAGGAACGAACGGGGCTTGGATGTCAAACCGTGCATGCGGGTGGCCGTCTCCAGGTCGTCGGCGAACGGCTGAACCAAGCGGTAGCCCACCGACTCACCGCCGCCGGACTGCGTCCCGTCGAGGGCAATCTTGAATATCACAGCGGAAGCGCCATGAGATTGGACCCGGATCAGGCCCCGGAGGCTCCTTTCACGGTCGTAGGTCGTCATCTCCATGTCGCCGTCGGGCATCGGGTCGTCGGTGAACGGGATCTCGGCGCGGGCCTGCTCGCAGGCCGCAACAAGCTCGCGGAGGGTCGTCTCGGTGAGAAGAACCCGGGCGGCGTTGATTTGGATCTCAGACATCAGGCATCCCTATCCAGGTCGACCGCGTCAGCTTCCAGGTACCGCTTAGCGAAGTCGATGACCTCCAGAGTCGTGTTGAACACGAAGCGCTCAGTCGTCGCTTCCTTGCGGATCTTCTCGTCGAACCCGCGAGTTTTCTTGAGCACCTTGATATCCACGGTGAAGCCATTCTCCACGCGCTTGATCTTGATCTCCCGGTGGGAGGGAGGACCGACCTCAGGCATTATGCTAGCATTGGCCATCAGGAGTTCTCCTCGATCTCGGCAATGCGCTCCCAGACCCAGTCGGCGTGACAATGATGGGTCGTGTGCGGTCCGGTCACGTGGTAGCGCCGCCCATGCTCATGGATCTTCTGGCCCGGCTCTCGCCCTTTGGCCTCCCGGCACCGCTTACACAGGCGGGCGGCGGTACGCTTCAGTTCATCAATCCGAACCCGCGTCTCAAGCAACCTGTCCCGCTCCGCTTGGTTCGCCTCGTCTTGTTCTGCGCGCAGGTCAACCACCATCAGGATTCCTTATTTTTCTCGTGCACCACTCTGGCGATGGCAATCGGGCATTCGTCGTCGTGTTCCAACTCCTCAGGGTTCACAGACCGGTTGTTGCAGAACTTGCAGGACCAGCCCCGGACCATTGACTCGATACCCTTGGGGTCCAACTCCAGCCAATCGATATCCGCACTGCCCTTGAGATCGACAAAGACACCTTCGTACCTCGCGGCCACGTCGAACAGGTTGCTGCACTCCAGGGACATGTGATCCAGGGCGCGAAGGATCTGGTCCCGGACGATCCGCTCGATCTGCGGGCCGTCGTCCACGTCCACGTCGTTATCTTCGACGAGACCCCTGATCTCACGAGACGCTTCCTCGACGCAAGCCTGGACAACGACGTCCCGCTCGGTCAGAGTCCGGACACGCGTCACACGTTCGAGCAGTTCGGCGTACTCAGGGATCGCGCTATGTGCGGGCGGCAGCCGCATCACCACTTCGCGCAGGGGCGTCTCTCGTGGCTTGACCTCGGACCCCGGTGTGACAACGGGTTTCTTGGTCGTGGAGAACACGATGTGTTCGTAATCATCGACCCCTTTGAATTCGTCAGGCATCAATCAGGCCTCCTGGACCCCTGACCGAAGCCCTTCTCCGGCTCGGCCCCTTCCGCGTGGAAAGTGTGGTCCTGGCGAATCGCGGCAGGCAGGACCACGGTGGAGAGCCACTTGATGGCGTCTGCGACCGCGCGAGCGTGGCCATGGTCCATGGCCGAGAACGTCTCCTTGCGCTGCGGAAAGCTGCCCATTGTCTCGATTTTGATCAGACCCATCGCAGTTCCTCTTCGGCCTCGAACTCCACGTCAATCACGCAATGGCAGGAAGCGTGACAGCGCGGAGCATCTCCAGGAGTTTGGGCCAATACTCCTCAACTGGAGATCCATCTTCGATGTACCGCATGCAGTACACGAAATCCTCTTCGGAGCGTTTGGCATGCAACTCGACCCAACCCTTCGACTCCCAGTACTTTAGAACCTCAATACGCTGCAAATACACCAACTCTGTGTGCAGCGCTTCCAACCGGCTTTGAGTGAAGTGGTGGCTATCCACAGTACTCAGCAGGCAGTTCCGGTCAACGACTTCCAGAATGGTCTCCAGGCTGAGCGTACCGACCAGGGCAGGTAGCTTCTTCAGCTTGTTCATAATCTCCAAGACCTGCTCATCGCGTACCGAGAAATCCCAGTCTTCCAGGATTCCCTGCACTGCGGTTCCCAGACTAGCTGCGGCCGTAAGCCGGTAGGCCTCCTCACAACGGGGCATCAGAATCCTGTCGTCATCTGGTCTGCTCATAACAGTATTATCGGATCGGGGCGGCTATTTAGCCAAGGAAAATTATCCGGCAGCGTTTAACCGCTCAACCGCCTTGGAGAACGCAAGAACACGTAAGTAGGTAGTGTCTCTCACTTTTCCTGAAATCGCCTCGATGATCTTTTTTGCAGTACACTCGGCGATCCTGGCCCCTCTGGACAGTTCCTTCACAGAGTATCCCGCACACAGCGAGCGCATCACATGCGTGTCGACGAACACGGGAAGGTCCTCCCAGTGCCGGAGGCATACCTGCATCAGCATCCGCTTAAACAAATCCTTTTCCACACTGACCTGGGCACGCGCTATGCCGGAGACAAGCGCGCTGCCCTTCCGAGCCCTAGGTTGCCGTGGGCGATTTACCTTCGGACGCTTGACCACGCGAGTCCTCGCCTCTTTCAAGGCCTCGGCCGCTTGCGTGATCTGATCAGCCCAGTGCTGCCGAACCCGACGGCCGGGCTTGTCCAAGTCGTAGAGGTACTCGTAAATGGTGTACCGTTTCATCCCGGTCACTTCCGCTACAACGCTGGCGGCCATCCCTCGAATCAGTGGCGCAATCTCCGAGAGCAGCACCGACCGTATAGGATTACAACGCAGTTGTACTTCCCGAGCCACCTTCGCTGCACAAGCACCCACGCAGTACCGGGACCGCCAGTTGAGCGGGAGGTCCGCCTTGCAGACGCAACACGCACGATAAGCCAGGGGCAGGTCTGGGCGAACGGTACCAAAAGCTGCCTGACTCACACGAACAATTCCCACGCTGACCTCGGCCACAACCTTTTGCTGCGTCTGCCCGGCGGCGTAGCGTTCGCGGATATCGCGGATGAGATCGTCATCGTCGAACCAATCCGGCTTTGGCTCTCGCAGCAACGCCTGTAACCGATACCGCTCCTTCTGCTTGGCTTCTACGAATTTCTCCAAACATTTCGTAGAACAATAAACCCAGCGACTGGGCGGCAAAGGAGACTTCCCACACTGCTTACATACGGTGCCAACCTGACTTTCCTTCCGCTCCTTCTTTAGCTCCCTCGACCGCCGAACCCCAGCGACCGCGCGCACCTGGGCGTGTCCCGCCGCGACACACTCACCCGTACAGTACTTGATGTACTTTCTTGGTCTTCCGAATCGGACGTAGAAGCGGTTGCATTTCGCACACCGTGGAGCGACCCGACCGCGACGCGTTCGCTGCTTCTTGCTTGGTGTAACCGGTTTATTGCCTATGAGGAAGTTTGCCGCATCTGCCTGCATTCCGTCGTAAGCGACGTCCAGCGCGGCTTTGCGAAGACGCACGCGCATAGCCTTCTGCCCACAGCCCCTACGCTGCGTCGAGCTTGGGCAGAACAGGGGCAGCTTGCCACCCTTCGGCGGTCGGCGAGCTTTGAATGTTTTTTCACAGTGCGCACAGACGATACTGATTGCACGAAGCGGGATCAGGGGAAGGTGCTTGTACGTCTTTCCAACCGCGACAGCGTATACCGATGCCGAGCAGACATCGAACTCCTCGGCCAGGGAATAGGATGTCTGACCATCCGCCCAACGATCCCGGACTTCCATTACCTCGGCGTCGCTAAACAGTCCTCTACTGCCCCGACGACTCCGCCCTCTCGGGATAGTCCTTGCCCGGACGTCGTTTTCTATGGCACGCGCCTTACGGATTGCATACTTGGACGCGGCCTCACCGATCTGAGGGTACAGCGCCCGGTAGCTCCGCTTCTTAACGACGTCTTTGCAGGCGTCGTCACAGTACTGCTGATTGTAATTCTCGGCGTAAAAAGGCCCCTCGCAGGCGTTACACTCTCGGGCAGTGTCCCAGGCCCAGGTCTTACCCCGCAAAATATTACCGACGCAGGACTTATCTACGCTGTACGTCTTCGCAATACGTGCCCGGCTCCACCCCTGCCGGGCGCGCTTCCGAATCAGATCCGCCCGGCGGCGAGTCATCTTTTGCGTTTTTTGCTTGCCTTGGTGCGCAATAGCTGTTGGATCTTCTTGATCACGGTGCCCCGAGTGACGCGGTACCGCGTTCCGGTCGACATAATGGCCCATACGACGCCCTTGTCATCCAGTTCCGCGTCCGCGACGAACGGGACGGTCTTGCGGGTCCGGTTGAGCGGCAGCTTCGGCCTAGTGAACCCGAGCGCATCCGACAGAGGACGCGGGTCGGCGATCTCCAGGGCTTTGTCGATGGCCTTGTCGATCTTGACCCGGGTGATGCCGCCCTGGTTCTGCTTGACCCGCAGCATGTTCAGGTAGCTCGCACCGATCCCGCGCATCATGGCCACCTTGAGCGACTTGTCGGGCAGGTTCCCCCGGCCGACTTCGAGCATCACCTTGAGGTGCTCCAGGCTGCGGAACAGGACGCCGTGCTCGACGAGGCAGCGGTCCGTGAACTTGACGAACTCCTCGGGGGGCAGCTTATCAGACACTTCGACCATGATGTACGAGACCTCCAGAAGGAAGTCGGACTCGGCCTCCCCGTACTGGTCGATGATGCGCATCGCGGCGGCTGCGGACTTGACTGCGCGGATCTCCTTCATCGTGGTGTAGGACAGCTTGCGGCGCGTTTTAACTTTGGGCACGGTGCTTCTCCTTGTGTGGAGGTAACATTTTGTACGTAGATTCCATCAGGTCCACCTCGACCAGCTTCGCCAGTTCGTCCGGTAGGGCCATGATGCTCGTGATGATGTCAAAGTGGTCGGTGACGCCTTCTGCGGTGATGCCATCAGACATGCCGTCCGCGATCCAGTCCATCAGGATCAGGAAGTCCGTCAGATCGTAGGCAAACCCACTGTCTGCGTGTCGACGCTCCCAATAGCGATCCAGGTACTTCTCGGCGCGGACAACTGCCCCAGCATCGCACAGGGAGGGGTACGCATCGCAGTGCTGAACGGTCATCTGCTCGACGGTGGCCGTCAGCCACTGCTTGATCTCGTAGCCAGTGCAGATATCAGCGATCTGGGGTACTTCGGCGTCCATACCTGTATCATCGGGGTGGCCGGAATCGAAGCTCATAATAGTACTATCGGATTCGGACAGCTATTTGGTCAGGTAATTTTGTGGGTCAAGCCATCGCCTCCACGCAGTTGTACCACCGGCAGGAGCCCTGAGCAATGCCCGACAGCGGCAGTCCACACCCAGGGCAGGGCCTCAACGCGGGCCGGTCCAGTTGGAACTCAGACTCCAGGCCGCTCGCCTCGTAGATGCTGCCAGTCAGCAGGTACGGCGGCACCCAGCCCGTACCCCGGCGACCCTCCTCGAAGCCCTTCATCTCGCAGTCGGAAGGGATCTCCTCGTGAAGAACCGTGAGCCGGTGGGCCGTCACGGGGCACCAATCGTGGATCTTGGCGGCCAGCCGCGCGAACCATTCGATGGGCTGTGTTTCCTCCAGGTCCTCGGGCTCGATTACGTCCTCCAGGATCATCGTGTCGGCCAGAGCCTGCGGGGTGGAACCGATGTCGTCCAGCGTGAAGTAGCGGACCTTGGTAGGGAAATGACTGTGCCATATCCACTTGCCGAGATTGAATAGCTCGCTGTTGTCGATATTGAGAAGGTAGCAGATGTTGGCCCTCACGCCTTCTCCAGACTACCCGTTTTCGTCACAGAGCCAGCAGGAGCGGCAAGTTGAATAGTCATCCCGATTCCGTTCAGTGGACGAGGGATATGGACTGGAGTAATTCAGCGGTTTCGTGGATGTCCTTGTTGCGGGTGACGATATGATGTGCGGAAGCGTGCGCGGTCTGCTGACGGGCGAGGGGGAGTTCTCGGTAGACGTGAACGACGTATCCATTACTTCCCTTCTTCAGACCCCGGTGGGCCAACGTCGTGACGATGCCATTGTGAAAAGTCAGAAAGAAGCAGTTTTCCGCGCGGGGTCCATTGTGGGGGAGGGTAGTCTCTGCCACGGCTGCACGGGTCTTCTGTACGTCGTCAAGTTCAGACCACCTCTTCCAGTCTTTCGTCGGGCGCTTCATGTCGGGTCCTCGTCTGACGTCTCCTAAATCATAAAGAGGTAGCAGATGTTACCCATCAGCCTTCATCTGGTCCTTGGCTTTCTTGCGTTCCTTACGACGCGCCTGCCTGCGGCGCTTCTGAGACGCACTCGCATGTCTGATCTTTGTCCTGGCCATTTATCCTCTCCAATGTTCGGCCGCGAAGAGCCGGGCAAGACCAACGAGTATCCAAACCCACCAGTACTTGTCGCTCACGTCGGCCTCTTCAGCAGGCCCGGCTCCATGCGATTGTACCCGGAGTGCGGGTAGGCGCAGATGCGGCAGCTTAGCTGCGGAATGACCGACGTATGGCCGCAGTTGGGACAGTCAAAGAACCGGTTCAAGTCGGCCTCCGCCGCCTTTCTCACGGTTTCTTCGTAGCGCGCCTCCATCAGGTCCTGCGCAGCCTCAAACGCTTCCATTGCCTCAAGAATCTGGCGATACTCCGCATCGCTGAACTCACACAAGGTTCCGTGGGACTCGTCTTCCTCATCCTCGATCACCGAGAAATGCGGGTAGTGCTCGTCGCAGTCGATTGAGATCTTGGGCATGGGACGCGCTCCTCTCCTACCCTGTGGCATCTTCAGGCCACGTGGCCTGTCGGTTTCTTGATGGACTCCTCCAGGACGGCCTTCACCTCGATGCGCCAGCGCCCGTGCCAACCGCACTTGTCACAATCCAGAGTCAGATCCTCGTCGCGACCCATGTGCCCGCAGTCTACGCTGAACTTCGAGCCGCAGCCCGGACAGGTGGCCCTCACGTGCATGTGGCTAATTTCGCAGTAGTCGATCTTGACGTCCATAACAGTGTTATCGGATCGGGACGGCTATTTGGTCAGATAATTTTGCGGGTCAGAGGAGGGAGAGAAATTTCGCTTAGTTGCCCCTCGTACGCGGCTGCCGCGTCTCGGGGTCCATCTCGTACGTCATCACTTCGTTGCAGAAAGTAATCGTCCCGCCGCCAGACAGTTTGCCGTCCCACACCTTGCCCCACGTCTCGTCTTCCCGCGAGCCAGTGATTGTGACACGGAACCCTACGTGTTCGCCTTCAGCGAGAACCCATGATGCCCCCGTCCAGTCTACACCTTCCGCCGGTTCCGCAACCCGCTGTCCCAGCGGATAACACAGCACCGTCTTGTTGCTAGGCATGGGAGTCTCGTCTTCAGGAGCCTCAGTGAGGAGGTGTCGGAGAGCTTTGCGGGTCTGATCCATGGGCAGCAGTATACCTGGATATTCGAGGATTGCGAAATTGAAACGGGCAAAAATTTTGTGTGGCTCAGGTCTGTAGGTCCAGGCGCAGGAAGATGGCTTCGTAATTCTCCCGGGACTCGCGATGCGTCTCCACAAAGCCAAAACGCTCGTACAAGTGGTGGGCCGCCCGCTCGTCGTCGAGATCAGACGTAAACAGCTTGAGGCACTCGTAGCCCTCATCCTTGGCCCGCTGAATCGTGAAGCGCAGCAAATCGGTCCCCAGGCCCTGCTTCCGGTGGTCGGGATGAACGCAGAACCAACCGACCCAGATCGCCTCGGGCGTAGGAATCTCGTTGTAGAAGCCAGTAACCCCAGTGACCACACCGTTTTCAATAGCAACCCAGTAGCGAATGTCGGAGCACTCGTGGGCTTCCATGAAATCGGTGTGGGACCCAGGACGGGTGGCCTCCTCAAAGCAGCGCTTGATGGATTCCTGGTCATCGTCCTTGAACACCTGCTGCGTCAACAGCATGGCCTGATCGGCGAACTCAGCGGTGAGCGGCAAGGGCTTCACAACAGTATTATTGGATCGGAAGGCCTGTTTACCCAAGGAAATCCGACTCGGGAAACCTCTTCGCGCGTCGCATGAGAGCCTCAGGCGTCATCCGGGGGTGCATCAGGTCGGTGACATCGACCTTGATGGCCTCCCGCTGATCCCAGACGTCGAGGTAGACCGTGTCGCCCAGCGTCAGGCCGGGCAGCAGGACGCGCAGGCGATTCAGAACCTCGGAGTCGAGCGTGGGCACCGTAATCCCGTCGTCGTAGCCGCGAATCCAGCCGTGTTCTAGCGCTTCGGCCTCAACCCGTTGGCGGTCGTGGGGATCGTCGGAAACCGTGCTCACCTCGTCCAGCAACTCCTCGATGCCCGGGTCGCCAGGGTACATCTCAGGAAAGCGCCTCAAGGCCTCAGCGGCGTGCGTCGTCCAGCCACTCCCAGTCCAGCCACTCCCAATGTTGATGTACTCGCCGTCGGGCAGGAGCCACCAGCGGCCCAGCCATGTGGACTCGCGGGCCTCGGTGAGGATGGAACGGATGGCGTGACGGGTGGAATCCATTAGGCCTGCCGCGTGACTTGGGCAGGATGCTTTGCCAGCAGAACCGTCTCCACATCGGCGTACATGTACCCACTGCCATATTCGAGCAGGATTTTGCCCTTCGTGGCACCCCGGTCGAGCAGGAACGTCTGTATACGCCTCAGCGACTCAGCATCGAACTCCAGCATGTCGAAGCCGCCGGTATCGGTTACACGAATCCAGCCATCCCGGATCGCCACCTGCTCAGGGTTGTTCATGTAGCGCGCGACGAAGTCAGGCTTCTTGGCGTACTCCCGAGCAATATCGGCGTGGACGTCGTACCAGGGGCCGTCGAAGGTCTCGTCCATGATGTCCTGCTCAGAGGCCGACAGGAACCCCCAGTCGATCTCAGCAGCGACGGCCAGAGCAGCCGCCTCGTGATTCCAGCCACTGTCTTCAACAGTCACAACCTCGCCATCAGGCAGAATCCAGTAATCAGCACGGAGCACGTCGGCAGCATCGGACTCAGTGAGCAGCTTTCGGATGGCGTGACGGGTCTGATCCATGGCGAAAACATCATATCAGGGAATCCGGGGATCTCGAAATTGAAACGGCCCAAAATTTTGTGTGTTCGGATCAGGCCTCATCCCGTTGGATAGCCTCGTCAAGCGCCTTTACCCAGCCCGACCACTTGTTGTGCCTGCGCTGCGTTGTTTCGAGAGACGTCTCGGCACGCCGGATCTGTCTGGTGTCGGCCTCCTTACGGGCCTTGTTAAGCCACTCTTGAGCGTTGCGAAGGCGGGTCTCAGTCTGCACCTGATATTTGTAGCAGTAGCCGCGCAGGCTCGCCAGAGGGGAGGTGTGCAGTTCCATACCGCAGTGCGGACAGAAGCGGGTGTCTCGGTTTTGTCCGCAACAGAAACGACGTCCGGCCATGGGGAGAGGACCGATCATACCACGTGCCCAGGTACTGATCTCGGCCTCCGTCGCCGAACCGCAGCGGGGGCGCGCGAGCAAGCGAACAGACAAGGCCTCGCGCGGGTGCTCGCCGTCAAGCAGGTCGCGGCCGACTTTTATGTCAGATGAGGATAAGACATTCTTCGCCCCGGTAGTCAGGTCGTCGAAGCCCGGCAAGTCTCGCACAGGTGTGTCCAGCGGGACGTCCATAACAGTATTATCGGCCTGCGAGGGCAATTTGGGCAGGTGAAAATCAGGAAACCAGGATCTTAATGCCCAGCCCGGCCTCCAGCTTCTCAACGGTAGAGCGACGAACAGCCTTCTTGCTCTGATAGAATATGTGATAGATCGTGTCTTCCGGCACGCCACAAGTCCGCGCAGTCTCGGCCAGATTTCGATCACGCAGAACTTCTCGGACGACCTCAACTGGAACGTTGCGGCCTGCATCCGGACGTGGCATGTCCTCGGAGGCGTGACGTTTTCCATGACAGTCGGAGCAGAGCCAAAGCACATCCAGGCGACGGCTGTAGTCCTCGTGGTGAGCCTCCAGCCGCCCATCGGCACCACACTCCGAACAGCAGTCCGGTTTGACCATACGGCCACGCAGAACAGCGCTCTCAACCGCACTGCGCGCCAGATAGCGGTCACGGTGCTTGGCATACGAACGGTTCCTGTACTCGCGTTGCTGCTTGTTGATGTGCTCTCGATTATTCGTGGCGTAGGCCTTCGCAGAAGAATTACGACAGTCCCGGCACTGATTCGCGAGACCGTCGGCCTTCTTTCGATTTCGATGGTGGGCAGAGATGGGTTGGGTCTGGCGGCACTTCGAGCAACGCTTTACAGCCACGTCCTTACAGTGCGGACACAAAGTCAGGCCCTCGTCTATCGCATCAGCGAGACGTATGATCCTTGGCTCAGCCATGCAGCTTGCGATCACGTGGTAGTGCTCGTCTTGGCCAGCGAAGTAGGAAATAAGCATAATGTATCCTCAAAACGTATCTTCTCCAACGTACCAGGAAATTAGGCGATTTCAAAGAGTAAAGGTGAAAAATTTCTGTGTGTTCGCCTGGGCCACCCCCACCCACCCCCTTTCTATCCCACAGGGGACCCCTGATATCCAAGGGATAGAAAGGACCCCCCTCCCAGGGGCCGGTGTACCGGCCTGGGGCGTCACTGGGCTGCCCACCGGCCCGCAGAGCGGGCTTGTGGGTCACAGGTGGCTGGGAGTGAGCGACAACAGGTGTTGAGGTGCACAGGTGAGCGGCAACGATGTTCCACGGGGAACAAAGCGGCCCCTGATTGCGAGACATGGCAATCAGGGGCCGCTGGTGTATTGAGGCCGGAAGGCCGAGGTCAGACCACAGCCCTCCGGCTGGACAGGACCTGCTCGTCTCTGGTGGACGGGTGCAGGAGCTTGGGCTCACTCTACCTCTGGCTGATGGGCGTGTCAACCCTAGCGTTGGGCTGGCAGTCAGGCTGGCTGACCGAATAGAACCCCTCCGTTGATAGCGCTTCGCTAGGCCTCTCTTATAGAGAGAGTCTAGCGAGAGGCTGTACCCAGATAAAGATCATCCAGCGCTCCTTAGCTCTTGACAGACAGAGCCACAGAGTATAAGCTCCCTGAACCAGTTACGGAGAGCCAGAATGGAAGAGCAGTGGAGGGTTATCCCCAGCGTCCCGTACTACGAGATCAGCGACCATGGTAGGGTTAGACGACTGGTGCCAGCTATTGGTACCTGGGTTGGCAGGGTCAAGACACCCTACGTCACAGCCAACGGCTACCTGAAGATCTCGTTGTCCGTGGACAAGAAGAGGTTCCAGCGCTTCGTCCACAGGTTGGTGGCAGAGGCGTTCATCGGTCCGATCCCAGACCTGCACCACGTCCATCACCTGGACCACGACAAGCAGAACAACCGGGCCACGAACCTGGAATGCCTGTCCCGCCGCCAGAACCAGCAGCTTACCCACACCACGCCGGTCAAGCGCAGCGCCATGGGCGGCATCCCTGAGATGCTGGTCCAGGCCTGGGCCAGGGGCTGGATGTTATGCGACGTGGCCGCTCAGCTTGAAGTGGACGAGGCACAGCTTAGCCGCTGGCTGCTACGGGAGGAGCTACCCAACGGTCGGCAGGCTGAGATCAGCCAGCGCCTGTGGTCGCTCGTGATAGGCTAGGCTACGAGGAGGACCAGCGCTGTGACAAGACCCACGCCAACCACGCCCAGGAATGCTAGGAGGATCAGGAGCCAGAACCCCAGGTACGCCATCATCGCCGCGAAGATGATCTTCTCCAGGAAGCGCAGCATCAGGCCACTCCCGTTAAGAAGCAGTAGATCCCCACGGCCACGATGAGGACGATCAGGAACAGGGTGAGGTCGTCGAGTTGGGGCTCGTGCATCAGGCCACCGCCTCGACCAGACGGCCAGGGCCGGTGGGCTCAGTTACGAGGTCGCCGCCGAACAGCGCGTGGTACCGCGTCGTCGCCTCGACCCAGGCCTCAGCCACGTGGCAGTTGGGAATGCGCTTGCCCTTCACGCCGCTGAGGTAGCGGGCCAGGGCCTTCAGGTCGAAGCAGGCCGGGGTCGGCCGCACGGTCAGTTGTTCGTACTCGCCATGGTAGCCGTCGCTGAGAACGATCAGCTTGAACTCGAACTCCAGCCTCCACATATCGGTATCATCTGACACGGTCATATTGCCATGGCTGGTCTCTATGACACCCCCGGCCAGTGGCCCCTCCCACGTTATGGTGTAGCCAGTCGAGGTGTAGCCCTCACGCGGCTCCACATTCATGCGTGAGAGGCCGTAGCGTTCCTGTGACGCCACGATCTCCACGTCACCATAGGCTCGCTTGGTCCGCTGGCTGAGGAAGTTCTCCTGAAGCGCAGCGGGCGGGTTGAGCAGTACGTCGATGATCCGGCGGGCCAGTGGCCGCAAGCCGTCACGATACTGATCCACCCGGTCGATGCTGGCGTAGTCGACCTCGTAGTTGTTGAGCGTATCCATGTAGCCGATTTGCCCGCGACCGTCCGGACGGTCGCTGATCTCGTTGTTCACGTTCCAGGTCTTCCCGGCATCGCGCCCCTCGGCCCGGGTTGTCTCCCACATGTCGTCCATGCGCCGCTGGCAGAAGATCTGGACGAACTTCTCCAGGTGGTTCTCGTCGCTCGCCAGCATGGCCAGGGTCTCCGGCCGGTGGCCCGAGATCCACTCCAGCAGGACCATCACGCCGTATTGGTAGTAATCATCCTGGCACAGGGACGGGTCGCGCGTGATCCTGGCGAAGCGGGCCGCCACGCGGCCGATGATGATATCGCTGCGCGACAGCACATCTGAGAGGACAGCGTCGGATGACACCGGCGCGTCCGGCAACGGGAATTTAGGTGGCATGGGGTGGGGCTCTCCTGCACTCGGGTCCTATCCGCCAGTCACCATACCGGGACGCGCCACGCGCGTCAAGGACTTTTCGTGAGATTTGCTACATTTTCTTGTGGGAGTTTATCAACAGGTCGTCAACAACGCCTCCTCCGCCCGGCCGCCAGCGTAGTCAGAGCCAATACCTGTGTAGCATACGTCCAGTCTCACCGGGGTGGAGCGGAGGAGGGGCCAACGAAGTGTTCAGAAACTCGCGGAAATCTCGCGTGCCAGCGTGACCCCTCGCACCCCCGACACTTATCTTCTGTCTATGTGTAGGCTATCACTACACTTAGTTGTGTAACACGTTACATTGCTACATATAGCATGCTACATCCTTCTCACCTGCCCGATCCCCAGGTCGCTGCACCGTGACCACCCGACATCTGTGTCCGCCGGTGGCGGCTGGTGACTCTGTAACCCGTTGGCCTCATTGACCTCACTCATTGTTGCACTTTTGTTGCAGTCTTATTTCAATGGGCTGCCGGTAGCCGCTGTCCAAGTTGAGCCGCTGTCTGGACTGGGGGCGCTGGGCTGTCCACATCTTGGACTGCCAGCTTATCCACATACTGTCAACATGACCATGTCGTTATGGCGCAGTGACACACCTAACGCATCCCAATCCAGTTCAATTTGGAGCCTATTATTTACATTGAGCCGTTGTTGTTGCAGTTATTTACAGTTACTGCGTTGAGGGCACCGGCCGCACGGCGGCCCGGCCCATGGGAGGGTGGGAGGATTTACATGACCAAAAAGCCGTCCGAATCCGATAATACCTGTATGACCACCGCAGCGACCACCGACGTAGACACGCTCTTCAACCGGTTCGCCAAGATGGCCTCGGACACGTTCAAGCCCACCGGCCTGTACCCGGACAGTGCAGTGCTGTCGATGCTTCAGCGGGCTGAGGTGTTCTGCTTCCCCTCCATGCTCACCGCTGAAGAGAGGCCCGAAAGCGCCACGATCCTGAAGACTCGCCTGCCCCATAAGGCCTGTGCTATGGTCTCCCCTCGGGCAGTCACAGTGTTCGGTGGTCAAACCTTACACCACGGTCGCCAAGGCATCGATATCGATACAATCGAGAACCTGGACTCAGCGTGGGGTGCTAGGCTCAAGCGAATCGCTGACAGTACGCAAACAGATCTCAACACGAGTCTCGACAGCGTAAAGCTCTGGACAGGGTTCGACTCTGTCGTCATGTACTACCCGGGCGAGAAGACGAGTGGCGACCTGTTGGCCTACGGGTGGGCGTTGCTGGTTGAGGACGACACCAGTGGTGGTGCAACGAGGATAATCATGCCGCCAAAAGTGGTGATCATGCGTACCGGCAGGAAGCCCGAGCTACTGGTGAGCGACAGGCAGGACCACGGGATGTCTCATCAGGACGTTAAACTCGTGATAGAGAGCATGGAGCGCCACGCCATGATCGGTATGGGAGAGGTGGCTGTAGCCTCCGCTCCAATCAGTCGTGTCGTCCTGCGGGAACGTCCTGTCAAGAAGCCCAAGCGTCCTAGCCGGTACATCGGCCGGGTGGGCGAGAAGCCGAGGACCATCCTCATCGATCCCAGTAACCGTGAGTCCATTCAATACGTTGGTTTGGGTGGGCATCGTGGTCCGCTGCTCGAAGGCCACAAGCGCCGTGGCCACCACCGGACTTACCGGTCTGAGCGCTATAAGAAGATGCGGGGCAAAACCGCCTGGGTAAAGCCGACGTGGATCGGACCCCGAAACTGGACGGACCATGGACGCGTCTACATCGTACAGGTAGTAGGAGGATGACAACGTGACTGAGATCAACTGGCGTAGTGCCGACGAGCACATGATTGCTGATGTGGATGACGTGAAGCTGACCGCCTACAACCCTATCAACCAGTCTGCCTGGAACGTGGTGGCCAAGCGCCCCGCGTTCGAGGTCGACTACGATGATGTGAAGCGGCAGAGGATTCAGGAAGTCGAAGTCACGATGAAGGTCGTTGCTCAGGGTGCCGACACCGAGTCCCTGAACAGTGTGGGGCAGCGGGCTCTGGATGCTCTGGAAGGGATGCGCCGCCGTCTGGAGACCGATGTTACTACGGTAGGCGTGTGAGGGTCAGAGGCGGGTACTACCGGCCAGTAACTACGTAGCGGCTCTTGAGTTCGTCCCCGTCAACACTGGGATGGCTGTAGTAGACGCCTCCCTCGGAGGTGTACAGATCCACGTCGAGGGTACTGGTGAACTGGTCTACCGTAGGATCTAGGATGTGACTGCCGACGATCACCCATGTGTGGTCCCACTCCTCAAGCTCCTCGAATCCGGGCCGGTCTCCTGTGACTGTGATGAACTGGCCGCCTTGGATCTTTGCCTGGATTCCTTTGGCGCGGAGAAGTTTGACGAGTCCCTCGGCGGTCTCGCTGCAATCCCCGAACTGGGCAACGTCGCACACGAACTGCTTACGGGCCTGCTTGGCAAGATCAATGGTGGCGTCCGTGATCGACTCAGTGAGCATCCTGCGTATGACTGTTCTGGTGGAGTCCATCACATGGCTCTCAACTTCTCAATGAACTCTACGACTTCCAGGTCTGCGAATTCCCTGTCCTGAAGCCACTCGTACGTGTCGCAGGGGACCTCGTAAGCCATAATGGACCGCGCACCCGACATCATTCTGGCAATCAGCCTGTGGTGTCCGTCCAGGAGTTTGCCGCACGCGATCCAGATCGGCGGAATGTCTTTGGCCTGCCGGAGCGCCGCGATCTTCTCCGGGTCCTGGTGTAGCTCGTAGGTCAGTATCTGCCTTGGGTCCTCTTCAACCAATTCGGCGGTCAGGTCGATCCCGGCTGCGCGGGCTTCGTCAACGACCTCCCGTTCCCAGTCCTTGAGAGGGTCGGCCTCGGTGAGCATCCTGCGTATGGCTGTTCTGGTTGGGTCCACGGCAGGCAGTATACCCGGTGGGCCTCAGCATGGCGAGTAGAGCCTCTTAGGTGAGTCAAGCCTGCGGCAGGGTGGGTCTGCGTGCCTCTTCAGACCACAGAAGGTTGTAGATGGACCCCCTGTCCAGGATCTCGCTCTGTTCGTACTCCTCGCCATACCACAGCAGGACGTCGTCGTCGCCCTCTTTACAAAGCGCCAGCAGTTCGTATCTTTGCTCCTGATGGCGTAGCATCGTCACCCTGATGTAGTAGGCCGTGTATCCGTCTTCAAAGTCATCCGGCGGATCGCTGCATTCCACCTTGAAGTCGTCGCCCCATTGGTTGAGGGCTGTCTCGAAGGCCTCGATTACGTCGTCAGTCCGGTCAGTCATACCATGGGCCTCCGTACCTGGGGTCACGTCGCTTCTCCTTGGCTCGCTTCGCCTTCTGGTCCCTGAGTCGCTTGAGATCCTTCAGCGTGAACTGTGGCTTCTCGCCGCCCGCCTTGCAGATCTTCACGTAGTTCGCGTAGATCTCGGTCAGCAACTTGTCGCTCTCGATCACGGCTGTGGGTCCTGCGGCCGGGCGAACTCTAACGCAACGCAGGTGTCGCAGACGTCGACGAAGGTCCATTTGTACTCATGGGTTCTGGCCATCCGGTACTCCCACCCGTGGTGCTTGGCCTCCGCTCTCAACTGGGCTGCCCCGAAGTTGGGCTGCTGGAGACCGCCGAAGTCTGAGAACTGGCGGCCGCAGTGGTCACACAGCAGGTGAACGGGGCGCTGGATCATCAGGCCGCCTTCGAGCGTGCCGTTATCAGCAGACACCCGTGCTTGAAGTCGGCTCCGGTGTTCCGCAGCATGTCGGCCATGTGAGCGAGGTTGATCGTTTCGGCAAGGGCACAGGTGGCTACCGTGGGCACCTCGTAGTAGATGTAACCCGGCCCTTCCTCCACGCCATACGTCACGACCACCACAGCCTCGTCGGGAAGGTCTCCGATTGCCGCCTTCAATTCTCCCACGTTCATACCTGCTCCCTGATCTTCTTCTGGCCGGAGCCGAGACAGACAGGACACTGTACAGTCCCATCGTCACGGGGGCCTGCAAGGATCTGAATCTCCCCACTCCCTTTGCACCGCTCGCACTTACTGACTTCCTTGATACCTTTCCGTAGCGTCACCGGCGCGGGCATACGCAACGCCGAGAGCGGCACTGACTGCTCGTCGATGTGCTCCCGTACCCTATCGATGTGGTCCCGGATCGCGTACATGGCCTCGCAGCGCATCTTCGCAGTAGCGTGGGCCATCTTGAAATCAAGGGAGTAGTTGCCCCATTGTGGTCCCTCTAGTTCACTGGCTGCCCGGATTAACTCGTCCATGTATTCGTCGCACAATCCCATTTCCGCAATCTTCACCTCGGCTTGCGCGACGGCGTCACGCGAGTGACAGAAGTCAGGAAGATGGTCGTCCCCTATCGACTCGCCACGGCCACGCCCATACGGATGCCAGAGTCGCCAGCCGTGCGGGTTCGCGTCGAACTCCCACTGCATGACGTGTTCGGCCACGAATTGGTTGTACTCCCACGTCTCCATCTTCTTGTCAATCACTGCTGGTTCTCCTTCAGAGCCGGTAGTTGGTCACGCTGGATCATGCCGTCACGCCCATCTCCTTCAGCTTTTCAAAGACATCCTCGGGGATCTTCTCCCAGAAGACGATGTGCCGGAGCTTGTAGCCGCCCTGCTGAGGTTTATGGAGCCAGAGCAGCGGGTGCTTGCTAGTGATGAGGCTGCGGAAGGCGGGGCCTTGGACATGCCCGCCGTGGTCAGGCGTGCTCAGGTAGTACTGCGTCTCTTCGGTGTAGCAGACGTAGTATCGGGTCCGGCTGGGCATCAGTAAAATCCTCCGTCTGGACTGTCAGCGCCATCCTCGACCCTCAAATTGTTGGTCCTCGTTGAGGGTGTGAACGTCTGCCCGCACCCGATACACTGAATCTCTCCTGACAATCCCGACATATCATCCTTCCACTTGTAGATCGGAGCGAATACGACCTCGGCGCTGTTGGCCCCACAGTGGGGACATATTTCATCGGGATGCTTGGGGTCCTTCTCCTCCGGCCACGTCTCGCCCTTGGGGTCGGCTGGATACTTCAGGTCGCCCTGGGGGTAGGTGAAATGGTCCATGCGGTCGACGGCCTCCTTCAGTCTGGCCTCTGACCGCTTCAGCCGCTCGCCCTGCATCTTGGCGATCTCCGCGCGGGCTGCCTTCATCGCGTTGTCGACTCCCTCGGCGCGGCCGATGCGGTAGCCGACCGCTATGCCCACCACGTGGGCGATCAGTATGTAGACCAGAGTCTCGATCATCATGCTGCCCTCGCTCTCTCAATCTGTTCCCGCATGGCGTACATGGCCTCGCAGCGCTCGCGGGCGGTGGCTGTAACCATTGCGAGTTTGGCACGCACGGTCAACTCCTTCAGTCCCAGGGCACTGAGAATAACGTCGCGCAGCGAGAGCCAGTATCGAGCAGGAATCCCCATCCTTGCGATCTTCGCCTCGGCTCGCGCGGCGGCGTTGAGGTCGGTGGTGAACAAGGGACAAGTAGGCGCATTAACCCAGGCTCTGCCTTTGGGGTCGTTTTCATCCTTCTTCCAAGCGCGGTTGCCAATCATCACGGACTCGACGCCAAAGACGGCGTTCCAGACCCACGCATCCAGTTCGGAGTCAGTCATTTCAAGGCCTCGTCGATCTGCTCCGGCGTGAAGCTCTCCGGTGCGCGGTCGGCCTGCTTCCAAAGGGCACGACCTACCTCCTTCAGCCGCTCGATCTCGTCCAGCAGGGTCGCGGTCCTGTAGGCCAGATCGTGCGCCCGTGTCACGCACAACTCCCGGTTGCCTTGGCTCCGGTGACGTTGGTAGGATGCCAACAGTTCCCTCGTTCTCGCCAGATCGGTTTCGGTCAGGTGGTCAGTCCTCATAGTGCCGGTTCTCCTTGCTTCGGTCACGTCTTCTCCTCGACGACAGACAGTTCCAGAGAATCGCCCAGAAGCCTCGCTGTGACGGTATTGGACGTATGCGTCGTGTCCCAGTCTCTGCTGGCCAAATCCAACAACGCCTCCTCGGCGAGACGAACAGCTTCGTCTTTGGATTTGGCCATGACGTTTACATCGACAAGCACATTGAATGTGACCCGGTATCTAGCCATCGTGGGCTGCCATCTGGTCGGCCTCTTCCCGGCTGGTCACCGAGTCGCAGTTCTTGCCGTCGTATCGCTCGGCGTGCTCGCAGCAAACATCGTACTCGGCCACCACGCCCCAGCAGTTGACGTCGATCCGCTTCGTGGCTCGCTCGTGGCAGCAGTAGCACTGCTGGTCGAAGTCGAGAAGGCCGGTCTTCTTCGTGTAGCTCGTGTGCCACATGCGACCGTACCGTTCGTTGAGGTAGGCCTCGCGATTCTCCTGCTCGGCCCGGTGAATGTGGTTCTGCTCTACCTGACAGAAGCAGCGGGTGGCCTCCGGGTCGACGTGGTGCCAGCCGTCATCTTGCTTCTCGACGTCCCAGCCATCGCCGCACTGCTTGCAGCGGCTCCAGGTCAGCGACTTGATCCCGTCGGCCCGGCCACGGTAGTAGTCCTGAGACTCAGGCATCGGTGGGCTCCGGCTCGAACAGAGCGTCGCTGGCTTGTCGACGAGGACACGTACTCCGATGCGTCGATAGAGGTTCACTGTGCAGCAGGACAGGACACTGGCATGTGCCGTTCCGGATCGTGGTCAGGATCTTGCGAAGGCGGTCGTTCTCAGCGTCCCGGGCCTTGATCTGTAGTACGTTCATGGCGTTGCCCGTCAGATCCAAGGCCGCCTTCAGCGATTGAACCTTGTCCTTCAGCCGGTCCTCGCGCTTCTCGTGAAAGGCTCCCTCGGCTCGGTTCAACAGTTCGACGTACCGGTCGTTGTAGGCCTGGAGCCGCCGGACCTCGTCGATGCACTCCTCCAGGTAGTCAGCCACCGGGTCCTCACCTGTGGGACTCGCAGCCCTGAGGCGGCGCGCAGCTTGCTCCACTTCAGTCAGGCGCTCGGACGTCATGGTCAGGTCTCCGTATGCAAGAACACCCGCAACCCTGGCATTTCTCACGAATATCCCGTTTAAGTGCCATTGTGGGTCTCCTTACCTGGGGTCCTTCGGCGGCATCGACACATTCGGCACCTTGCACTGAAGGCGGCCGGTCCGTACTCCTTCGAGATTCAGATTCGGCATCTCAGGCGGCTCCATCTTCACCGCGCACACGCCGAACTCGTCAGGCGACATCCGCACCATCGAACATTCCCCCTCGCCCTTTGGTTTGCACATGGACGTGAAGTGCTGCGGCACCGGGTACCCGCGCTTCATGCACCACTCGTTGATCCGCATCCGTGCCCCGATGTCGCCTTCCGCCAGTACCACAATCATCCCCTGGTGCTGTGGCATGTTCAGCTTCGCGAGGTACATCGTCACATCCTTATACGATTTCATGTCGGCTCCGGGGTGTGGGCTCTGTAGGCCAGCGCCTGTAGGTGCTCGACCTGATCCTGGTGGCTGGCGAAGTACTTCTCGCCGCCCTCCTCGATGGTGGCCAGGATCTTCTTCAGGCGGTCGATCTCGGCGTCCTTTTCCTTGATCAGGCAATCGACATGGTAGAGCTTGCCGGTTTCGTCCAGGTGTTGTGCCGCACCGTAGGCAACTACTTCGTTACAGAAGGCGCAGTCTCGGTAGTTATTGGAGTCAGTCATCTCACTCCTCCTTCGCATCTTCAGTCCGATCAAAATACCCCTTCCCATCCTTGATTGTGTACCAATGTAATTTGCACTTCCCCGGACCACTTGTATCTTCCGGATACGGAAGTCCGATCCTGCTAGGCATTAGTCCACCGTAAAGCTCGTGAACAATCCCATCGAGCGGCCCGCCGACGAAAAGAATCTGCCGGGGGGAACTCATCCGGATACCCCGCCGTCTTCGGCCTCTCTAGCCTCTCTAGCCTCTCTAGCCTCTCTGGCCCGTATGGCTGCGAGGGCTCTGTCGCGGTCTACGTCGTTGGCGTGGACATGCCAATGCTGCGACTTACGCGCTGCGGCCAACTCCTGCCGCAGCCCTTCGGCGTACTCATCCAGCGCGGCGGTGATGACTCTCTCAGTACAGCCACTATGGAGACCTCCAAAACGTCGGCAACAACTCTCCAAGAGTGTCATTACAGTCTCGTCCACGATCTTGTCCCGCAGTTCGTTGGTCATCACTCCTCCCCTTCGTCTTCAGCCTGCGATTCGCGCCAGCGTTTGAGCAGGGCCTCGCGGGCTTTCTCGTCCATCCGCATCATCGAAAGCGGGTAGTACCGCGCGCCGTCGTCATCCGTGATCCTCACGTGAGGCTCGGCGAATCGTTTGATCCCCTCGCGCACTCCAACTCTGTAACCCACCCCGATGCCAATCAGGAAAGCGACAAACGCGCAAACGATCACCATACAAAACCACGACCAATCCCATAATGAGTCCGGCTTTGCCATCTTCACTCCTCCCCGCCGCCTTCAGCTAGCTCGGCCTCGATGCCTTCCAGGATTTTTGTAGCGGCCTCACGCTCGGCATCGCTGACAGGTCCAGTACCGAGTACGATAAGAATCTCTCCATTATCCCCGGTTATGCCGATCTGTTGACCACTGGCGGAATCTCGAAGAAACCCCAGCGCGTCCTTTTGGTACTGTTCTTTGGTTAGGACCTTCATTTTTCCTGTGTCGTCTTCGTCCCGCAACTTCTCCTCGTCGTCTTTGGCTTGTATGGTAGCGAGAGCTTTCTTAGCGCAGTGAGCCCACTGCGCTATGTCTAGGTACCAAGTCAAAGCCTTACGCGCGACGGCCAACTTGATTCGGTAGCCTTCGTTTTGAACCCGATAATTCTCTGCCAACATTTTAACAGACCGCAAACAAGCAGATTGATCTTCTAGCTCGTGCCGCAACCCCTCGGCGTATTCGTTCAGCGCGGCGGCGATGATGGGACTCACCTTTTCATATGCTTTGTTCCGCAACGCCGCGTATTCTTTACAATCCATGTCGCAGCGGTCGCCGAAAACGCCGGACACAGCCGCTGTTATCTTCCGTGCGATATTTTCCTGTCGTTCGTCGCTCATCGTTCTTCCTTTCCGCCGTCTTCGACGGCTACCACCATCCCGTGATGACCCCGGCGATGAGAATCATATACCACACGACTATCAAGATCCCAATAATGAGCCACACCTCCGGTGGCGGGGTGTCCGGGTTCATGCCTTCTCGCCTTTGTCGGCCTGCATGGCTTTGAGCGCTTCACGGGCGGTGTCGGCCTGCCCCTGCGCCCAGGGTGATGCACCGCCACTATAGCGTCTGATTTCCTTCAGTGCGGTCATCGCCACATCCAAATTATCCCGCAGCCCCTTGGCGTACTCGTCCAGCGCGTCGGCGATGATGGGAACTGCCACGTCCCAGCGCACCGAGATATGGTTTGCGCCATAAAAAGTGCAATCTTCTTCGAGAGTCTCCGACAATGCCCGCGCGATCTTGTCCCGCAGTTCGTTGGAGTCAGGCATCTTCATCCTCCCCGCCGTCCTTGTAAGCCTCTTGAATGAGCTTCAATCCTTTGCGTATCTGGTCTGGGTTGTCGCTCTCGGAGATCTTGTGCAGCACGACTGAACGAATCTTGGCCAGGAATTCGACTTTATCAATGATTAGAGCCTCTTCGGGCTGCATGGCTGCGAGAGTTTCTCGGGTAATCTCGCGACACCGAATAGTCTCTTCGGACTTACCGGTAATCCATGTAGTACATATTTCTTGGATCTTACCCAATGCCTCCCGACTTACGGCCAACTTCTCTCGCAGCCCCTCGGCATACTCGTCCAGTGCGGCCGCGACGTAGCTAGGTAACTTGTCCAGGCCTTGGATCATGCGTGGCTCGTGGACAAGCCATGCGTCGGCCCATTTATGTGACCACTCGTCCGCGACCTTGTCCCGCAGTTCGTTTTTGTCAGGCATCTCCATCTCCCACTTTCTCTTTGATCGCGTCCAGGGCATCTTGCGCGGCCAGCACGTGACATAAAAAACCGTGTCGAGGCTCGGTAACATCTTCATCGGTAATCACGTGCGGGCAGCTACAGCCTCTGGCGATGATGAACTTAAAAGCATTTGCAGCCACGTACAGGGCTTCGACCTGCTTTTGGCCCCGAGAGTCTTTCAGCCTCCTCACCATCACCCCGCGATGATGAAGGCAATACCTCTTACTGTCGAGCCTTGGGTCAGTGTAGATACCAATAGTGCCACAGTCCAGAAATTCACATTTAGCCATGCTCAGTTCTCCTCGTCGTCCATCATAAGATGCGTCCGTCCTCGTAAGCCTTCGCGAACTCCTTCGCGAACTCCGGGCTCAGGTCCATCAGGGCATGTCGGATGGCGTTGGCTGTCCGGCCCGGGTCCCGGCCTTCCAGGAACGTCTCCTTGCAGCTATCCACGAAGCGCTGGAGAGGGTGGTTCAGGTCGTCTGCCCGCTCTAAAGCATTTAGCGCTCCACGGGCGATGTCATAGACTGAGCCTTTACTTCGGTCGGTCTCGGCCATGAGGATATTGATGGTGCTCTGGTCGATTTTTAGTAAGTCGTATCCATCTTGAGTCAGCTTGCGTTGCAGGTCGAGCGCCTCAGTCAAACGCTCGACCTCGGCCTGCTGGGCGTCGAGCGCATCCAGTAGCCGTCCGGACTCCTGGGCCAACTCCCACGCGAGGCGCACCGGACCGTTCATATCGGTCAGGTTTACCCCGTGCATCGTGTTCAGCTTCTGCATGCGGGCGAACCTGCTCTTTAGGTTGTCCCGCTTTTCCTGGAGTAGCACGTCATCCATCGTCAGGCTCCTCATCCATTATGTCGCCCAGCCGGTCGAACAGGTAGTCCGCCTTTAGATCGACGTTGATCGCCGTGAAGCGTAACCGCTGGCAAACATTAGATATGGGAAACATATCGCCTTCGACACCTCCGGGACCAGCGGCTGACTCAGCCAGTGCTCGGATAATGTGGAAACACTCACGCAGTGCCTCCTCGGCGTCGCCCAGGTTCTCGATGAGGTCCATTCTGAAGCGGCCCCGGTCGTCTACGATGCTGGCGAATGATCCTGCCATCAGACTGCTCCCGTGCAGATCAGGGTGACCAGGACCCCGGCCGCGCCGCCGAGTACGACACCGATCCAGAAGGACATCCACTGTTTGAAGCGGACCTCCCGGACCAACTGCATCGTGTGGAACTCTCTAAGCTCGTGGTCAGTGGCCATCGGTTGACTCCTGCGGCTCGAACAAAGCGCTGGTCACGATCTCCTTCACCGCGCTCACGTTACCCATGATGACGTAGTGGCGGGCGCAGATCAGGGCGTGCCGGAGCCGGTTGATCTCGTTGACGCACTCCTTCATGTCGACGGTGTAGGTATTCTCCCAGTGGCCATCATCCGGGTCCACCGTGGCCACGAACTTCTGGTGCTCCCGCAGGCGCTTCAAGGTCATCAGGGCTGGGGTTCCTTGCTCCATGACCATATTATCGGATCGGCAGGGCAGTTTGCCCAGAATTTCTTGCCCAAATAGCCCTCTGAATCCGATAATACAGGCATGAAGACCAAGACGGCCCGGCCCATGTATCTGATCGTGCCCGACAACGCGCCGCCCTACGTACTCAAAGGCAGGATGACTGTGGCCATCAAGGACAAGCTCGGTGGCTCGCGCAACAAGCTGCTCAAGATTGAAGACGGTGTCGCGTCGCAGCTATCTATGACCGGACACTTCACCGAGAAGGACCCGTGGTCCTGGGTCGAGGTGCCACGGCAGACGTTCGCGACGCCGGAGAAGGAGGCTCCCAGTGACTGAGCCCGACGGCACACCGATCCAGCCCCTCGCCGCCGACGTGGTCCCGCGTATGATCCCCGAGCGTGAGGAGTGGCCGGATGCCTGTTGCGACGAGTGCGGTAATCAGCAGCACATTTGCAGTGGTGAGGGCTGGGTCTTTAACGAGCAGTACTACCGCGATACGAAGACGAACCGGGTGCTCTGCCCTCAGTGCGCGGTCGACGTGCTCCAGGGTGTAGAGCACGTGGAGGAGAAACCGTGAAGTGTCCCAAGTGCGGAGCAGAGAACACCAGCTTGTACGGCTACTTCGATGAGCCAGAGACGATGCGCTGCAACGCCTGCCTCGACCGGCGGGAGCGCTGGGTCAGGCTCGCCATGTTGGTTGGGCTGGTGACGGCTTTCGTGATACTAATCGTGATGCTGAGGGGGCTGCTTCAATGACGCTTGACCTAGAGAAGATCAAAGAAGCCCTGGCGTCACGCCCGACCAACTGCCCGTACTGCAAGATCTCCGTGCCGGGTTCGGTCCAGATGGCGTGCACGAACCTGGAGGATGACTGCGAGTTTCAGATCTGGTGCAGTGGCTGTTGGGCGCACGGACCGACGTGTAGCACTTTGCAAAGTGCACTCGACGGCTGGAACAGAGTGGCTGACGCGTCAGACGACAAGGCGCTTGACGAGTACGAGATCGCGAACCTCATGGGCCTGTTGATGCGGTCGGCCGAGCATGACAACGGCGACTGGTTTTGCCAAGTCATGTACAAGCTGATCGCCGAGTGCCGGGTGCAGGGCCTGAAGATGCTCGACAACAACTTCGGCGACCGGATCAACGTGGAGACCCTCGCGCTCATGTCTTCAACCCAGTGGACGCTGCGCCCCGGCCAGCAAATGCTGAGCGGAGGCTGCCAAGATGGCTGAAGGAGATGAAGATGGCGAGTGAAGTTTCCAACGAGACGATGATCGAAGAATCTCTGGAGGTCGCGTCGGATGCCCTGAACGACTGGGAGTACAAGTTTCTGATAAGCATCAAGGAACGGGTCGACCAGGGCCGCGAACTCACAGACAATCAGCAGGACAAGCTGGACCAGATCTACAAGAAGGTCTGCGACTCTCCGTACTAAATGGCGCGGAACAACATGACTGTGAAGTACTTCAAGCTGAAGGTGGCAGGGCTCTCCGTGTTCTTCGTGGTGATGGTAACCTGGGGGCTCGGAGCCTCCATCAAGAACCACAACCAGCATATGGCTAACCTGTACGCTGCCGAAGACCAGCCCTTCGTCAATCAAGCAGGCCAGCACGTCGTCACGATTACCAACTACCGACTGGCCGCGTGGCTGAAGCGGCACCCAGAAGCAGTGGTCGTCGCCTTAACGTCCCACCATGGTGGGACGGCCATCGTGGTCTACACAATTTACGAGGTGGAGTAGATGATCAAGATCCCGCAAATACTCAACTGGATACTAGCCGTCACGGCCGGTACCGCACTGATCGCCGCTGCTCAGTACCACGACAGCACCTTCGTGTGTGTCATTGGCGGCGTGCTGTCGGTGTTGGGCCTGATCGGACTGCTGAAAGAGATGGCTGGCGACTGATGGGCAAGGTGAGGTGCGGTAGTCTTTGGTTAGGTCCGACATGGGAGATACAACGATGACTGAGGATCGCAATTGTCGGGTGTGGGTGTCAAGGGGGGATCTGATTCTACTGCTGGCTGCGTTGGCGTTCCTGCTCCTATGCACGATCACGATTGGCCTGAGCAGCATCAACAACACCCTGGAACAGATCCGGGACCGCCTGCCCGCGCCCGTGGTTGAGAAGGAGAAGCCAGGACTGACGACAACGCCATCGTTGGCGACTGACTGGCCTCGTTGAGGAGGTACTATGAAAATCTCACTCGCTGCAATCATAATCACGTTCCTGTCAGTGGCTATTTGCGTTGTCGAAGGCTTGGCTTGGTATCCTGACAATGAGGTTTTTGCTGGCATCTTCACGAACCACTTGCTTCTAGGTATTGTCCTCTTTGTAGTCATCGAGATGAGCTTTAGGAGACACAACTGATGGGCTGGATGTACTGCGGACAGGACGACTTGGGCCGGGACATCGGCTACGGCGAGGAGGTTGCGAAGTGCTGACTCTCTGCGCCCATATCGGATGTCCGGCAAAGATCCTGCTCACCATCGAGCACATAATGACCGAAGGTATCGTTTGGTACTGCCGTCGCCACACGCCTGCGTCAGCCAGCAAGGCCAAGGCACAGTATCTGTTCGACAAGTGCGTGAAGGAACTGGGGGCGTTAGGCTACGAGATCCTGGACAGCCACGAGTCTCTGGAGCCGGTGGGGATCTTTCTCATCGAGGACAACGATGAGTGACACTGTGGTCGACTTGGTGGCCTCGTTCAAGTACTTCAATGTCCATGGGTGGCCACGGAAGAAACACCGCAAAACCCGGGACTACACGGTCGTCTGCAAGAAGGGCTCCACCCTGGGTGAGATCGTGTTCTACAGTAACTGGCGGCAGCACGTCCTGGTCCCAACATCGGGCACAGTTTGGAGCAAGGGCTGCCTCGCCAACGTGAACGAGTTCATCGAAGGTATTGGAAGGAAGTGGAGGTGACTTGTGAAAGAAGCTGAAGCGACAAACGGTGAGAAGCTGAAGGCTTTAGTGGCATCGTTTAATCTCAGATGTACCTTGACGACCGCCCTGAAGCACATAGAGCCATTTGGCCCGGAACGTACGTGCTGGGATGAGTGGGCAGACCAGCTTAAACGCTTCCAGACGGAGGCTGCATTCCCTCCCGATCCCTTCTGGTCTCCGCCACCTAAGCCTAAAGCGTAACTTTTCTACATTTTCTCCTAGCCAAATAGCCTTCCCAATCCGATAGTACTCATAGCGGGTTTAACCGATACCGCACGCATGGAGACACCAGATGAAAGAAGTCAGCCCCCCGGCGGCAGATGTCGGCGTCCTAGTCGGCAGGTTCCAAGTCCACAAACTCCACGAAGCACACCTGGAACTGATCAGGCACGTGGTCAAGCACCACGACCGCGTGATGATCTTCCTGGGCATGTCGCCGTGCCGCGTCACGAGGAACAACCCCCTCGACTTCGACGCCCGCAAAGCGATGATCCAGGACGCCTTCCCGGACGTAAGTGTCTACTACGTCAGGGACTGCCGACCCGATGACCTGTGGTCTAAGCGCCTCGACAACATGATCTATGAGCACATCAAGCCGGGCGCGAAGGTCCTGCTGTACGGTGGGCGCGACGCGTTCATCAAGCACTACGAAGGCAAGATCCCCACGCGCGAGTTGGAGCAGGAGGTCTTCATCTCGGGCACCGCCGTGCGCAACACCATCGCCAACACCGTGCCCAAGACGACCGACTTCCGCGCCGGGGTCATCTGGGCCTCCCAGAATCAGTACCCGCGTGCCATCCCCACCGTCGACGTGGCCGTCTGGGACGAGACCGGCGAGAAGCTCCTACTGGCCCGCAAGCCCGACGAGGATCTCTACCGCTTCATCGGCGGCTTTGCCACTGGCCCAACGTACGAGTCCGACGCGCGGCGCGAGGTCGACGAGGAAGCGCACATCGCCATCACCGATCCAGTCTACGTGGGCTCGCATCAGGTCGACGACTGGCGCTACCGCAGCGAGGCCGACAAGATCGTCACGCTCCTATTCGAGGCCAAGCGGCTCAGCGGCAACCCACGTCCCGACGATGACATCGCTGAACTCAAGTGGTTTGATTTCGCAACACTCCGCGACGAAATGGTCGTCCCGGAGCACCGTCCACTCCTCAAGATGCTTCAATGCAAGAGGGAGACACACCATGAAGACGAACATCGTACTGGCGACTGACAGCTACAAGCTCACCCACTGGAATCAGTACCCACGCGGCACGGAGAAGGTCTACTCCTACTTCGAGGCGAGGCCCGGCGCGAAGTACCGCGACACCGTGTTCTTCGGTCTCCAGTACATCATCGCCGAGTACCTCGCAGGCCACGTCGTCACGACCCAGAAGATCGACGAGGCCGAGGCGTTGGCAGCCCAGCACTTCGGCAATCCGAACATCTTCAACCGCGCCCGCTGGGACCACATCGTCGACCAGCACGACGGCCGCCTGCCTGTCCGCATCAAGGCGGTGCCCGAGGGCACGCCGGTCCCTGTCAACAACGTGATGATGACCATCGAGAACACGGACCCGGCCTGCTACTGGCTGACCAACCACCTGGAGACGATCCTCACGCACGTGTGGTACCCGTCCACCGTGGCCACGCAGAGCCGGGAGGCCAAGCGGATCTGCAAGAGGTACCTCGAAGAGACTGCCGAGTCCGCTGGCGGCCTGGACTTCATGCTGCACGACTTCGGCTACCGTGGCGTGTCGTCGGTGGAGTCGGCTGGCCTCGGCGGCGCTGGTCACCTCGTCAACTTCCACGGCACTGACACCATCGCGGCGATGGAACTGCTGCGTCAGTACTACGATGCCGACGTACCCGCGTTCAGCGTACCGGCCACCGAACACAGCGTGATGACCGCGCACGGTGCAGACGGTGAGAACTGGGTGCTGTCGCAACTGCTCGATGCCTACCCTACCGGCATCCTGTCCATCGTGATCGACTCGTACGACTACCGGAAGTTCATCAAGATGGCAGGCACGACGTTCAAGGATCGCATCCTTGCCCGCGACGGCAAGGTCGTCTTCCGTCCCGACAGCGGAGATCCGTGCGAGGTGACACTGGAGGTCCTGGAACTGCTGGGCGAGTACTTCGGGTCAGCCGACGGTAAGCCCGGCTACAAGATCCTGCACCCCCAGGTCGGCGTGATCTGGGGCGATGGCATCGATCTCGAAGACATGGAGCGCATCCTGGCCGACATCACCTACGCGGGTTGGAGCGCCGAGAACATGGTGTTCGGCATGGGCGGCGGCCTGCTCCAGAAAGTCAACCGCGACATCCAGCGCTTCGCGTTCAAGAGCAGCTACCAGGAGCGCGGCGGCGAAGGCCACGACATCTTCAAGGAGCCCATCGACAAGACCAAGACCAGCAAGAAGGGCCGACTGAAGCTGGTGCGCCTCGAAGGCGCGCACGGCTCCACGCTGACCACCGTCGGCATCGATGATCCACGCGAGGACCTGCTGGAGACGGTCTTCGAGGGCGGTCAGGTCCTGAAACGTTACAGCCTGGACGAGATCCGCGCGAGAGCAGCACTGTAACACCCAGAAGCAGCCCCGGATGCACGTTATTGGCCCGGGGTTGCTTTTTACCTGCCCGAATAGCCATCCCGATCCGATGATATGGGTGGAGACAAGCAGATGCACAAGAACTACCTGGAGATCGACCCGCGCGGCGGGCCAACCAACGTACCTGCCGGTCAGGTCTTTGGTGGCGTGCGCTTCACGTTACTGAAGGGAGCCACAGAACAGCGAGTGGAAGTCAACTCGCTGTTCTGTGGACCGGCAGTGATCAGCAGGATCAACTTGGACCCGCACGGCGCGACCTCGGCGGTGGTCTACCAGCTTGTTCACGATGGCCAGATCACATGCGTCTGGCACCAAAGACACCTTGGGCCAGCCCTCCAGATCTTTGACCGGCGCTACGACATCTCCCGGGACCGCGAGGCCGAACGGCGTGGCGAGAACCTGAAGGAGTTCGGCGAGCAGTCGGCCCGGGCACTGGTGGGCATGACCAGGGCCGACCGGATGAGCATCATGCACCGAGCTATGGTGCCCGGTGCAGGCGAGGAGGCGTGGACATGGGTCAAGTAAAGAAGGTAACCTTGGAACTCGACGTGGAACTGACCGAGGAGCAGCTTCAGAAGATCTTGATCGCCTGCGCGCAGACCATCGCAGAGAAGCTGGGCGAGGGTCACGACGTACAGGTGATACAGAATCCTGTTGCGTTCCCCACTATGACTGGCCTGTCCCACATCGTCATGGAGCACAGCATCGTGGCGGTCGACCTGGAGAGGTAACAGTGGAATACTACGAGTCACATTGCCCTGACTGTAACGCGACCTACCGTTGGGTTGGCTACAAGACTGGCATCGGCAAGACGCCCGAGCAGCTTGCTGCTATGAATCGCCTGCACACTACCTGCGAGAGATGCGGCAGCACGAACCTGAAGACTGGGCTCGACCACGGCAGCCCGGAAGCGCAGGCGTACGACTCGGCGTTGAAAGGCACGATCAGCAGAATGCTACAGCCCACCCAGGAGGTGCGGACAGTCAAGACGACCGAGACCAAGCTCAGTGACGATGTGTGCCTGACTTGCCTTTTCTCCCACATGGAGCAGGTGTCTGTTGAGGATGGGAAGCTGAAAGTCCTTGGTCGGCTCGGCTATCCACCCGTTCTCAAGGGCTCTGTGGAGGCTGACTTTAAGATCGAGGTGGAACCTGAGACGGGCCATTTACGGGCACTCGTGGCTGGCCCGATCCGAACGGATTCTCATCCCATCAAGTACCGTGTGGACGTGGCTGAATTGGGGATGAGAGTGCACTGGATTGGAGATGCAAAAAGACGATGGCTAATGAGACGGACTGGGAAGAAACGTTGGAGGAACTTTGATGGCGGTGACCCCCCTTCGAGAACATAGGCCCCCTCGGCGTCAATGACCACGATGTGAAGTACGGAGACAACCAAGATGACACTCAACGGTGAAGCGCGAGGGATCGCAGATCTGCATCGCTGCCAGATCCAGGGCTACCTCAAGGCGGTCAAGGCTACGCTGTACTCGCTGGAGGAAGACTGCTCGCTGTTCAAGCATATGCCCAAGACGCACATTCAGATCGGTAACCTGCTCTCCCAACTTGGACACGTCATGGCTGAGTGTGACGACGAGTTCTTGACGCAGGCACGCTGATGGTCCCCCCGATCCATCTCAACGACTCCGGCCCACGCGTCGCCCACTGGATCTTCTGTCCACGCTGTGGGTGGCAGACGCCCAAGCCCAACAGCGCCTGCGCCAATACCTGTTGCGGTAATGACCTCCACTACGCTGACCTGAGTCAGGCTGACCTCGACGAGATGGAGCGCGACGGCCTCACCGTCAAGGAGTTGGTCGACCGCTACTGGCAGAAGAGACGGGACGCTCAGCCGAAGCCTAAGAAGTTGCCGGACGAGGACCCGTACGACTGGAAGCCGCCGGAGGAGTAGGATGAGCGAGTTGATCACGTTCTCCGAGGAACTGATCCCCCAGGTCGTCAGGATCATGCGGATGGGGATCGTCGTGGCCATGAAGCGAGAGGACAAGAGAGGCAACCGCGAAGAGCGTGCCCTTGTGAAACGTGCTGCGGTGGCGCTGGAAGAGCAGTGCGTCTCGCTTATGGAGTACTGGGACCAGATGCAGAGCGAGGACTGACTGTGGGCGAAGCAAGGTCGTTGGTTCCCGGCAAGCCCCTCATCTGCCAAGTGTGCGAGAAGAACGAGGCCAAAGGCGTCTGCTGCGTGCCCAGCGTCCCATACTCGGCAGCGTACTGTCAGGAGTGTCTGAACGCCAATGCACACCCCTGGTTTATCATCGTGGCCAACACAGCCTGCGTGGGCAGCTACGAGGACTGCGCCCCGTGGTGGAAAGAGATGGTCGAGGATACCTGCAAGCACCTGGGCAAGACTCTGGAAGAGTTCAAGGCCGAGGTTCTCAAGGACGTCGAGGATATGGAGCGGAGTCTGCTGGAGCAACTGGGAGATCCGGATAACGGACAGGAGGACTGACACGTGTACGACTACGCAGATTTTCGTCCGGCCGCCTAAGCACCGTACTTCTCTCGTACGGTCTCCGCATACTTGGGCACCACAGCCACCGGGATCTGCTCGAAGCCTGCGTCACGCAGCACAGCGAAGCGGTGGCGACCGTTGGTGAATCCGGGCAGGCCGGACTCGTACGGCCCAATCTCGGGCATGATGATCGGCACGTCCGGGTTGTCGTGGAACCACTGCTGGAACTTCTCATACCTGTTGCTGATCGTAGGCCCGGTGCCGCCGGGGCCTACGTAGTCCGACGACTGCGCCCAGGCCGCGTCGAACTTGGCCACGTCCACTACGACCTCAACATCGGTACCGGCACGTTCAGGTTTGACGAACAGACGACCGCCAACATTGAACTTCTTGTGAGGAGAACTCTCCGGAGGCCGCTCCGCTGCCTCGGTCAGGATGTGGCGTATGGCTCGGCGCGCGTCCATCAGTCACCTGCCTGACGCTGACGTTCCCGGCGGGCGAACAGCTTAGTCTTCTCTTTCTCCGCACGGCGTACAGACACAATCTTCACACTGGCATACTTGGTGCGTAGTTGATTGATCGCTTCGTGCCACCTGTCCACGCTTTTCATCACGTCGGTCCAGGTGTCGAAGGCGTAGCCTCGCTTACCCAAAAACGGAAACTCCCCTGTCTTCTTCCAGTGCGGGTAAGCATCCATGTACTTCTGCTCAGGGCTGATCACCCAGATATCACTGGACTCCGGAACTTTAAGGGCACCGGACTTCACTGCCCACTCGACCTCGGCAGAGTACAACGCGCCCATGTTCTTCACGCCCTGATGAAACCACTTCTTCCATTCGGAAGCGTCTGGGAAGTCCGGCTGGTCGTAGTCCAGGTGGCTCGTAATTGCTCTTCGGTATGGGTCGTCTGAGTTGTGCTCTTCATCCAGGAACTGCAAGAACAGCCTGACCATATCGTCGACGCTGTTTATCCTGCGCCCTGATCTCGCGATCCAGTGGCCAAAACTCTGTAGTGGCCCGCTGTACTGGAATCCGTAGTGTTGCTGCGCCGCCCCGAAATCTCTGAGCGCTTTCAGGACGTAACTTCCCATCTTCGTAAGGATCTGCTGTGGGTCTCCGGGACTGTTGAACAGACGGCCGAGGGCTTCCATGTTGTTGGCCATGAGGTACGCTGGATCGTCGTACCGGATCATCGATACGTCGTTGAGGGCGGCCACGTCATCGCCGGGCATGCGGATCAGGAGTTCGCGGAGTTGTCCCCAGTCCATGATCATGTCCTGAATGGACGTGGCCCCGATACCCTTCAGCCCTTCGAGGCGACCGCTCATCAGATTAGCGAGCATCTCGTCATAGTTATAGGACCCGAAGTCCAGCGCGAGGTAGAAGTATTGAGGCACGGCAGCGTCGGCTGCCTCGGTCAGCATGATGCGGCGCATGGCTGTGCGGGTGGGGTCCATCAGTAGTAGCTCGGGTTGTAGGGCCGGTCCTCGCCGTACTGCTCGACCAGGGCACGCAGGCTGTCGTCCAAATGCTCGACGGCCTCGCGATACTTGCTGTTGTTGAGTGGGTAGTACAGGGTGCCTGTCCGCTCGTAGACTACGAGAATCCCCAACGTCGCCTCGGCCAGCTTGATGACCACGTCGTAGCAGGCGTCAGCCGCCGCGCGGTACAGCGGGTCCTCCACCTGGAGCGAGCCCTTCATCCTGGTGGCGCGCTTGCGTAGCCGTGTCGCGGCCTTCTGCATCGACTCCAACGACTCGTCCTTGTACTTGCTGACCTCCAGGTGCTCGCGGTACACGTCGCGTACATACTCTTCGTTGACGTGGCGGATGATGCCCATCTCTTCGTTGATGTGGCCGACCTCGATGCGGAGCGGGCTGGCCTTCGCATAGACCGCAGAGCCCAGCGAGCCCAGGATGCAGTGGACCGCCTCGGCGATGCGCTGGAGGCCAATCTCGTACTCGGTGTATGCCTGGAACCAGCCGCCTTCTGGCAGGCCGCCGTAGATCGTGCCAAGGGCGCAGTGGTCAGGCGCAGCTTCGGTCAGCATCTGGCGTATGACGTGGCGTGTCTGGTCCATCGCGTTACTCGAACAGGTGGATCTCTTTCGGATTGAACTCAGCTTCAAGGACTCCCTGAAGTTTGCCGGTCCACTTGTACTGACCGGGGTTGACAACACTGAGCCTGCCGGTGTCGCCCTCGAAGTGGCCTTTCCAACGGCTATCGACAGGAGGGTCCAAGTAGTCCCAGACTAGGTTGTGCGACCACGTGGGCAGTTCACCGTGCTCCTGAAAATACTCTTCCATGGCTTCGTCGTCTTCCAGGTCGAAGTCAACCAAGTCTTCCATGATCTGTTGATGGCGCTCGACTTGACCGTGATTCAGCACCCATATCTCATGTGTTCTTGGGTCTGTATAATCCATCTCGAACTCGTCGCCAGGATCGACATGGTACGCCTCGTTGCCATGCCCAAGCTCGAAGTAGAATATCGCTGTACTTTCGTCACCAACCGTGTGCGGGACGACAGGAGACTCGGTCAGCAGGATACCGCGCATGATCTGCCGCATCGAGTCCGCCACGTGCCGCTCGCGTCCGCGCTGTCCGTAGGCGGGCTCCCCGAACTCGTCCGGCCACGGCGTGTCTTTGTACGACTGAAACTGTGGATCATCCAAGAACGTGCCAAGGTGTTTCCACCGCAGACGCAGGAGTTCCTCAGGAAGAAGCTCGTGCGTTCGGCTTTGGTTAAGCGGCCACGGGTTGGTGGGCCTTTCCTCGTCTCCCGGCATGAGGTCGCGTACGCTGCCGGGCTTGACGACGAACGTCGGTCCCACGCGCTCGATGTACTGCCTCCAGAACTCGGGGTCCGGCTTGCCGTAGAGTACCGTGTAGCGCTGGTACATGTCCGCGCCGGTCCTGGGCATCTGTCTCCAGTGCCATGCGTTGTCGTTCTGGACCGCCCAGAGGATCTTGTTGGCTCCCCGAAAGCCCACGTCCTGGTCAAGCCGGATGTTGCTGGCCCCAAACATCGCGCCTTTTGTATGCTTGGCGATCTGACCGCGCACGGCCCGGAGCAGCTTCTCGTGCGCCTCGCGGACGATTGGCGTCGTCTTGGCTGTCCCACTCCAAGGATCGGTTGCCTTCTCTTCAATCGCCGCGCGCATCCAAGCTCGGATCATTTCCTTGTATGGGCGGAAGAGTCTCAGGGCGAACTCGCCGGGCATGCGCCGTTCGAGCTTCTCGTTCAAGAACCCGATGAAGTCCTCGAAGCTCGGCATCATGGCCCCGTCTACCTTGTCGTACCACTCCTTGTCCCAGTGCGCTGCCCCGGTCGCCTTCCGGTAGCTCTCCCAGTCAAGACTGTCAAGCGCGATCAGGATGGCCTGGGCCGTGTCCGACGAGGGGATGTTCTGGCCCACTCGGCGCATGAAGAGCGTGAGAGGGATGCTGGCCGAAAGCTGGTCTTCGTCGAACAGCGCGGTCCGCGTCTCGACCTGGAGGCCGAACACGACCGGCGCGCCGCCGAACTTCTCGGCTGCCTTTCTGGCTTCGCTCTCTGCCGTCATCGCGTTCTGTGTAGCATAGATGCCTCCGTACGAGGCGATGGTGCCGCGCTCGGGATCGTACTGGCGCTGCTCGGGAGGAATGTCGGCACGCAGGCCCTCCTTGAAGACCAGACGGGCGCGGCCTGAAGACGTTCCGTGATAGTAGATCTCGCGGGCTTCGGTGAGCATCCTACGTATGGCTTGTCGGGCTGCGTCCATTGCGCTACTCAAAAACGTGAATTTCAGTCGGGCTGAACTCGGAGCGGAGCATTCCGATCAACTGGTTGGTGAGTTTGAAGCGTCCAGGGTTCATGGCGCTGAGCCTTCCGGTGTCACCCTCATAATGACCTTTCCAGTACTGGTCGGGGTTCGGCCAGAGCATACCATGCGACCACGTGGGCAAGCCTCGTCCCTTCTCTTCTTGTTGATCGACGTAAGCCTGCAACGCTTCGGGATCGCTTAGGTCAACACCCTCGTCCTCGATGTTAGGCATGTTAAGCTGATGGTAACGCTGGATTTCGCCGTGCATCAGAACCCAAATCTCATGGGTCAGCGGATCGGTGTACTCCATCCCGTCGTCATACGAGGTGTTCCCGTGTCCGAGGTCGAAGTAAAATACGGATGTACCTTCATCGTCGATCTTGTGGAGCGTGACATCGCTGGCGACGACAGATTCGGGGAGGCTCTCCTTGTCCATCACCACAAGAGCCGGAAGCGCCTCGACACCCAGGACGTGGAGAGCGTCGTACCGGTGGCTGCCCTCCAGGACGTACGGGCCTTCTTTGTCGACAACCACGATCAGCGGCACGATCCAACCACTTGCAGCGATCTGCTGCGCCAGTTCGCGGGCCGCCTCGTTGTCATCTCCAGAAGTCTCGAAAGCAGACAAGGGAACGGCGCGGATGCCGGACAGCACCTCGTAGTCCAGAAGACTGGCCGCGATGGAACTGGTATTTGGAACTTCGTCACCCACGCGGAGGCCGCTGACCTCGTCACCAGCCCGTGGGTAGAGTTCGTCCTCCTGGGCCTCGGCGAGTATTCGACGTATCACACGTCGGCTTTCGGTCAGCGCCTCGTCCTGCCCGGCGTAAAACCTGCGGATCGCACCCATGATGCGGCGCGAGTTTTCTCCGGGATCGAACATGTAGGACTTATTCCGTTCGGCCTTCCAGTAGTAGTCGTTACGCTCGTCGAATTCGCCCAGGCCGTCCTCCATATCGACCGGCATGCCCTCGGCGCTGAAGTTATCGATCCAGCCCTCCAAGGTCCGGTACTGCGCCGAGGTGGGCTGGACCATCATGTCGAGGCCGCCGTCTTCAGGCATCAGACGGATCGCGCCCAGGCTCATAAACTCCTGCATGCCGCGCGTGCCGCCCCCGCCGTAACCGATGTTCCGATGGTCAAAGCCGCGCCCGTAGCCGCCGCCCCCGCCCGAGATCATGTCGCCGTCAGGCAGCAAGTAGAACGCATCGGTGAAGCTGCTCGTGATCCCGAACCGGCCCTTGGCTTTCTCGAACGGGTCGGCCTCGTCCTCCGCGTCCTCTACGCCGGGCCAGTCCTCCATGGACAGCGGCATCTCGTTGTCTAGCTTTCGGAGAACCTGGAGCGGGATCTCGCGGTACCTGGACTCCTGGCCGTTCTGCACACTACGGAATACGGAGCGAGCGTACTCTCCGGCCGACCAGCCGAACTCGTCACTGATCACTCCAATGATCCGGGCGTGGAAGTCCAGCAGTATCTGGGGTTCGTTCTGGACGAGCGCAGCCATCTCTCCCGGATTCCAGTTGAGTGCGTCGTAGACCGCGCTCCAGATAGTCCGGTGCTCACCCTCGTCGAACGTAGCCAGCGTGTACTCGGGGAACAGTTCAGTGACAATCCTCTCGTAGCGCTGCCAGTCGTAGTCCCTGTCCTCCTCACGGTTTACCGCGTCCAGGAAGAACTCCCGCAGGTGATCGTACGTCATGTTCCAGACGTGCCGAGGCTGGGTGGGAGCCTCAACGCTGGCCTGCTCGGCCAACACCTGCCGCATCACTAGGCGAGTGGCATCCATCAGCCCCAGGCTTCCTTGTCGTGCTGTACCAGCGCGCGGGTCATGTCCTGGGTGAGCGGCTCGACGTTGATGGTGTCTTCCGACGGGACCGCAGCCATCCGCTTGAGCCACTGCCCTTCCGCCCCGGCCTGCGAAAGCGGGTCTGCCGTGTCGACCTCCCACTCCTCGCCGCTCGGGCTGAACGTGACAATGGAGATGTCGCCGCTCCCCATGGCCTGATTCAGATCCCAGTCCATCTTCGAGGCCCAGCGTATGGCGTCGAACTTGTTATCGAACGCGAAGATTTCACCCTGGCCGTAGCGCTCGCCAGTCCCAGACATGGCCCAGTTGGAGGGCTGCATCGGGACGAGCCCACGCTTCTGGATATCTGAGACCCGGTCAGTGGGGGTGACGTGGTAGTACTCGACGCCCTGGGCCTCGGTGAGTATCCGTCTGAGGGCTCTGCGGGTGGGGTCCATGGAGGTGAATCTTACTCGTTTTGGCATCCCCGAGTCAATTTGGTAGAAATTCCCTGCCGAAATAGCCCTCCGAATCCGATGATATAGGTATAAGCCCGGCAGTGGCATCCCGATGTGGGGCGACCTACTGCTTGGCACGGTACGGTGCGGTGATGATCTTCAAGGACCTGATCAAACAAGACGAGTTTGCCGGGCACATGGTGTTATGCGTGCTCACTGCGCACGCCCAGGACGTGGCCAACGGCGACTTCCGCAAGGTCCCCGGCTGGGAGAACATAGACGGCAGGGAACTCGACATCATTCTGAGCATTGACGGTGTTGAGGTTCCGTTCCAGCCCGCCATGGAGCGTATGGCCGAATGCCGCGAGGAGTGGATCAAGAAAGAGGCGTTCAATCTGTTCCAGGAGAAGCTGAGCGGCAAGTTCCCCGAAATCGGAGACCTGCTGGAACAGATCGAACAGAAGATCCGCGACGTTGCGCGCGAGACGTTGGGAATCGAACTGGAAGAGGACTACTAAGTGCGCAAGCCCAACCTGACCGTCGACGAGCTACTGGAGGACATCGAGTGCGAGGGTCTGCGCGAAGCTCAGGAGATCGTTTGCAAGTTCTGCGGTCATCCCTCCCACTCGGACACCTCGATCAGCAGACTGATCGAGGTTGCCCTGAGTCGTCTGGGAAATCACGACCACCCATCGGATGCTACACTCAAAGACTCAGTTAAGTTCTACCAACTGAACTACTACATCACCCTCCTGGAGTACTGCCCGAACTGTGTCTGCGGCGGCGGGGACACCTGCTCGCCATGCCACTGGTTTCTGGTCACGGCCTCAGAGATCCTGCGCATGGCGGCGCTAGTCAAGACGATCCGACACATCCAGAAAGACGAGGACAAACCATGGCCTACGAATACGAAACCCTGAAGCCCCAACTCCTCACCGACGACGGGCAGCGCATGTTCATCCAGGGCCGCGACGAGGTACTCAAGCTGATGCCGAACCGCAGCGACTCCGTTCTTATGGGTCGGGCTTTGGATTTCTTCAAGGCCGGGGACAGTTGGCTGAAGATGGCCTGTGTGGATCGTATGGTCGAGATCGGAGACCTCCACGAGATCTCTGGCGACAACGTCGTTGCCCAACACCGAGTATTCGTGAGAGCGCGGTAATCATGCCAGAAGATCACGACTGGAAAGCGATCAGCCAACTGATGGAGCAGGCGTCCGTCCTGGCCCAGCGGTACAATCTGTGCATCTGGAACGGCATCAAAGCTGACGGCAGCAGGCACATCGAAGCCTACCGCATGAAGCGTGGCGAGAAGGACGTTGTGCTGACTACCCCGAGCATGGAAAAAATGATCGAGAAGCTCACCGTGATGGCTGTAGAGGGGAAGCTGGAACATCACGACCGCGCCGTCGAAGACATCGACCCAGAGATCTGGCACCTGCACATCGACAGCGCTGCGTTCAATCTGCTGCACAAGACACAGGATCTGCACCAGACGTTCAGTCATCTGATCGGCCCGGTAGGGCTGGTGTACGACCGGTACTGCGTCATCGACATGCAGCTACGGAACCTGTGCCTATCTATCCAAAACCTAACCAGTTCGATACGCAAAGTCCCCATTCGAGAAAGAGAGAAGAAGCATGGATAATCCGATCATCGTGGCCCTCGATGGCATCGACATGTCGAAGGCTATCGCTCTCGCGCAGCTATTGAAGGATGACGTGTGGGGGTTCAAGGTCAACGACCTGTTCTTCCAGCACGGCATCCAGGCTGCCAACAACCTCGGGGTCTTTGGCAACGTCATGCTCGATGGGAAGTTCCACGACATCCCGAATACCGTGGAGAACACCACGAAGAAGATCGCAATCTTCGGCCACCCGGCTCCCGGCATCGTTACCATACACGCCTCCGGCGGCCCTGCGATGATACGGGCTGCTGTTGAGTACCTTCCGGGAAAGGTTGCGGCTGTCACCGTGCTCACGTCATTAGACGAGGACGCCTGCATGCACGTTTACAACGTGCGGCCTGAGGTTGCCGTCAAGCGCCTCGCCAGTATGGCCCACGAATACGGAGCCAGCTTCATTGTGTGCAGCCCTCTGGAACTTGCCGCGCTCAAAGACATCCCTCGTCCCAAGATCGTCCCAGGCATCCGCCCGCTCTGGTACCAGGAGGCTGACGATCAGGCGCGGAAAATGACTCCTGCCGAGGCAATGGAAGCCGGGGCCGGGTTCCTGGTCATGGGCCGTCCGATCCTGCGCGCGGACGATCCGGTCGAAGCCGCGCAGCGCACACTCGAAGAGATCAAGAAGGGGTAACTATGTCACGCGACTGGAAGAACACAGGACTCTACCAGGAGTTCAACCAGGACGATGCGGACACCCGCGTCGAACGGTTCATTGAGGCCGCCGCCAAGCTGACCGTCGAGTTCCTGGAGGACCAGGATGCCTTCTGGCATTGGGACGGCCACAAGCACGTGGCGGAGTTGACCAGCGGCAAGCTGAGCAACTTCTTCGCCAACTGCACGCCGATCTTCACACACCCCGGCATCCAGAAGGACATCGCACACGCACTGTGCGAGAAGCTGGTGCGCAGCGTGTACGTCGGGATGGATAAGTTCCTGGGGAAGCCCGCAGGATACCACGGTCAGCCACGTATACTCACCGACGATAGGCTGTTCAAGACGCACCCTAACCGCTGGGTCGTCGGCTCCGCCATGGGCAGCATCGGCCTCGCGCAGTCCATCGCCTCGGTCCTGGGCCAGGGCTGGAAGGCCGCATTCGCCGACAAAGGTGGCGACGGCATGGAACTCAAGCGGTTCGACCTGGGGGAAGCGCCCATGGTCCTGCTCTGCGAGGATGTGTTCACAACCGGTGGGACCATCAAGTCGACGATCATGGCCGTCGAGAAGAAGCACGAGGACGTTCTCTTCGTGCCCGAGGTCCCGACCATCATCAACCGCAACCCGGGCTACTCCTTCCAGGTCAAGCAGGGTGGACCCGGCTTCCACTTCCCGGCGCTCATCACCAAGGTCGCTGAAACCTGGGACGATGTCACCAGCCTGCCCGAGCGCATGAAAGGCTGCGTCCCGATCCGGCCGAAAGTAGGATGGAAAAAACTAACAACCGCGATGTTATAGGGGTTTGGAATGGCAGAAAACACGTACCGTTGCTCCGTATGTGAACGAGACTTGCCGGAGTCAAGTTTCCATAAGCAATCCAGAAAAGCAGGCAAAGCAGTTCGGCGTCGTCCTGTGGGCTACAAGTGCAGGACATGCCGGACGGAGTACAGAAAGCGGTGGTACCGGAATGGCGGAAATGCCAGTGTCAAAAGCACGAATCAGCGGCAAAGGTTGACTAATCCAAAGATCAGAATGCTGCATGCCGCGCGGAAGAGAGCGAAAAAGTTGGGACTGCCGTGCTCTCTGAGCAAGGAAGACTTCGAGATCCCGAAGATCTGCCCTGTTTTAGGTATCCATCTTGAGATTACTCTCGGAGGGATTACCACAAACACACCGACCATGGATCGGGTAGATAACTCAAAGGGGTATGTTCCTGGAAACGTCCAGGTCATCTCTTGGAGAGCAAACATGATTAAGCGGGACGCAACTATCCCTGAGTTGGAAGCGATTATTCGGTACATGCGGAAATTCTCCCCGGCTGCATAACTGGCGAGCGCTGGCCGACGAGAAGCTGGAGAAGTAGTGGGCAGCGAGACGCTACCTTACGAGTGTTGGGCGATCATGTCTACGAACGAGAGCCCACGTGTCGTGCGGATCAACGGCCAGTTGGCAGTGTACGACAACCAGCCCGCCGCGTTGTTTAAGCTGGGTGACATCCTAGAGGCCAACCCAGGCAAGCAACACGCATACGCAGTCAGGCCTGCCACCGTCACCCTGGAGTTTCGAGATGAGTAAAAAGTTCGAGCGCGCACGCGTCCGGGTCAAGGGGAACTACGACACGGGAGGCAGGCTGGGCTGGCAAATCGGACCCGAGATCTATGCTGAGCAGTGGTGGATTCCTGTGCTCTGGGACGACGACGAAGATCCAGATTGCTTCAAGAAGGTTGGGCTCAACTTCCTGGATCACGGCCAGGAGCAGCGCGAACTCCGACAGAACATCCTCGACATAGTCACCGACCTCGTGTCTAAGTTCATGTACTACAACCGAGAAGAAGAAGATGACACGCTCTCAGTCGAACGCCTGGAGCAGGCTTTCAAAGATGGCGTGATCACCCACGAAGAGGTGGCCGCCCACTTCCTGAAGGAACTGAAGGGCAAGAATGGATGACATCCCACCACCACTACCACCACCATCACCACTAACACGCGCTGATGTCGCCGCCGAAGTCGCTGAGTCCTTCAAGGACTACTACGACGAAGAGGATCGTGGCAAGCTGGAGGTGGCCAGCGTCGAGGGCATCGACCAGTACGTCCGCAGTCTGAACCTGTACTTCGTCATGGGCGAAATGGACGCAGACAGCGGCGGTCGTGGCTGGATTGCAGAGATCTGGGTCGACGAAGCCAAGGCCGAGGAGCGTGCTACGTACATCGAAAAACGCGGTAAGCCTATCTACAAGTACCCGACCTTCTTCAGCGTCCAGGAAATCAACCTTGGCGAGGAGTTAGAGATCCACAACGAGGACAGAGACCCCCTGCCTCCGCAGCAGCTACCCTGAGGATCGCATAGTGCACCTGTATATGCTCTACTGCCTGACGACGCACCGCGCCTTCCTGTGGCACTCGCCCAAGCGGGACGACACTGCGGCCGTCGCGAAGGCCAAGACGTTGCTGGTCAAGGGTGGGCACGGAAAGCTGTACAAAGGGCCGACCGGCGTGGACGAGATGGATTTCCTGGAGAACGTCTATGGCCCGCTATAACGATCTGCTTAACGAGCGCCCTCTCCCTGAGATGAAGTACCGCTGCTGGTTCCGTAAGGAAGATCCCAGAAAAAGGGGAGAAGTAGTCGAGGCAACCAATATCGAGGCTGCTGCCAAGATATTCGCTGAAGAGTGGGGCGATTGGGAGGAGGGTGTCTTCGACATCCTGGTCAATCCCGTGCGCACCGGTAAGATCTACAATGTCAAAGTCTCAGTGTGGCTGGAGCTAAACACTGAGACGGACAAGGTCACGCTGACCCGCATCAAGCTGGAAGGCCGCGAGAAGCCGAAGCGAAGGCCGCGCAAGAAGAAGAAGAAGTGACCTGGGGATCTCCCAGGTCGACCTGCGCCCCCGGCCATCGGCGCATTGAGGTGTGTACCAAAATGGCAGCAGACCAAAATGATGCTGACAAAGACGTTATAAAGTTTTCCCCAATCCTTGAACACGGTTATCCCCATGATGAGTTACGCGACCTAGCAGAGTTCCGGCAGAAAGTGCTGGCCAGCCTTATGATCAAGCCGTGGCAGATTTTTCCTGACCGATTTAGTCCTCCCAATCCGATAATACATAGTATGAGCATGACGACAGACGAAGTTGTTGCCTGGATGCTGGAGATGGCGGAGAGGCGCGTTCCCTTCCGCTTGGAGTACAACATCAACTACGGCGCGAACAATCGCATAGGCTGGAGCGTGTCCATCTACGGTCACATTGTGGTCGAGTTCGCCCCGACGTTCACAGAAGCCATCGCAGAGGCAAAACGAAAGTACGCCGAGGTCCTGGCTGATGAGTGACGAGAAGCAGGCCTTTGGTATACTCGGCCGGACGGGCCAGTTCGATGGACCGTGGAATTGGTACAGGTTCGACTATGCCGAGGACAAGTTAGTGGTCTCGGCAGAGCCCGTATTCCCGTGGAACACCGTGCACATGGCTCAGCAGGAAGCGATGAAGTTGATGAAGCAGGAGCCGGACCTCTGGACGACCCAGGTCGTGATCCAGCCCGATGGCTGGGGTCCGAACCTGCCGTACGAGAACAACACAACCACCGGGGAGCACCTCGGCTTTGCTCCCTCAGCAGGAGGTAACTGGTAATGGGCGACTACGACGGACCCCCGATGATCCGCGCAGACGTGCGAATCAAGGGTTTTCAGATAAGCATCATGCGTGCGCTGAGCGAGGAGGTGCGGCCCTTCGCCGAGGACATCCAGCGGCAGGTCGAGCACGCGATCCAGAACATGGATCTGGAAAAAGAGCTTGCGGATGTCGTCTCTTACCAAGCCAAAGAAACCATCCGGGACATGGTCAAGCGCCAGTTCCGCGACACCATCCACCAGGAGAAGTGGGAACAGAAGTTCCAGGCTCTCGTCGAGGAGTACGCCGACAAGTACCTGAACGAACTCGTCGAGGCAGAGGTTAAGCACCGAGTCCGAGACACCGTGTACAGCGTGATAGGCACGAAAATGCGCGCCACGCTCGGAGAGAAGGTCGAAACCTACGTCAAGGAACTGCTACATGACTCGGAAGGAAGCGGTCAGCCTGATTAAGGCCCGGCTCGGCGATATCGAGCATTGGTCTGCGGAGTTCAAGGAGCGTTGCACGGACGGCGTCCTGCGGCGGGACTTGATCTTGTTCGAGAAACAGTGCAAGGTGTTTAGCGACGAGCTATTCATCCTGTGCCTGAAGACGCACGGCCATCTTGTGAGAGACGACGTATGTCAGACGACAGCCCCCTCGACTACGACCGGGTCCTGAACCGGATTGTCGACGGTATCGAAGGTATGCTGCCCGACCCGTTACAGTGGAGTTCGGACCGCGTCAAGACAATCATACGAGCGATCCTGGTCGAGGTGGAAGAGGTCGTCCACATCTCCTCGCACAACGCGGGATGCGCCATCGCGGCCAACAAGCTGCTCGACATCGCCAAGACAGGCAGGCACGGCGGAACCTTCGGGGGCGAGTCCATGGAGGCTTGCGCCCAGGAGATCCTCAAGCTGCACGCCGACCACCTGCGCATGGAGAAGCTGGAACGAGGCGATTCTCTCTGCATCGAGAGAGGAACCCCGATCACCACACGTCAGTTAGTCCTTCCCGAGGGGGACACGCTGCGAGAGCAAATCGACAAGGCCGAATTTACCAACGAGGTGACCTGATGGACGTAGACGAACAGTTCGACAAGATCATCCAGGACGCGATCACCGAGGCGTCTGGGATCGACTGCTCCATCAAGGTTCAGTCGTAGAAGACGTTCTCAGTCTTGCCGCCATAGAACATGTGAGCGGCGGCAAGACGATTTCCAAAGGGTCCGTAGAAATTCTGGTTCGAGGCCAACCAGAATTCTCCACCTCTGCGGAGAATGTACGCAGCGTGCCAGTCACCGCTCTTGCTGCCTACGTACACGCGCCAGCTTTCGGAGTACCTGTCCTTCAACACACACTCGGCGATTCGCATCATGTCGTCGCAGTCGCCGTAGTTCAGGACCACGCTGACCCAAGGCACGCTGGAGTAGTCGAGTCTGCCGCCCCAGGGGTCCTGCTTCCACTTGAAGCCGCGCTCCTTGTACCACGCTGCAAGCTGGTAGCCGGTCCGGAACTGACCGCGCATCAGCCGCAGTTCTCGTACAGCCCGGCGGCGCTTGAAGAAGTAACGAACGTACTGGCCAAGTCCCAGGAACCAGTCCCGGACGCGAACGCCCTTGTCGAAGACGAGATCGGCTGCCTCGGGGTGGCGAGCCAGCCAGCGGGGTGCAGACATGTGGGTCTCCTTATGGCTGAATCCGGTACGCCGCCCCGTCCCACTCCCCACCCAGCTTCTCCCAGGCTCTCGCAGCGGCTTTGGTAAGCTGAACGTCGCTCCTGACTGCCAGACCATAGTATCCGGCCAGCGCCTTGAGCACACGGCCGTACAAACCCTGGCCTCGGTACTCATCATCGATGTTGGCGTTCCGGACGACCAGGAGGCCTTTATCCCAGCCGTGGAACAGGTGACCTTCGCCGACGCCCTCACCATCGTGAAACACCATCCAGTTGATGGAGTTAATGGCGTAGGGCTCGACACTGACAGTGAACCCGTCTCCGATGCTGAACTCGGCAGGCTGTTCCTTGCCGATCATGGCCAAGGTATGGTCATCGGCCTCGTGGAGTTCCCGGGTCACAATCTGGTGTACAGGCGGGGCTTCCATGCCAGAATCCTAGCATAGCGCCGATCTCTCAGCAAATCCCCAGTTTTCACCTAGCCAAATAGCCTTCCCAATCCGATAACATAGTTATGGAGCCTCTCCTACAGGACCAGTTCACAGAATCCAGGCATTGAGCCGGTAGAGACAGAACCCCCGGAGTACTACGATGAGTGACAAGAGTGTTGTCGCGTTTGATCCCGATGCCCTCAAGAAGGCGATCCGTGGCCGCGTCCAAGCCGCCTTCGTCGACATGATCCCGGACGAGGCCTGGGACAAGATGGTCAGCGGGGAGATCGACAGCTTCTTCAAGGAACCGCAGAAAGTCGTCACGGCGGAGGAGAAGCGCCACAGCCGGAATCAGTCCTGGCAGAGCGACCAGTACGAAATCTCCCGCGTCGAGATGACGCCTTTCCGGCAGGTCGTCTACGATCAACTTCGGCCGCTCGTCATCGCCGAAATCGTGAAACGCATCAATTCCGCCAATTTCGAGTCTGTGTGGTTTAACGAAGGCGAGCACCGGCTCGGACCCTTTTTTGAAAAGATCCTCCGGGACTGTGTACCCGAAATGGTGGCTCTCATGTTCAAGGGCGTTTTCGCCCGTGCAGCCGGTGCCACGATGGAGAGCCTCAGGAACCAGCAGTTCTAATGTGCGTCCACGTCACTATGCAAGATATCCGGCTGGGCAAGCCTGACAGCCCGGCATACGGCCCAATCGCTTTGGCAGTTGGCCGCGCCCAGGGTGGCGGCGTAGCCAGCGTCTACTACTCCGACATTCTCACGACACGGGGGATCTTCGAGACGCCGGAAGAGGTGTGCCAGTGGATATTGGCATTTGACCACGGAGAGGCCTCGGGATATTTACCACCCCCATTTACCTTCACTCTAAAAAATAAAGCCCGTTTTGAAGCGTACCCGATGCCCGATCCTCCCTGGCCCCGGTGGTTGTGGAGGTGGGACTGATGCACGACTTGTCCGAAGAACACATCGCTACGCTCCGGCTTGCGGATAAGCAGGGCGGACTCACGTTCCAATGCGAGAAGAATGGTCCCCATCTCCTAACCGTGCTCGATGAAGACGCCCCCTGCTCTCGGCCGGTCGCGGCTGACCTGTCACGTTGGGGACTCATCCAGGTAGTCGGTGCCTCGGATACACAGATAGGGTACAAACTCACTGACGAAGCCAAAGAGTGGCTTCGAGAACACCCGGAGACTGATGATGCGTAAACCCAGCGACGAGTTCTGGGCAGCCTTCCGTTGCGGCGGAAGCCTCGTCATCCTGTGCGAGCACTGCGGACGGACACACTTCTGTACCACTTCCGGGGCTGTCGACTACAACGAAGGTGAACTGGAAGAGCTACTGGAGAAGGCCAAGAAAGACCCCGACATGTACCGTGAAGACGGCACGTACAGCAGCATCGAGTGGGGATACATCGGCGGGAAGCAGTCTGTCATGCACTGCCCCTGCAACGAAGAGAAGATCGCTCCCTACGAACAGTTCATCATCGTCCACGCCGAACAGATCCTGGAGTATCTCCAGAGCCGAGCTAATAAAAAACTCAGGAGTTCTCAGAGCCTCATGGACAAGGTCAACGAGACACTTAACGCCACAGAGGAAGCAGACAATGCGAGTAACCGTAGCCCCGAATGAACCGCCCGAGTCCTGGACCTCATCGGTTTTCCTCGCCGGTCCCACGCCACGCAAAGAGGGCGACACCCGCTGGCGTGACAAAGCTATCGCGGAGTTCAAGAAGAGAGGCTTCGACGGTGTGATCCTCGACCCCGAGCGTGAGGACTGGCCCGAAGACAAAGAGGGCTACGAAGAGCAGATCCACTGGGAGCAGGAGATGCGCGAGCGGTGCGACGTAATCCTGTTCTTCGTCCCGCGCCACATGGAACTGGCCCCCGGACTGACGACCAACATCGAGTTCGGCCAGGACCTATCAGGCTGGAAGGTCGTCTACGGCAGGCCCAACGACGCGGTCAAGATGGACTACATGGATCTCATCTACAAGCAGCGCTACAAGGTGGTCCACGAGACGTCCATCGAGGCCACGGTCCAGGCCGCCATGGACATGATCGAGACGCTCACGGAGAAGATCCACGACGTCGAGGCGGAGACGAGTGCGCTGCGTGAGGACGGCGAGACCTATGTGCCTCTTCACATCTGGTCGTCTCCCCAGTTCCAGTCCTGGTACAAGGCTCAGCTTGCCGTGGGCAACCGTCTTGACGCCGCCCGCGTGGAGTACGCGTTCGTGATGCCCAAGGCAGGGCTGCTGTTCATGTTCGTACTGTGGGTCAAGGTCTGGATCGAGGCAGAGCAGCGGCACAAGGAGAACGAGTTCATCGTCAGCCGCACCGACATCTCCACCATCGTGGCGTACAAGAAGGCGCTGTCCGGATCGCTGGCCGACACTGAACTGGTCCTGGTCCAGGAGTTCCGCAGCCCGGTCCGTAACAGCAGCGGCTTCGTCTACGAGTTGCCCGGTGGGTCAAGCATCAAGCCTGGGCAGGACCCGCTACAGATCGCGGCCGAAGAACTCCACGAGGAAACCGGCATCAAGATCGACGACCCGAAGCGGTTCGTTCAGGTCATGCCGAAGCAGCTTGTCGCCACCATGCTCACGCACCAAGCCCACGTCTTCGCCATCGAACTGACCGAGGAGGAGATGGCTGTCGCGCGGGCCAAGGACGCGGCCGACGAGACCCACGGTCTGGAAGAGGACTCGGAGAAGACCTACGTCCGGGTCACGACGTTCGGTGAGCTTCCCGACCGCGATGTCGACTGGTCGACCATCGGGATGATCACCACGGCCCTACGCCAGGAACTCTGACATGCCTCCAGCGATTATGATGTCTTACGACCGTGTGCAGGTCTTCCGGTTTGGCGACGGCACTGATTGGGTTGCTACGCGTGACGTCGACGAGGCCATCAAGTGGTACTGTGCCGAGAACGGGTTCGAGGATGCCGACGATGCCGGATTCGATCCGAATCCCGTCTGCCTGATGACCGAGCACTACATCGAAGGGAACAACCCTGAAGCAGGTCGGGAGACCTTCCTCGACTGCATCAAGATACGCATTAAGAATGGCTGGGAGTTCCCGGCCGTCATCAGCAGCGAGAACTCCTGATATGAATGATGATTACCATGGTCCTCCGCCAGGAGTTACAGCCATGAATTTCGACACCGAGCTTGTGCAGTGCATGGTCGACCGCATCTGCGATTTTCACAGGGGCCAGACCCGTAAGGCCCTGCCGATCCCGTACACCTTTCATCTCTTCGACGTGGCCAAGACGCTGGTCAACTGGGGCATCGAAGATGCCGACGTCATTGCCGCTGGTCTGGGGCACGACCTGATCGAGGACACCAAGGACAGTCACCCCAGCCTGATCGCACAATTCGGCACACGTATCGCCGGGATGATCGACGAACTGACTTGGGTCAAGGAGGACGGCACCAGTCGGACGGCCAAGGTCAAGCACTGGAAGCAGTTCGCCGAGCACTCCACCATCCAGGCCCTGGTCATCAAGGCGGCCGACCGCTACTGCAACGTCCGGGACTACGCCCGGCAGCGCAGTCGGGACAACGAGTACGAAGGCGAGTACGCGGCCCGGTATGCCTGCTATCTGTACCCGGTGTGGCGGGCGATCTACACTCGGCAGGACGAGGTCTCTCGGGTCTTCGGAGACAGGGCGCAGCGGCTCATGGACCCGGACATCCGGTGGATCATCCGCCTCATCCGCTGCGACGTGAAGATTTGCCTGGACGTCATCAACTCCAGGACGGTCCTCATCGACGGCGCTCTGGACATCGGGCTGGGCAAGGAACTTTGCGACGCTCAGGCTGATCTGGAGAGGCTGAACCACGAGCGCTCCAAGAACGAGAAGGAGATCCAGGCAGCCGAATTGAGGCTCCATAAGCTGAATAGGCGGGCCTCCGATGAGCCTGAGTGACCCTCTATACATTTTTATTGGATTTGTAACCGTAAATACCCCTCCAAATCCGATAATATAAGTAGTGCTACATGGACGATGAAATACTACAGCGCGAAGTGACCCTGGCCCTGGAGAAGGAACTCCAGGGCTATCAAAGCACGGTTGACCTGCTGAAGCAGGGCTTGAAGGAGGCCAAGAACCGGGCCAACATCAAGTTCAACGTGCACCTCCGCTGCATATGGGCCGACCACGGCGGCAGGGACGCCAAGGCCGAGCGCACCCGGGACCTGGAGAAGGCTCTCAAGAACGCGGTCACCCGTTACCTCAAGATCAACAAGCGGTCCGATGTCCAGGCCCAGTGGCAGGTCACGTTCCAGCTTCCCTGCGGAGCAGGCGGGAAGGTCCCCGACAAAGTATGGAAGCCTCTCGCCATCAAGGTGCTGGAGAAGTACGCACCCAGTACGTCCAGCTTGCAGCGTTGGAAGGGTGAGCTATGAGCACCGCCATGCAGAAGCTGAAGGAGGAGCTTGCCACGGCCGACGCCAAGGTCGATCAGATCTCAGGTGAGCTTACGAAAGCTGTCGAAATCAGGAACTCAGTCCTCGACCGCATGTTCGAGACTGACACAGGCTTCCGCATCGGGGGCGACGCTATCCAGACGCTGTCGTATGGAAGTAGGCCTCCGCGCCGTGTGAAAATCTTGCGCCTGACTAATCGCGATTGGAGCAACGGCAAAAACTGGTGGTGCGCAGTTCAAATTTACAAGAAAGACGGGACGCTTGGAAAGAACGAGGCCCGGGTATTCAGCGCCAAGGACGAACTCGCACAGGTTGACAAGGAATAGCTATGCCTCATGGCGAGAAGACGCGAATCGGCATCGAGATCTTCAACGCTTTTGACCTGACCCGAGGTCGAGTCGAGGAAGACTTCGAGCCCGAAGCACTGGCGTACAGAGAGTGGCCGAGCGTCCCCATCAAGGGCGACCGGATCTACCTTAGCGAGACAGACAAAACGTACGAGGTCCTGTGGCGAACCTGGAGTTCCTTGGTAGACGGCAAGGCTGTGGTGATCACGACCGGAGCGTACGTCACACTCGCAGTGCAGGAGGTAGACCACTGATGGCCAAAGTCACCAAAGCTCAGCGTGCCAAGGTCGCGAAGGCCCTGAATAAACTGCTGGCCGAGCGCCGGATCTCTGACGGCGGCTACGCTCCGGCCACCGAACAGGACATCGATCAAATCCACGTCCTGTTCTGCACGATCATCGAAGCCAAGTGGGGAAGCGATCCTGATGGCGATCTGCCTGTCGAATACAAGTTGATCAACCGCCACACAGAAGAGCGACTTCACTACTACCCGATCCCGTACGGCCACCGGCTCAAGGACTTCGAGGCGATGCGGAATCGGGTAAGCCTGCTGATGGCCAACTTGGACATGGCTCAGGAAGCTGTGAGCAAAATGATGCGTGGCTTCATGGACTACGACATGCCTCGGATAGGCCTCACGTACCGGAACTGGTACATGGGAGGTGCCGCGCCGCACCAACGCGGCCACTACTGGGCCGCAAGCTCGAAGCTATTCAAGGGACGTCAGGTTGTCGAAGTTACGCACGGACAACCAACCGGTCGAGGCTTGGTCGTCCGGTTGCCGGGACAGGATGAACAGATTTCGCTGGACGAGATCAAGCTCTGGGGTCCCCAAGTCCTGAATTTCGACAGTGGACCGCTACCTTGGGGAGATTCCAACGATGAAAAATAAGTTCTTGCCTACTCTGATGGTCTGGGTAGTGGGCTACGCACTCGGTGCCGCGTCCGTAGGGTGCATTGTAGGTATTGTCCACGTGGTCTATAATCCTCCTGATCCGGGCGAAGCGCCCCTCGGTATGCCGATAGCAGGCCTCGGGCTGTTCACCCTTGCTTTCATCCTCGGCATCATCCTAACGACGATGTACGATACGGAGAAGAAATGACCAACGAACACAAAGATGGGTGGAAACCCTCGCTCACATCGAAGTGTGCTGTCTGCAACGAGCGCCGGGCCGAGATCAACCTGAATAGCGTCACCGGGCACACCGGACAGTACTACGACATGTCTCCCGAGGCCATGTCGCAGACCCTGCGGTTCTGCAAGAACAGTACCAAGTGCCGCGAGGTCGCGGGCGCGATGGTCCGCCTGAAGATGCCGTACGACCACCCAGAATGCTGGCGAGCGGAGCAAAAGAAGCTCGACGGCAGATGATTCTGTAAAATTTCCTTGCGTAAATACCCCTTCCGATCCGATAACATTGGTAGGAGGACTGCTCATGCCTGACCTGCTAAGCTCTGACGACTGGGAAAAGCGACTCTTCGGAGACTATAGACGTCAGTGGTGGGCGGGTGCAGAAGTCTATCGCATGGGCTCCACCCTCGACGAGCCTGTCCTCGAAGCAGATCAGGCTGCCCTCGATGCTTGGCGTGAGAAAGTCACCGATCCTCAGGCGATCAAGGCTTTCGAGGACGAGTACCTGTGCACGCGCCCGCGACAAGACGAGGCCCGGCAGCAGGCCAAGACCAAACTGTTCCGTGCGGCCTACGGCAAGTCTTCTCTTACTGACGCTACCAAAGTGTGGATGCAGGCGGAGATGCTGCGCAAGGAAAGGCAGGCCGACAGCGGCACCACGTCTCCCGAAAATGTCTCCGGCGTCGTCACAACCAAGTTCACCAGTGCCACGCAGGGCAAAGTCGACGTGGTCGACGGCAGTAACGACGTCCATGTCAGCACCCACGACGGTGCGACACAGTGTACGTTCACCGTCGAGATCCCCGGCGTCGACCAGTGGATCGTCGACGAGTACCGGCGGAACCTGAAGACACTGCGGGACATCTACGGAGACCAGATCAGCGATGTCGTCCTGCCGGAGCAGACCGAAGAGGCGCTACGTGAGTTCAACGAGAACTTCCGGCGGCACGCCAGCAGTCTGTACAGCAGTCCCGAAGTCGTGAAGACAACCGACTTGCTTGGCATGCTCCTGCTGGATACGCTGGGTACGCTGGCAACGGGAGTCAGCGTCAACTACTGGAGCCTGCAACGTTACACCTTGAAAGACCTGGGCGAAGAGCGGCAGGCACTGGGCATCCCAGTTGGGTGCGCCGCCCAAGGCCGGAACATCGTGATTCGCAAGGCCGGTAAGAACTACCCGCACGTCAACGGTCACGAGTGGCACATTGATCACACAGAGTGTAGCGCCAGTCTCATCTCCCCCGCGTTCCCGACGTATGAGCGGGCGAACGCGGTGGCCGAACAACTTATCAACAACTGTCAGTGGGGGCTGTCAGGCTACGAACCTGGAGAGGTTTTCAACAACTTCCCCGCTCACATGGGCGAGTACATGCAGTACATGACTCGTCGTGACGTGGACTTTGTGGATTACCAGACGTGGCTGCTACGCTTCCATCGTTAATGGCCCAGCGAGAGATCATTCATCGGCTGTCCAAATGCTTCCAGGCCCTGCCTCGCAGAGACTGGTTGGGCAACTTGGTGTGGCATGCCAAGAAGGGCAACCCGGTCCTGTGCGGGTCGACCGATCACGACTGGTACATCAAGTACGGGTTCGGATCGCCTGCTGTCATGGCCGTCACGCGCGCCGACCTCACTAAGTTCCAGCCCACCATGAAAGTCGACGAGCTTCCGGCCCATATCCGGCACCAAGTCGTTGCGGCGTTCGAGTCGCTCTGCGTACCATACGGCTACGATGTCTACATGGATACGTTGGAAGCGGCCTCGCAAGCGGATGTCTACGAGGCCATCCTGTCGCTGGAAGGGTCGGACTTCGAGGAAGACTCAGTTCCGAAGGGCACGTAGGACCGTGTCCCGAACGCCGCCCTTCTTCTGGGGCGGCTCACCCAGATCCAGTTCGCCCTGAACCTCTTTCGGCTCCGGCTTGACCGGCTTCTCCTCAGGCTCCGGCTCGGAATGCTGGACTAGCTGGCCCGGCTTGGTCCGAGCGTGCACACTGCGACGGGAAGTCTCATTCTGGACGTCCTCCCAGTCCACCTTGTAGCGCTCGGACGCCTTGAAGATGGACTGCATGAAGGGAAGGCCACGCTGGCGACGAAGCTGGGATGCGAAGTCGGCGGCTCTTTCGATACGGTCAGGCATGATTGGTCCTCAGTTATGGGCCGAACAGGGTACGGACCTGGATCTTCGACTCCAGTGTAGCCTGCTTGCTCTCGAACTTGTAGCGGCGAAGCTCTCCGGGGTTGATGATGTCGAGGAAGTCCCGGTAAGGAACCTCGAAGATCTGCATGCCCCTGCCGCCGGGACCACTGATGTCGATGTAGAACTGGGTACCCATCTCCCGGACGCCTGCGTCGAGGTAGGTCTGCTGGACTCGGCGGAGCAGATCCTTGGTGAGCGTCTGCGCCTCAAATCCAGTCCCGACTAAGCGCGCCCAGCCCTGAGCCTTGGCCCAGTCCTCGTAGGTGCCGCCCTCCAGGTCCTTGTTGAAGCGCTCGCGGTAGTAATCCCCGGCGACCGCTTCGTGCCGACGCTGTCCGGTCACGGGCAGGATGGTCCCGTCAGGCAGGAGCCAACTGTACGTGGCGTCTGCCTCAAGCAGGAGCGTAGTGACGTCGTGCTGCGAGGTCATACTTGACTTTCTTCCTGGGGTTTGTACAATAGGATCATGTACAAGACCTGCACAAACCCGACGTGCCAACAGTCTAACCCACAGTCGGTCTCAAACTTCGCTATCGACCGGCGTGTCAAGACGAAGATATCTTATCAGGCTAGGTGCAGGGACTGCAAGCGGCAAGCCGCCCGGGAGAACAGGCGGAAACGTGTACAGGAGAGCAAGGGTCTTTATTCTCGATGGAGTACGATGAAAACTCGGTGCTATAACAAGAACTGCGACGCGTATAAGTACTATGGAGCCCGAGGGATTGAGGTATGTAAAGGCTGGAGAGAATCCTACGGAGCCTTTGAGGCGTGGGCTCTAGCCTCCGGCTACGACCCGAAGAAGACGCTGGACCGCGTAGACTGCACCGGACCGTACTCCCCAGATAACTGCCGGTGGGCGACGTGCCAGGAGCAGGCACTAAACACTCGTAGGACGAATCCTGGAAGACACAAGCCAAAGCCCAGAAAGAGTAAGTCCAGCAGAGCCCCTCTCGAAGTAGTGATGAAAAGACGCTGGTACGATATGCGAAACAGATGCAGCAATCCGAACAACAGAGCGTACCTCCACTACGGGGGCAGAGGCATTCTCATAGCCTCAGAGTGGCAGGACTTTGCCACCTTCCGCATTTGGCTGATCAGCCAGGGTTTCAAGGTAGAACTTACATTGGATCGTGTCGACGTAAACGGATCGTACTCCCCAGAAAACTGTCGGCTTGCAACAAGAACACAGCAAGCCAGAAACACACGACAGGTTAGGTTGTCCAGAGAAAAGGCAGCAGAGATCAGGATACTCTCTGCCCAAGGTGTATCCGGTAGGCAGATCGCCAAGCGATTTGGAGTTACGCCACCAACCATTTACTCAGTGCTAAACGGAAGACTTTGGCGCACGCCATAGACGACACCAACCTTCTGGTCGAATCCAATTCCTTATTTGTGAACATAAATTCTTCCCGTTCGAGACTTTCATGTACGAAAATTCACAATTCCCGCAGCGCTGAGTCTCGCTGGCCGACTCGTCGGTGTACTCGGCGTCGGCAGGGTCCATCTTGTACGCGTCGGTGCCGCTGCCCAGGATGTAGTAGAGCAGGGGCTCACGCATCTGGACCTCGGGCGGCAGGCGGGACCAGTCGCGGATCACCTTCTTGACCGGGGAGGGAGCCTGGGTTCCGGCCTCCGGATAGCCGCGCACCCGGACCGGCTTCTCCGGTGCAGGGTCCGGTTGCGGATTGAGGTCGCGGGGCTCGACGGTGCCCTGCGACATCATCTCTTCGTCGTCCTCAGGCGGGAGCGGGGCCTGCTCGTTCAGCAGCTTCCGCATCGCCCTGCGTGTCTGGTCCATTCATCTGCACTCCGAGTTCCTGAAGTTCCTCGTCCCAGTCCGAGGTGTCACGGTCCGAGAGTTCCTGAAGGAGCGTGGCGTCGATACTGTAGCGGCCCTCTAGGTAGTCAGCCATGCCGCCGGTCTGGTGCGTGAGGTTGACGATCTCATTTAGCTTACCGAAAAGCTGCTGCATAGGAAACTGCTGGGCGTCGGCCTCGATCTTCTCCAGTACCTCAACCCCGTCCTCGATCCGTTCGCGCGTGGCCTCGATACCCAGAGGCTGCCAGTGATCCCACCACACGGGGAAGACGAACGTCTGGTACAGTTCCCGCAGGAAGCTGCTAGGATCGGCGTCCACGTAGTCCCAGTCCAGGCCCTCTACAAGAGCGCCCAGTGACCCGTAGCTGTCGAGGGTCACTTCAAGGTAATCGGCCGGATCATCATACGGCTCAAAGTCTTCCTCGCCTGCCATCTGCTCGTTCTCTTCTTCCATCAGCGTTTCGGCGAGAATCATCAGTGACGGCAGCATGCCTGCGCGGGCGGCTTGGGCGATCTCGGAGGTGTCGGGGCCTTTAGGAGCACCCTGGTTGTAAGGAGAAGGGCCACCACCATGCAGAACGTAGCGGTCGTACTCACTCCACGCAGCCTCGATGGCTTCCTTGGTCAGCGAATCCAAACTAACCATGAGGTCGATTTCTTCCGCTTCACGTACGCGAGTGGCTGCCCACTCCTTGGGGTCGCCGATGGCGTGGCCGCTCAGCCACTCTTCGTAGACCACCAGGATCTGCCGGGCGAGGGACTCGGCCAGGGGGTAAGCGATGGCTTCGAGACGTTCCAGCATGCGCTCACGACGCTGGGGCACGCCCTCGAAGGGCTTCGTACGAAGCATACTGTACTTGTACTCAAGCTCGTAGAGGGCTTCGAGGTTCTCGCCGATCTCCTCGTCGTCGGCCTGGAACCCGATCAGATCTTCCCAGCCCATCTCCAGCAGCAGGCGGGGGTCGAGGACTTCGAGCACGGTTTCTTGTAGGGCCGTGGTCATAGCTGCGGCTCTCCACCACCGACCACCATACCTGGGGACAGGCCCGCAGGCTGACGATCCTTCTGCTTGATCTGGTTGGCATTGATGTGTGGGTTCAGCATGTCGTGGATGTCGGCTTCGTAGGTGCTCTGCTTCGGGATGAACTCCTCGATCCATATAAAGTCTTCGTCAGGCACGCTCTCTTCCGGATCGTATTCGGCTTCCTCCTGAAGGAAGCCGTCGATGCGGTGCTTGGCATCGTCATCGAAACGCCCCATCTGGAAGTTAGTGCCCTGCACGCGAATCCAGTTCTCCTCCATCATCATGTACTCGCGTGCGTCGCCGCTGTTATCCTCGAACCATTTGACCGCCGTAGGGTTTGCCCCGGCACTCATCAGGATCACGGCCTCGACGTCAGTCAGCCTACCCGGCTGGATTTCTTGAGCCACCTCGCGGAAATACCGCTCAGCATCCAGAGGGCGGATCTCGTTCGCCTCACCCTGCATGCCCAGGTCGTAAGCAAGCTCCGCTAGCTTCTTGGGGTCTTGCTTGATGGCGTCCAGAATTTCTTCCGGGTCGAGTTCGCCGTACAGGTACTCAAAATTAACACCCAAAGCAGACTCGAATGCAATGGACTCGTGGTTCTGGTCTCCGACGTCCCCGTCTGCGAACGTGGCGTTGCCACCCTCCTCGATCCACCACTCCCCGTAGATGTGACCCTCGAACAATATGCGGGTGACTGTGCTGGTGACCGACATCAGTCCGGTGCCCCCACGAGCACGCCCAGTCTGCGGCGCAGCAGTTCGATCTCTTCGGGTGTGTCGATGCTGTCCTCAGCACCGAAGCGTCCACGGATGTCACGCAGCGCACTGTACAGCGCCATGTAGTTGTACCGTTCGAGCAGCTTCTGGATGACGTTGGCGGGCAGGTTGTTCCGGCTGCCGTACTGCGCGACCTCGTCCGGCGTCAGGTTGGCACCGAACGCATCCTGGCGAGCCTGCTTGATGCTCCGACCCAGGTCAATCAGGTGGCCGACCTCGTTGTCGATCTCACCCAGCTTGGCGACGATGCTGTCAGCCAGGGCGCTGACCTCTGAGTCGCTGAGCGACTGGTAGATCAGGAAGTCGGCAACGTCCCGCGACAGTTCACCCATGCTCAGGTCGAACTCCCGCGCGGCGATCAGGAAGCCGGGCATGTAGTGCTCGATGTCGACGGCGATGTCGTACGGACCCTTGACCCAGGCCTCGTTGGTCACGTCGTAGATCCCGTCGGCCCGGTCCTCGTTGTACTCGCCACGGTGTGGGAAGATCTCGATGGGGTGGTCTGTGCCCTTGAGATCCTCGCCTTCGTACGTCTCGCGGATCAGGTCGAAGATGTCGTACCAGCTATCGTCATCGATATCCTCGTCGATGATCAGCAGCAGGTCCGCGTCCGACCAGGGAAGCCACTGCTTCGACAGGATGCTGCCCTTGATGTACACGCCGTAGACCGGAGTGATGTTCTCGTTGACTTCAGCGGCGATGTTCTCAAGCTGGCGCTGGTGCTCCGGCCGCAGGACGAACTCGCCCTCCTCGGCCTCGATGAACACGTCCGGGTCCAGGCCCTCGCGGGTCGGGTCGATGGACGCCTCGGTCAGGACTCGGTGCATGGTATGGCGGGGGTCCACTATATACCTTCCTAGCAGAGACCCGCTCTCCCGGGACCACAGCAGCCGGGGGTAGAATGGGTCGGATGCCTCTGTGTTCGTCGCTCACAGAGCATTACAGGCGCACTGCGGGGCATCTCAGACCCCAGGGCCTCCTGGCTCAGCCTGCTCGACCAGCAGGCCGTAGACGCTATACTGGGCCGGAGTCAGGTTCTCCATGCCCGGGAAGAACTGCTGACCCGCCGCTTTCTCGCGGGCCTTCTGCCCCTGGGCCTCGCGCTCGCGGCGCTCCTCCGGACTCTCGATGCTTAGCGTTACTCTCAGCTTTGCCCAGTCGATGCCCTCGATGATCTTGTCCAGGTTGATTCCGTAGCTGTCGCCGTCAAACTCCCAGAACACCGATGTGGTTTCCATGGTGTTCTGGAGAAGTTCCCACAGGTCGCCGCCGTCCATATCGTCGATAGCCTCCTCCCAGTCCTCGCCGGGAGCACCCTCCAGTTCTTCATAAGCCTCGACGTATTTCTTTAGTTGGCTCTTGAAATCGTCTTCGTAGTAGCCTTCCCAGGCTGAATCGATAAGCTCTACCTCCGCGTTGGCATAGTCAGCGTCGTCGTAGATTTCATAGCTGCCCAAATCCAGGATGGCTTGCCACATGTCGTCGTCGTCAACGTCGAGGTCGATCCGAACGTATTCGTACTCTCCTCGGTCTGATACGTTCACACCAAAGCTGCTTCCGTAGTCTTTCATAAAGCCACGGATGTTTCCCAGAACCCTTGGGTCGTTGATGTTGCCGCCGAGCCCAGGCGGATCGACCGTGCCACCTACGTTGATACTGTCGGTGCTATAGCCCTGGCTATCGCGAAGATCCGCGCCCTCCATCTCAGCGACCTGACGAGCGAGCGCGCTCACGCCGCCACCCGTGACCGCCGTATCCACGTACTCTTCGTAGGCTTCCTGCTGATCCTCGTTCCCAGGCTCGGGGGCCATCATCCCGAGGACCTCGTCACGTATCTCTCCGCCAAGTTCGCCCCACGCGATGTCGTGATCGTTGACGTCGAGGACCTCGCCGTAGTCGTGCGTGTACTGCGCGAAGGGCTTCCACTTTTCTACCTGTCCGCCGGGCTCGTAGACCAGACTGCTGACGTAGATCACGTACAGCGGGCCACGGGATGTGTAGCTGCCTGCGTGGTGAGATCCGCGCGTGCACCACTCCGTGCCCTTGCCGTGGAACATACAGGCTTCGGGCGTCTCGACCCGGACGATCTTCCATTCGCCGTCTTTGCTGACGCGGATGACCTTGGAGCCTGGGACGTTGAGCGGGTCGGCCTTCCGGCGCTTCATTGAGCGGCGAGAGACCAGCGCCTCAGCGGGGATGTTTTGCATCTCGCTGTGGAGATCCAGCACAGTCGCGTACTTGTTGATGTCGCCTTCGTCGCCCCGCAGGTAACCGGTCTTCTTGGCCCTGTCGAAAATCGACAGGGCGTTCTGTATCTTAGCGCGGTAGTTTACGTCGGCTGGGGTTGGTACCAGCCTCGGGATAGGTGCCTCTCTTCTGACTGCCTCGCTCTTCCACTGCTTCAGAATCCAGGTGCCATACTTGAAGTTTGGAGTCGGGTCAGAGTCCCGCGCCCAAGCCTCGATTTGCTCCGGCGTCTGGCCAAGGCGCTGGGCCACCGAATCGATCTGAGCCTGCTGAACCTCGTCCAGTTGCAGTGCGGTCAGGACTGTCTCGAAGATGTTAATCACGCTACGAGTATCCTGTAGACATCGGCCTTCAAAGACTCACGCGGGAGCGTACCACTGAACGGGAGTGTTTGCTGCTGGTGCTGGGCAGCCCACTCGCGGCGGCGCGGGTCAAACGCAAAACGTACAGCCTCCCGGTCTGTCGCCGCCACCGCGTCCTCGATGTCCACGTCAACGTCCCAGTTATCCCCGTACCAAGTTGTAGTGATTTCGCTGCCCGCCGCGTCGTCGAACAGACCCCAGAGTCGTCCGTTGCTGACCAACTCCTCGATCTCATCTTCGAGGTCCGGGAACTTCTCGATCAGGCCGTCCCTATACTCGTCCTTAATCCACTCGTCCCAGGCTTCTTCGATGGCACCTTCGGACGCCTTGGCCCACTCCACGTACGTGCTGCTGTTGCCCGTGGTCTCAGCCGCCTTCTCGAAGAGAACCTGGACTTCGTGCGGAAGCTGGTCGTAGGCCATTTCGTTGTGGTTCGAGTCCTGTACCTCTCGGTAGTCCGATGTCGCTTGGTAGACAGCTTCGGTACGTTCTGGCGACCACACGTAGTGCACGACGATCAACGGGTTGTCCTCGCTGGCGTAGTGGCAGGCCTGATTGCGGGCGCGTGTACACCACGGTGTACCTCGACCATGGAACATTGCCGCGTCCGGCGTGGTGACTATGTAAGCTCGGTACTTCCCTTCCTGAGCCACGAACTCAGAGCCGGGCACCAACATCGGGTCTGCCTTGCCCTTCCTTAACTGGCGGCGGCTGAGGATCGCGCCCTCGGGAACTTCCTGGAGGGCACCCCAGGCCTCTCTCCAGCTTTTGTAATCGAAGAGGTTCGGTTTGACCTCCCAATCTCCAGCCGTCTTGAGCGTGACGAGCCGAGCGTGGACGCCAAGCAGTTCGCTGATGTCGCTACGGATGTTTTCGTCCTGGAGCCTCATCGGGTCCTGATGCGAGAGCCACTGCTTCAGCAGCCACGTGCCATACTTCATGTTGGGCGTGGGGTCGGCGTCGCGGACGATGGCCTCGACCTCGTCGGGCGAGATCTCGAAGCGCCGCGCGGCCCGGTTCAACTGAGCCTGCTGCACTTCCTGGAGAAGGTCGAGGGTATCCTGGAAGACATCCATGCTGCCCCTGTTATACCGCAGGCTGCCTGTACGTGTCCATATGGTGCTCCCGAGCGGAGCAAGGTGGGAATCTGGGGTAGGTTAGGTGGTGCGGATCGCCCGGTTGCTTAGGCCGGAGGTGGGTGGTTGGTGAGGCGGGTCTGTACAGTCTACCTATCGGCTGCACCTTGCGTCAACTTGAGTCTTTTTCTTCCTGGTGCCGCAAAATCATGCCCGTGCCCCGGCAGTGCGAGCATGGGTGGTCCTTGAGCAGCTTCAGGACGTCGCCGACTCTGCCGGTGGCTTTCAAAACTTGGCCCTCGATATCGAGACCGGTACCGTCGCACTGCTCGCACTCGTTGGGGTCCGGCTCGCGGCCGTAGCCCGCCTCGGCCAGGATGTCGGCAATCTCGTCGCAGGTATCGGAGTCCCAGTTGCTGTCGTCACCCTCGCGGCCAGACGGCCAGAGGATTTTGCAGACCTTCTTGATCACATCGTCGGAGGATAGTTCAGACATCACGAGAGCCTTTGGAATGGATTGAACCCGTACTTGTCCCATAGAGTTATATCATATTCCCGCTCGACCGTCTCGGGTTCGATGGCCAGTCCAAAGATCTCGTTGGCGTTCGAGAAGGTTGTCCTCAAAATCAGGTCCTCGGAAGCGCCTCGCTCTCGCAGGATCTCAATGCCGCGTGGCCAGAAGGGCAGTGCTGGAATGCCGGACGGTGGGGTGCTGGAGTCCTTGGCCTCGACCGGATGCGGCGCGTGGTCGGTGCCGATGACGTCGATCTTACCGTCCAAGTACTGGTTGAGCAGTTCCTCCTGGGACGCTGGACTGCGCAGTGGTGGGTTCATCTTGACCCGGTTTCCGTGGATGGCATAGTCGTCCCAGTTCAGCAGCAGATGGTGGAACGTCCCCTCGATGACAACCTTGTACGGCGGCTTCTCGTGATGCCTGTACCAGTCAGCGAAGTTGACCGTCTTCGGTGAGCTTGCGTGCGCGATGTAAAACGTGCCTGCGAACCCAGCCTCATGCGCCCACTTCAACTGCTTCACGATCTGGATAATCTCGGCGTTCTCATGCTGATGCGTTGAATGAGACAGGGGCTCGTCCGGATCGAACTTACCCTGGAAGGCGCTCTCCATCTCAAAGTGCCCGATGACCGGACCGGTAAAGCCAATCATGGCAATGGTCCGCCAGAGCCACTGCTGATAGGCCCCGTTCAAGATACCCATGTCGCCTGTGCTGTGGACGAAGAAGATCTTGATGGCGGTGTCCGCAGCCTTCGCGTACAGGATCGCGGCGACGGCCTGCTCGTAGTCCGTGGTCAGCCCGATGTGGCACTTGTGGCTCACATCTCCCGAGATCGTGCCCTCGTCGTATAGGTGGCGCGAGAGCTTGTAGAATTTCACGCGACGCTCTGCGATGATGTGCCCCTTCACCAACCATGGCTTGGGGTTCGGCTGCTCCAGCAGGTACGCGACACCGGCCGCGTCAGCATCCTCGATGGCCCACTGCATGAACGAATGGTCCGGATACTCCAGGCCGCGCAGGTGCACATGTGGATCGATGGGGGTAACGTATTCCATGAGATTCCTCCTACCCATGTTATCGGATTGGAGGGGCTATTTCGGCAGAAGAATTTTAGTCGGTCATGCCCGTCAAGTTCTTAGACGGGTCCTCCACAACGTACCACGTCGGGGGCCGCGCGACCGTGCTATTCGTCGCCCAATCCGTTATCCGCTGGGTCCGGATCTGTAGCATCGGGTTCGAGGGCGGGACCTGGGTCGTCCCCGGGATCGCTCTCGGGATCGGGGATGACTGGGATCGCTTCTTTCGTCGCGGATGGTTCCGTTTCTTTGTCTTCCCCTCCTGGTACATCATCTTTTTGAAGTCCATCGTCGCTGTCTCCCAGGTCTAACGGCGGTGCGCTGCCCAAGTCCAGAGGCTGTACCTCGTGGGTCTCCGGCGGCTCGTCGCCGGGGTGCATGATCTGTGTGCCCTCCGGACCCTTGCGATCCGGAATGCCGTACTCGTTGGCCTCGGTCTCGTCCATCGGGTGGACCATATCGGTGAACCATTCCTGGATACGGCGCATCATCTCAGGTGGCTCGACGGCCTCGAACTCCATTTCGAGGTCCATCATCTTCCGGTTCTTGCGGCCGTCTTTGCCTTCAGCCTGCGGCCCGAACTTCACGCGGATGGAAGCGCGCTCGACAGTCTTCATACCCTTGTCGTACTGATGCTTCTTGACGCTGGCGGCCTCCAGGCTGACAGACATGCGGACCTTGAGCCGCTTCAGTTGCAGTGTGGATGGCGGGACCAGAGCGATGAGCGGGATGTCGATGACGCGGCCCGACGGCATCCGGAGCCGCTTCTCGATGGGCTCACCGGACTCTTCATCGAAGTAGTGGTTGAGGACGTTTACGAAGTGCTGGCCGAGGATGTCCTGAGTGGACTGCGCAACGTGCTGCATGCCACGGGCGAGGTCCGCCAACCCGTGTACACCGGGTGGGTTTTCCTCGCCCGCGTCGGCAGCGGCCTTGGAATCGCCGCCGCCATTGTCATCGTCTTTCTTACTCCAGGGCCACCAGGACATAAGCTACTCGGTCACGCCGCCTCCGTCACCAACGGTCAGCTTCGGCGCTTTGTCTTTGTCGATGGGCTGGGTCACATCGCGGATGATCGCCTCGGTCACGCGGGCCAGCGCTTCGGGCATCGGCTGCCGGTTGGCCTCGACATGGAAGCTGTACTTGGCGCGGGTGTCTGTCTTTCGAGTCTGCTCCCGGTGATGGCTGATGCTGCCGGTCGCCTTCACGCCCCACGGTCCGAAGCCGTACTTGACGCCGACCTCCAGCTTGGAATCGGTTGCCGACTTGGTCTCTTCGACGTTGTTGATATCGATCTCGAAGTCCACCTCCACCTTGTCGACGCCGAATGCAGGCATGGGCAGCACGGCGAACAGCGGCATGTCGATTACACGGTTGAGCGTCTTGCCCGTGGCCTCACCGTCGTCTGAACGCTCAGCCTGCTGGTAACCGAAGCGAACGATCCTCGCGTTGCCGTCCTCGTCCAGGCAGACCTTGTCGAAGAACGTGGCGAAGGCCGCGCATGCGACCTCGTGCGCCTCGATGGCGGCGACGATGGGCGTGGCCACCATCTTGTGGATAGGTAGCGCGTTGATCTGACCCGAGACGGGGTTGGCCATGTCATTCTCCTGGATGTGAGTTCAGACCTGTCTCTACGTAGCCGACATGGGATAGGCACCGGCCTGTTCCAAGTCGTCCACGTTCTTGAACTGCATGAACTCGTGGTAACTTATGGTGGCTTCGTGGCGCTGCCCCAGGGCGTCGCCGCTGGAGTACGTGCGCAGTACGAAAGGATCGTCGGGTGTGCTCTCTGGAGGGTAGGTGTGTTCATAGAACCGTTGGAGCGGCTTGAGCAGACTGAAGATGGCGGAGGTGCGGCCCTCCACTCCGTTCAGATCCAGCATCCGGACCCAACCATACAGGATAGCGTAGCGGACCCAGCCTTCGGTGGTCTTGAAATCGGCCGCGTTGAGCCCCAGCTTCTGCCACTGGGCCATGCTGACGTGCGGGCCGAGCAGGTCCGGGTCCACGTCCATGCGCATCGCGTAGCGGCTCCGGATCGTATCGCCATGGCTGGCAGGTGACTCGATGAAGTTGCCCTCGTCGCTCATCCAGCCGTGCAGCGTTCCGCGCTGCTCCAGCAGATCCAGTACCGTGACCTGAACATCCATGGCGCTAAGAGTACCGCAGGGTTGAGTTTGGATCAATCACTTTCGCCGCCGGGGAGTAGTCCGGCGTACGGTGGCTCGCTGCCCGGCTGATCCAGCCAAGCCTTCTCGACCTGCATCAGTGCAGCAATGTCAGCACTGTTCATCGTCCGCAGGTAGAAGGTGCCCACCCGGAAGACGTTGCCGTCCGGCGTGGCGAAGCGAACCTGCTTACCGTGGTAGCCCGCCTTGACTTCAGAGTCGCCGATGATCTCTACGATGCGGCCGGGCTGCTGGTCAAAGGGCTGTTGAGTCCCGTCAGGCATGGCCACGACGGAGGCAGGCAGGAAGACAGGTTGCTTACAGTACGGCTCATCGATCATCTTCCGGAGCATTGGGTGTCCTGTCCTTCACTGTCCATCCGTTCTCGCGGAGGATCTCAAGTAATTGGGTTCGGACTGGGATCTCGGGAAGGCGGGTAGTCTTGGTGGCCTCCTACCACAGAGTCTCAGCGCCGTGGCCTATCGTGATGGTCAGTTGCAGAATGACTGGGTAGGCCTGGAAAGTCACAGCGTGCCGTCCCGAGCTTTCTGCGCCCACTTCAGAGCCTTCCGGAGCATGTCCTTCTGGTCATTGTCCCAGTGCGCGTAGTCGATCTCTTTGCACAGGGCCTGGATCAGCTTGTCAATCGGCGAGAACTGCTCGTCGTCCATGATCAGGGCCACGACCGAGACGCCCAAGGCCTCGGCAATCTTCGACAAGGTGGCGCTGCGGAAACCCTGCTTGCCGTTCTCCAGGCGGGAGATCTGGGCCTGACTGATGTCCACCTTTCTGGCAAGGTCAGTCGTGGACAGATGTTGTCGCATCCGGAGGCTGGAAACGCGTCTACCGATGACTTCGTTGTTCATCAGAGATTGATCCCGGCGTGCATCGGCGTGAGATCCACGCCACACCAGGGGCAGAAGTTGAACATGGTGCCCTGATCGCTCGCTTTCTGCTTGTAGTACGGGCCTCGAAGCTGCTGCTGGCCGGTCTTCACGTCGGTGAGCATGAGCACGGCAAGACCTTTCGTGCGCGGAGTGGCCTCGCCCAGGTTCCGTTCCATTGACGGGCACCAGCCGCCGCCTTTGGGATCGCACTTGTCTGCCATAGGGGGGTCTCCGGAGGTCCCATTAGTTATATCGGATTGGGGAGGCTATTCCCCCAAGTAAATTCTTGAGAGGGCAGGCAATCGCCCACGGTGATATGTTGGGGGGACCGTGTAGCCAGTGTGAGGGGAGACCGAACTGACGTATACGTTCCCTAACTTCGGCAGGATGATGGCTATCTCATGGCTCCATCTGCACGTTATGGTTGGCCTGAACCTGACGGACCGTGTCGGGTATGCCTGCGTTCAGCACCATGGCGTTGAGTGGGGTCAGGATCAGGCTGCTGTCGGAGTCCAGCCGGACCTCAAACGTGTCGGGCTTGCCCACGGCCTCGGGGGTCTTGGTGATCCGCCCCGTCGTACGCTGCGCTGGGTCGTGTACGCGCACGTGTACAGGATCGTCGAAGAAGTACCTGATGCCCTCCGGATTTACGTTACGCAGCCGGAAGTCGTTGATCGTGCGGATGCTCTCAGTCCCGTCCTGGAGGAACAGCTTGACACTGCTCGCGCTCGGGACTTCGAGAACAAGGGCGTGGATGAAGCTACGCTGTCCGAGCAGTGGATCGTTCAAGTGGACGATGACCTGATCGCCCGTGTTGAACGGCGCTATCTGCCAGGGCGGACCCAGGCCGTCGGCAGGCTGTATGATCCGCGTCTCCAGCAGCGAGCGGATGCGCGGCGCTGGTGCGGAATCAGTAGGGAAGCGTGGGTTGGTCTCGGCCATCAGACGTTCCACCGGGATTGGACCTGCGGCACTGCGGCCGGGATACTGTCGAGGATCAGTATATCCTGCGTCGAGAAAGCCTGGGAAGTGCCGCTGTCCAGCAGCACCTGGAAGGTTCCGTCTGCGTTCTCGGCCGTGATCGTTCCAGGCTCCCGGCCTCCGGCACTGCGCGCATGCGCGGTCACCCGGTCGTCCTTGGCGTACGGGAAGCTGATCGGGCGCAGCTTCGAGTTGCCTGCGCCGATGGAGATCTCGCTGAGGTCCTGCCGTAGGAGCCTGACGTACTGAAAGTTCCCCTCCTTGAACACGCCAAGCACCAGGGCGTAGATCGACCCGTTGCGGATCGGGTCGATGTTATGCGTTGCCTGTCGAGGCGGCACGTCGAACGGAGGACTCGGGTAGAGGATTACCTGCTGCCCCGAGAACGGTTTGACCAGTCCCTGGTGACTGCCTGGGAATGGCACGAACAGGTGCTGGCTGGCTCTCTGGCCAGGACGAAAGCTCGCCGTGAATCGCGGTGTGTCGGCCATCGCAGCACGTTCTTACTTGAGAGCTAAAAACTGGGCAACGGTCAAGGCTCCAATGTCCAGGGATGTAGCGGAAGAGGAGGCAGCGGTAACAACCTGGGTAAACGCCGTCGGCTCTATCGCGCTGATGGGAGCCCCCACGTCATCTACTGCTACCAAGTTGCCTCCGGATACGAGGCACTGAATGAACGTAGGCCCACCGCGTGCCGCGAAGGCGAGTTTTGCGTTCAGTAGGGTAGCCGTGATACCGACAGCGATACTCCCACCCAACGATTCTTTACCCGCTGACCTGATCAGGCGGTCATACTGCATCCCGTTGTGGGGATCGTCCTCGATATTTGTCAGTGTATCGTGTAAGTCTTGGACAGAGATCTCTACGAGTGGGACGGGTACTGTAATGATCCGGGGAGACAGGGTGAAATCGACTGTGATTCCGTTGACCTGGGCCACGTTCTACTCCCCCGCGCGCTCACTGCGGAGAGTGTTCAACACCTTCTCCATGGCGCGCGCTTTCTTTCTTTCCGTCTGGGCGCTTTCTTCCAAGACACTCGCGTTCTTGTAGTGCTGGACGATCTGCTTTTCCAGCGCTTCGAGTGAGTATTCCGGTTCCATGCGGGACTTTTTGGTTTCTGTCACCTCGAACCTGATCCCCATCCCTGGCTCCCGTCTTCCCCTTCTCCTCATCAACTTGCGATGTTGTCATCCACTCGGATGGCTGTGATGGTCAGATCGGAGTTGGTAAGCTGTCGGCCAAGAAGCTCGAACGGCTGGATGCGCTGGCCTCCGACATCCGGATCGGAGAAGCGTGCCCGGGCAACGATCTCCGTTGTCGTGTCGAACTTGATCGACTTGGTAAGAGAGGTTCCCGTCTCCACCGTATCATCGATGAAGGGGAAGTACGCGGTGTCGGCCGCGTCGATGAGGAACTGGACCGTGTTGATCTCATAGGCGTCGGAAGTCGCCCAATCGTTCGACGTTCCACCTGTAAGCGGAGTGGTCTCAATGTTGTCGTCGTCAATACGCCTCAGGATGATTGCTTCTGAACTGTCTGTTACGTTGCGGACCGTATGACCAACTTTGGCCTGCCCATCTTGACCAAAGTTCAAGCCCACGTTTATGTCGCTGAGGATCGTCGCCGAACCGCCAGCATCGCAAACGTCGTCGCCGGGCGATACAACGCGCAGGTTGACATTGACGCCCGCACCTGAGATGGAAGAGTACTCATACCGCTCCTCCTTACCCGGCGTACCTGTGTCGACCGCACGAATCCAGCCAGTCGCCGGAACGTCCTGAGCCGCTGCGGCGTCAAGCACGATCAGCGAGGACCCCACTGCCCCAGAGGCCAACCCAACGACCCCCTTCACGACATCCGTATCACCTGCCGTAGCAACCTCAAAGATGGTTGCGCGGTCGTTCACCACCAAGCCGTCGAACGTAACTGTGATGGTTGTCGGCGGCTGCTTGGCCGTGCCTGTGACGTCGATAGTCTGCCAGTTGTTGTTGTCCGCTGCCGGGACGTTGTCAAGAACGACGCCGCGAGCCACGAAGAAACGGCCACCGGCAAAGGTCCCGAACGAAGCAGCGTTCACATCGACCAGGGATTCCTGAGCGGCAGACGCCGTGACTGATCCGGCACCCTCGTCCGTAATGACGTCGTTGTTGACGAACGAACCCTTGACGTTGGTGACGATCACGTAACCCGTGCCACTGAAGAAGTAAGCAACCAACTCACCCGTCGCTCCGGATATCGATCCGGTAACGGTTTCTCCTTCTGTGAGGGCCGTCCCCTCCGCGTCGAGCGGGATGTAAGCATCGCCTACGCCTCGATAGAACTCACCATCCTCGAATCCTGCGCCGGGCTCCGGAAGGATACTCGTTGCCGAACCTCGACGTGCCAAGAACATTAGATGCTCATACACAACTGAGAGAGCAAGGCTGTTGCAGTCGACCACGACAGCGTAGTTCTCGGGATTTCCGTCCTCGTCGATATCGAACGTGTTGTCGTCCCCTACGGTTACTGTGATACCTCCAGCAACCGCACCATTGATCGCAGTCGGTGGATTTCCATCCTTGGTCGCCGTCTGCCCGGAGGACTCGCCCGTGATAAGCTCAGCCGAACTAGCGAACTCGGTCAGGTTCTTACCGACCAGGATGTAATTGAGCGAGGTGTCGGTCACAAAGGCAGTCAGGATTGCCTTCGCACCACTCGGTGCCGTCAGGACTTCGCCAATCGTGAACGCACCTGAGAAGGAACCCGGGATCAGGACCTGACCGAAGCCATTCTGGTTGAGGTCGAAGCCCGTTGACGCGAACGGCACAACGAAGTTTCCGACAGCGCCGTTCGTCTCGAAGTGGGTGTAAATCGTACGGCCCTGACGAGCGAAGATCGCCAGCCTGCCCTGACTGGTCAGGTTCAGGTCATCGATCCACACCCCTGCGTCCCGCGTCTTGACCAGGATGTCGAAGTGTCCGGCAGAGACACCGTTGGGCGAGGCCGTGAAGTCGGAGTCACTGTCCCACCAGCTTGCCAACTTGGTAAGTATCGGGGTGGTGCCGCCACCTTGCCACTCGTTCTCCTGCCCGACGTAGATTTCGGTATCGTCCTGGATCGTGCCAACGGAGAACAAGTTGGGCCAGACACTGTCGCCAGACCGGACGCCCTGCTGCGCGCCAGAGTCAGCTTCGATGACGAAGTCTACAGTAGCACCGCCGTCTTCGACGACATTGTCACCGGCCACGAATTGGGTGGCATCGGTATTCCGCACCCACACAACCCGGCGCACAGTGTCCACAGCCAGGATTGTGCCCTTCTTCGTGGTTGCGCCAACGATGAGGTCCTTACCAATGTCGCCTGCGACCGGGGGATCAGCAGATCCGCTGGTCCACCAAAGCTGCGTGATGCCCTCAGACGCAGCGAAGGCCCAGGCTGACGTCTGAAGGGACCCACCGTAGAGGGCCTTCATCGTCTCGTCATCCATGAACCACTTGTTGATAATGGTGTACTGGGTTGGCGTCTGGGCGGACATCGGGACCGGGTCATCCATCTGGCCCGGCTCGTCGAAGGTGTCCTGGAGGAATGAGTACAGGGCGTTGACCGTGTAGATCGAATCAGCGATACCGTCGGTGAATCCTCCCGTGTACGTGATCTTGCGATCCACGTAGTCGATGGTGACGTCGTCAGCAATTGCCATGGGTCCGGCTCCCTACGAGGCGTTTTCAGTATCTTCGGTCATCGTGACCACAATGTCCAATCCGGTGTCCTGGATTAGCTGGGGAGTATTAACCGGCTCATACTTGGTAGACCCTGTGCTCCCCTTCCTGACTCGTACAGACACATTCACGTCCGATCCAGGGTACTCGAAGGCCTGCTCGGCGACTCCCCCAGCGATAGTGTCCTCGTTCATCAGTTCGACGTCGGAGTCGTCGTAGATTGCAGTCTGAGCGCCCACAATGCCAACTCCAGCCACATCCTTGACAGTAACCTTCAGTGTCACTGTGTTTACGACTGTGACTGTGCCACTAGCCGTGTTGTTGAACTCAGCTTGTACAGGATTTGACCCCGAACCAGCAACTGAGTTGATTGTGACATCTGCGTTGGTTCCGGTGTTTTCCCCGTGGCGTATAGTACTGGATGCGTAACTACCAAAAAAGATGATACCGTCAAAGGATGTCGAGTAGTCCGCCGACTGCGTGAGATGGATCATATTCTGCGTGGTTGGCGTCCCTGACGTGATAAAGCTGAGGTTCTTCAGATTGTGCGTCGTGTTCGGCCATTGAAGTGCGTAGTTGCTCCCCGTACTGGATGGGTCGATGAACGCGCAGTTCAGAATCTCCGCCCCGCTGTTCGTGCTTCCCGGCGTAACCTCGCCACAGTTGATGAAAGTGCAGGAGATCACTGACGTCTTATTGCCGTCGTCGAGGGATATACCTCCGGCCGCACCAACAATCGCCAAGCCGTATAAGTCTACCGAGGACAGGTCAGCGATATCGGTAGCGAGGTCTAAGTCCCATGTCGGTCCCGCTGTCTGAATCGTTCCGCCCTGAACGCCCTGCCGATCATCTCCAGTACCGACCACGTTCCCGAAGGTGACCGAGGTATTCTGGGTCGCCGCTCCTTCTGCCGAGATAGCATAAAGAGTCGCCGCGTCGATCCGGGAAACATTACCTGACCCAGCATCGTATGTCGGGTCCTCAAACTCGACGACAGCGCCCGTGTCGTCGTCGAACGTCACGGTCCCTGATTGCGCTGCGTCACCAATCGTAATGCCTCCGCGCAGGTAGAAGATCGAACCCCGCTTATCGATGATCCCGTACTTGTTCGCCAAAAGGTCATCTTCGTCGAAGTAGTCCTGCCAACCTATGTTGACGTCGCCAACTGCGTCATTACTGGCTTGCAGTGCAGCCTGTCCATAGTCACACCGGTCCACGAACAAGTTATCCAATCGGGCCGTGCCATTCGATTTGATCCCAAACCCAATCCACCGGACAGAAGTCATCGTAGCTGCGGTCGCTGCGTCCTCGGAACTCGCCTTGGACATGTCCTGAACGATACGTTCCCACTTGCCCTGCAACGTATCGCTTCCCTCCACATACCATTTGGACCAGTCATCTCCCGCAGCGTCTGAGGCAGCGATTACGTAGAGACCCCCATTGGCCTTTGTGCTCAGGAGCGCAATGACTGTCGCATTCACCCAGCCCCAGAAGTGTTTGTTTGCAGTGGTTGTGAAGTCGACTTCACTCCCTGACCCGAAGTCAAACCACATTCCTTCATCGCGGTTGGCACCTGATACCTTGATCGCCAGACAACCTGTGTTTTGGATCTTAATGTCAGTATCTACGGCAGGAGATGGATTACCACCACCGTTGTGTCGGAAGCCAGACCATCCCGTTGTTGCATCGGCAGCAGAGATGAGCGTTAAGCCCGTGGTAAATGCAAGTGCCATAGTCTACCCCAACCTACGAGTAGGTCAGCCCCACTCGGTCATCCCAGACTTTGTCAAACTCATCGGTCCCACCGGCCCACTCTATAGAGGTTATAGTTCCAGAGACAGTAATGCGTTGGATTTGCCACACACCTGCCGCTTCACCAGACCCCGGTTCAGCTTTACCGATGTACGACGTATTGGAATCAACTTGGTCAATGCGAACGGCATACGGCGTACTGGATAGGTCAAGAGGAAAAACTGGCATTATGGAGTAACCTCCGCGCCATGAAATGTGAAACTGGCCCCCTGTGCCGTATCAACCTGGACTCCAAGGTTCCCACTAAGATTGTTCATCGGCCACCAGACTTCACGTTCAAACGTCTGGCCCTTGCTAAGCTCTGCCTCGAAGTACAACGCTGTATTCTCATCGAATACGGCCCCATCGTCATCCAAAAAGATGCTAAAAGCTATCTTAGCCCCGTTGACATTGCAGACACTAACTGACTTGATGATGCCAGTCACACCGGCTGCCGGACTATAGGCAGACACAGCCGTGATTCCTGCTGGCCGAACTTGGGCTATCTGTTTCTCTTGGAACGTCATTACTTCCCACTCAACATAAAGGCGTATCGACGTTCTTCTTCGAGCCGAACGTCGATCTCAGCCGCTGTCAGTAGTTCGGCCGTCGTTGTTCCCGTGTCGTCTACTCTAACTCCGGCCCCCGCGAGTTCTCCAGACGCTGTTTGTGTGACGAGATCCCCGACCACGACCGCCGAAAGGCGCTGGACGACGTCGAGGTTTGCCCTGGACGTCGGAACATCAGCTACGTCTGACAGGTTATTAGCAATAATTAGGGCACCGAGAGCGCCAGCGATGGCGTCCAGGAGGTCCTGATTCTGAGATGCGAACCCGTCACGGATAGCCTGCGCCCGGACGCCGTTCTTGACTCCGACCGGAATGCCGTTCAAGATGTCGTTGATCGTGAGGTCGTCGCGGTCAGCCATCAGTTGAAGTCCTCGTCAAACTCAAAGGAAAACTCAGAGAATGTCGGGTCAGGAACAATGTCCTTGACATTCCAGTTAGAGTCTACCTGCGGGATGATCGGAGGCTCTCCCGCAAAGAAGACCAAGTTGTTCAACGGTACCTCGCGCGTGCTCCCGTCAGCATCCAAAGTTACCACAAAGCGGTCGGGTACACCAAGACTGGCCACGATGATGCCACTCTGCCGGGCTGCCCGTACGTGGACGTCAACGAGAACCGGGACGCCGGGCTGGTAAAGGACACCATTGTTACCGGCCTCCTGGAAATGCAGGTCGTCGGCCTCAACGATCTCCTCCCCGCCATCCTGGCGCAGGACGCGAACCGTGTTGATCCCTTTACTCAGTACGACGGCCTGGGTGAAGTCGCGCAGATCCGGGAAGAGCGTGAGAACCTGATCGCCGATGATGTACTCCGGCGTACCCACAGACTGAGGCCTGCGAGCCAACGGACCAGACCGAAAGGTGAACTTGCGTTCCCTACGATCCGCCATGGCTTACTCCATCAGCGATTCGAGGACGGTCTCGCTTACGGTGGGCTCTTGCTGTGCGGGGCGGATGGCGAAGGTGATGTGGAAGTCCTGCGCCTTGCCTTCCTCGGACTGAGGCAGCTTCTTGAGGCCGAGGCTGCGGCGAAGCTGTTCAAGCTGTGGGCTGTCAACCTGGACGAACCAGACGCGGCTCATCTCGTCCCAGCCTGCCGGATCGAGATCGATCACGTCGCCCAGGGTGTACTCGTAGAAGCCCGCACCGACCTTGTCCTTCCACTCATCGCCGTGCTTGTCGCGAAGCTGCTTGGCCTCGTCGTTCTTCACGACGGTGATATGCGGATTGTCGAAGCTGGGGATGACATCGTCGACCAGTTTGCCCTGCGCCTTCAAGGTGGCGAAGACCATGGCCGGGATCACGTCGTCGACTTCGAGGCAAACCCAGGGCTTGTCCGGATCAGTGTCTTCCGGCTTGAGCTTGCCCATGAAGGTGAGGGGGCGGCGGTTGTGCGCGCCGTCGATCTCGTCCAGGAACTGGAGGTCGAGCCAGTCAGCCTGCATACAGGTCGCCGTAGCCTCGAAGAGCCCCACCTATACGTTCTCGCGCATCCCGCTCAGACGAGGCCTCGATAAATACATCGATCCAGAAGTCCCCGTGGCCGAGTCCGCCTCCTGACGCGGTGCCAGGGTGGGGACCATCGACCTCGAACTCGCGGCCCGTGCCTGAGTACCGTGGCCTGCCCAAGCGCTCCAAGTGCTGAGCAACGTCCTTGGCCAGTTCCTCCGGAGTCTCCCAGTCGCCCTCCAACTCTCCCGCGTAGCCAGCGCTGATGACGACGCGAAGCGCCCACGTGGTCGGCCCCACGTCGCGGATGTAAATGTCGCCTGGAGGCGCTTCCACCCTGGCCTCAGAAAGCACTGTCCGGATGGCTTGGCGTGCGGTGTCCATGTCCAAAAGTATAGCGGATGGGGCAAGGCAACGCAACTATCTAGTAAGATAGTCTAGTACTTGGACTTAACAGGCTGAGCGTCTGCCTCAGCCACCTCGGCCTTATGTGCATTCCAGCCCAGGCGGAACGCCTTGACCGCCGCCCGGATCTCGTCACTCGGCTTCTTTTCGGCGTGGACCGAAAGCTCGAAGCGTCCGAAGCGGGCTGCGGGCTTGTCCAAGTGGGCGACGCCCATCCGGTTGTAGTACTCGGGGAACTGCCTGCTCAGCGTTTCGAGAAGGTTGATGAGCATCCGCTCGTCGCGAAGCGAAGCGCTCAACACGTAGATCTTCGTTTTCCTGGCCATGGTGTTTCTCCTGTCCAGTGGAGGCCTGTCCGGTTACTCCTGGGCGAGCGCCGTGGAGACCTCGTCGAAGCTGGAAGTGCTGGGCTTGTTTTCCTTGAACCACGTCTCCAGGCGGCCATAGATGTACTGCGCCGCCGCGCCCGCGTTGCCGTAGTCGAACGTCTTCCGGATCGTGTCGTCGTACTTGGTGAAGCTCTCCGGGTAGTCCTTCCACGTGGGCGGGTCGCCGAAGCACGGCTCGTCCACATGCCATACGTCCACGCAGATCTGATCGATGTTGCGGTGCTCGACCACGACGAGGACGATGGCGGGTCCCGTGAACCCGGGGCGGAACCAGATCACGATCCCGTCCTCGCGGCCATTGTACCACGCTGCTGTGTGGATATCCTCGGCGTACAGGTACCCGCCGTTCTCGTGCGGCAGGAAGTCCGGGGCCATATCTTTGAGCATGGCCAAGACGGCCAGCGGCTGCGCGTTGATGTGAAGGCTGAGGTCAATCCTGGTTGGTCTCCTGTCCTGTCCCACAACCAAGTATATCGGGACGCCCAGGGGAAGTCAACATAATTTTATAGGAGTTTCTAAAAAAATTTATATGAGTTATCCGGGGCCTGCTACCCTCCCGAACCGTTCGTCGGCGTCAGTTCTCTCATTGGGCCATGGCACGAACTCGGCGATGATCCTGCCCGGAGCCCGGACGTAGAAGCCCTCCGCGCCTACCTGGGTGACTGTGCCACCCGGGCACCGCTGACCGGCGGCGTACTCAGCCCGCGCCCACTGGCGCTTCTGTTCGGCCCGGTGCCGCCGCTCCTGGGGGTCTTCCTGGCCCTGCTTGGGTTGTGTGTTACGTGACATCATAACCTCTGCTTTCTGCGGCTCCATGCCCCGCTGCGGTCTTCCTGACCAGGATAGGCCAGATCCATACCAGTTTGCGTTCCCTGCGCCCCTCGCCTATGGCCACTCTCCGGAAGTGGCCCTTGCGCCAGTGGGGCCTGGGAGACTTCCGGGAGCCCTCCCCGCCCTCGGTGGGCTCTGCTTCGACCTGATCGATCAGGGGCTTGATCTTGACCGAGGAGCCCACCACGACCTCCTGAGGAATCATGCCCTCCTCGATCTGACGCCTGACCGATTTGCGTCGTTTGGAACTGGTCTTTCGTTTCTTGAAGTCTTGGAGCCGGACGTAAAGCTCGTGCGGGTTCTCCAGGATGTCGGCGTCCGGGCAGGACATGTAGAGGAACAAATTGGCCACCACACGGACCAGGATCGAGTCCACGTCTGTCCGCTGCCAACGCATCTGTCCACCGGCCAGGAGGTGCGCGATTGGATCGAAGACCTGGGCCTGATCCAGCTTGTCCTGCTGCTCTATGCCGAGCATTACGAGGTTATCGACCGAACGGGTCTCACCCTCGTCCCAGCCGATGTTCTGAAACCGTACCGTCCAGTCGTGGTGTGTCTTGTCCTGCTCCCCGCGAGCCACGTAAAGCACGCGGCACTGGTAGTCGATGTCTGCCAGTGTCTTTCCGCCGGACGAGGTGAAGACCTGGGCCATAGGTCCCGGTTCCCCGACCGGTCCCCAAGACACGTAGCAGCCCTCGGCCTCGACGTACCCCCCACGAACTCCAGGAAAGCGTACGCGGTTGGGCGGCAGCGCAATATAGACGGCGGGAAACGGCGGGTGAATCTCGCTTATTGCCAAGCGGGCCTCAGTCTCAACCAGTAAATCAAACAGATCGGCCGAAGGCCTGATCACGTGACGACCGCAGGCGTCCCAGACTGCTGTTTGATAGATCTCGTTGACCGCTGGAGAGTGCCCAGCCGTGCCTCGGATCATCGTCTTGACAGCCTCGGACTCTACGAAGTAGGCAAAACCCGTGCGCTCCGAACTCACATGGCTCCTGGCCTCATCCCAGTCCACGCCCAACATCCGCATCAGCGGGTGTTTCATCATCCGGTCGCGGAAGGATTTCCAGTGCGTGAGTTTCTCTTTGGCCACGGTGTGTCCTCATCTCCTCTTCGGAAACATCCTGTCGATTTCCTCGTCGCTCTTGCCCAACCGTTTGAACTCTGAGCGGAGGAACTCTTCGTGCCGGTACTCCTGTAACCTGCGGTCGCGCTGCGTGTTCATAGCGCTGAACGCCGCCAGCAGACCGTTACCTGCCTCAAGTCTGCGCATGGCCTGGGCACTGCGCCGCAGAGACTCGGACCGATCTTCCGGAGTCTCCTTTGGATCTGATTCCGGTGGCTTGCCCAGGCAGCACTTCTTGAACTTCTTGCCGCTGCCGCAGTGGCACGGTGAGTTGCGTCCGAACTTAGGCATGTCAGCCGCCCTCTCGGGTGTAGACATGCTTTTCGATGAGCTTTCCGTACGTGTACCCTTTCAAGACTATAAACTCCTGGGCTTCAGCCAACGTATCGAACTTCTGCTGATCCCCGAGTATCTTGACGTGGAAGTGGTCGCCGGGAACAAACTTGGAAACTGTAGCGAATTTCCGCCGGTCTCCGCCGCGCCAGTTCCACCAATAATTTACATGCTTCCTAAAGGCCAAACAGTCTTCACGCATGATGCAGGCAAGAAGCATCTGTCTCCGGCAGTAGCCAGAGTCGCTATATTGGTATCGTGATTCTGCGTCACATCCCTCCATCAACTCTTCTATTGCTTCATCCCTAAAGTGTATTGCAACACTGGGCTCTATCCCATACAGCGACCATGCCGAAAATGCAGACTTCAGTAATTCCTCGCCGTTTCTAGGAAGCGGATGTGACGGATCAAAGCCGGGCGGGAAGTCTTGTGGATAATTCCGTGCCATCTGGTTTTCTCTTCAGCAATCCACTGCCAAGCCCGCTTTCGCAGGCCCGGCGGTGGGCCGCCCACGCCCTAGTAATTCAGTGTGACAAATTTTCCGCGATACTTCTCAATCGTGTCGTAGTTGAGGCTGATTGTGAACACTTCGCCACCGTGACGGTCGGCATTTCGCTGCGCGCCTGCCCGGGTCTTCCACTGCTTGGCGGAGTGATTCGAGCCCAGACCGACAAAGCGGGCGCTGAGCCACTCGCCCGTCGTGGTCCAGAGTGCGGTGCCCTTACCCAGTGTCTTCTTGATTCCGTACTGCATGGCTAGTCTCCTGTCCCTGTCCGCTACTTACTATATCGGGAGCCCTCCGTATTTGCAAGAGTATTTTATATGATTTTCCAATAATTATTCCAGGAGTTCCAGCACCCTATGGACGAACCGGGGACCCGCATTGGGACCCCGTACGAAGCCGTTGTAGACCTGGACCAGTGGAGCCCCGGCCTTCAGGTATTGGAGCACCTCAACGGCGCTGAAGATCCCGCCGCAGCCGATTACGACCTTCTTGATATGCGCCGTCACGTAATGCACCAGCGCCACACTCAGGCCCCGGACAGCGTCTCCGCTCCGACCGCCCTTGCCGTACTTCTCATGGACCGAGGGAAGCGTGTTCGAGCAGATGAAGCCTGACAAGTTGAAGTCGTCGGCGAGGATCAGGATCTGTTCGAGGTCATCGCCTTGGATATTGGGCGACAATTTGACCAGGAGTGGTCGGCCCCTGCGATACAGGCAGCAAGCGTTCAGGAGTTCTCTCAGTGCGCTGGGGTCCTCGAACGTCTTGCCCTCGGCCGTGTTCGGACAGCTTATGTTGAGAACCGTGTACGCCCCAAGGCCGCCCAGGAGCCGGTAGCTCTCGCTTATGTCCTCGATGGCCGCGTCGCCCATGATGTTGGGATCGTGCGTCTTGGCGATGTTGACGCCGTAGGCCTGCGAGCGGCACATCAGCAGGCGTTCCCGGACCATCCAGGCAGGCTCGCCGTTGAGACCCATCCGGTTCATCACGTCGCGGTCGCCGACACGGAACATCCTGGGCCGCTCATTACCTGGGCCACCCTGACAGGTCACGCTGCCCACCTCGACCCAGCCGAAGCCGTAGTCCTCGGCCACGTCCACAAGAATGCCATTCTTATCGAAACCGGCCGCGAGGCCGATGGGGTTGTTGATCTCGGTACCGAAGAGATGGGTCTTGAAGATGTCGGGATTGTTACCTTCCGGCTCGTACAGGCCGGGGGCTAAGCGCCGCTTCAGCATGCCCCGCACAGCGATATCGTGGGCGCGCTCAGGATCGAGAAGGGTAAGAAGGAGGTGGGCCAGTCTTTCCATGGCGAGTCCTCAAATAAGTCGGCCCCCCGAACAACCGGCGGTGGGGGGGTTTCGCCGTCATCCGGGGGACCAGTGCGGTGACAGCCCAGTCGTTTTGAACTGCACCACGACCTCATCCTACCGTAAGCGCCCCACTTCGTGCAAGCTGTCTGAGTCAGCGGTTTATCCAGGTCCAGTATATCATCGAACTGCGTCCGCCATGTTCCGGATGACACCCTGGACGAGGTCGCTCTTGAAGTACTGCTGGAGCACCATGCGAAGTTCGTCCGCGTTCTCCAGTAGGGACTTCTCACCGACGATGTCGTTGGAGACCGGGTACGCGGCCTCGGAGACGTGCGAGAGCTTCAACAGGGTACGGCTGATGTCGGGCACATCGATACTGATGGCAAAGCTATGGTGCAGCCGGAAGTTCGGAGTGACCCTTTCCTCCTCCATGTCGGCAGAATCGGTACGCTCTTCCGTCTTCACCCAGGCTTCCAGATCGTGGCGGCCCTGGGATGTCTTGTGCTGCTGGTTGAACTGCTTCGCGGCTTCCCGAAGGATGGTGATGGGAGCATCCGGGTGGGCGTCGACTTTGATGTTGGGCCAGAAGTCCATACTCTCTATATCGGATTGGGCAGGCTATTTGGTCAGATAAAAAAAAAAAAACCGGGGTAGGGATATTATCGGCCCAAACCGAAGAACCCGCGCTTCCGTTTGGGCTTGCGCTTGCGTGGAGGTGAGGGCTCAGGCGGAGCGGTCGGTTCGAGGACGTTGTACGCGCGTCGCAGGTTCTCCAGGGCCGCATCGACCGCGCCTGCGATCTCTCGGCTGCCCTGGGGATCACTACGCAGCGCCAAGCGCAGGCCAGACACGTGGGCGATGGCGTTCGCCATCCGCGACTTGACGCTGCCGTGCTTGGGCGCACGCGGCGGCCGGGCGGCAGGCTGCTGCGGTTCCTCGGGAGCTTCCTCACGCTGCCAACCTGGAATCGACGGAGCTTTCTCGTAATCCAGACGGTACTGCTGCTGACCGGTGTTGAGCGTAGCTGTCAGCGGACCCGTCTGCGTGAGTTCAGCGTTGACAGTTCCCAGCCGGTTGAGGATCTCCACAAACTGACGACCGCCAATCCGGTTACCGCTAGGTCCAGTGATGGTGCCTGTCTCCGGAACCAGATCGACGTTGATGTCACCGCCCAGCGTGAGCGGTATGCGGACGGACTGGGAGAACTGCCCTTCCTGCTCGGCGAGGCGCATGCGTTCGTTCAATGTGGCGCGGAGAACCTTCATGCTCGCGGCTGCTCTGGACGTGTGAGTTGTCTCTCGGTGATGCGCATCAGTACCCGCCGCTGGCTGGCTTGACGCTCCTCGGGTCGCTGTCCACGTTGCCGTGACCGGCAGCAGTGCTGCCCTCAGCGTCCGGGATGTCGGCCGGATCTTCTCCGTGTTCGGGATCGGTGTTCGCGCCGTCGTCCGTGTAGGCCGGGGCGTGGCCAGGGGCGGTGCTGCCTGCGGGCTCGGGGATGCCCGCGATGCCCATGTCCTCCTGAACCTTGATCAGGCCGTTCTGGGCAAGCTGCATCGCCGTGGTGGTGTACTGCCCGCCCAGGTGACCGAGCAGACCGGAGTCCACCAGTTCCTGGAAGAGGCTGACGACCTCGGCCTGCGGCATGTCGCCGGACTCGAAGGCCTTCAGCTTCTCTGGCAGACCCTTCTGGAGTTCGCCGTATCCGGTGACGGGCTGGCCGTCGACCTCGGCAGCCGACGGCCCGATGGCAGCAAGGCATGCGCCTGCGTCGCCGCCGCACCCGCACCCGCACTCGTCGAGCATCTCGTCGATGCGGACGCTCTCCTGCATAGGCTGGCTGTTCGGAACCATTCCACGGATCACGGATCTGGGATCGCTCATGGTCTGTGTCTCCCTGTTGCTGTCAGGATTCTACAGCAAGGAGGCCCCGCAAGGCAAATTGAATCAGGATTTGGGTTTGGGAGGCGACTTGTCGAGGGTGAAGTGGCTGAACTCGGCGTCCTCAACGACCTGGGTACCGTCAGGGAGCGTCGTAACCGAGCCGTAGCTGACCGGATTGACCTCGGCGATGCCTTCCTCGATCAGCTTTACGAGGGGAACATCGTTTGGCCCGAAGTCCTGAATCTCCACTGTGATCTGGCCGTCGTCAAACTCGCTGCCGCTGACCAGCCCTACGGCATCAAGCAGATTCGGCGGCTCTCCCGGGGGAGGGTCCCTGTAGACCAGGAGCGTCCCGTTGCGGGCCTTCTCCCGGATCTGCTCAGCGAGCTTCTCCATCGCTCCCTGCGTGTACACCCGACCGTTCCGGTTCGGCGTGTCCGTCTGCATCGGCAGGGTGACCTCCACCGTCTCCTGATTCCGCTTGCTCATCTTTGCGCTCCCAGTAAAGTTTCAGCGCCTCAGTCCCACAGCGGTCCTGAAACTGGTCGATAGTGTCCTCGTTATCCAGGCCCTTCCGGATCATGTCGTCAACAATCTCGGGGCAGTCCACCAGTATACGCTCCGCGAGCCTGCGCAGTCCAGACTCTTCGGGGTTTGGGATTTCCAGTATCCGATTGATCCGGCCGGGGCGGGAAGCGATTTCTCCGCTCTGCCTCCCGGACAAGGCCGGGTCGAGCACGTCGAGCCGGTTCGTGGTGACGATCAGGAACAGGCCGTCCACGCGCTCGACCCCGTCGATTCGGTTGAGCAGGCAGTCAAACGTGAGCGGTTGCTTCATCTGGGACTTGATGACGTTCTCGCGGCCCTCGAAGACTGTGTCGATATCTTCGAGCAGCGCCATACAAGGCGTGTCGTCGAGCATGTCGTTCCACTCTTTGCTGAACTCGGAGTTGCTCATGCTCGCCAGATCGTAGACGTAGACAGGTAGGTTGAGATCCTCCGCCACTGCACGGGCCAAAGTCGTCTTGCCGTTGCCGGGCCTGCCGTGAAGAAGCCAACCGCGTCTCCAGGGCAGGCTCCGCTCGAAATACCAGTCCCGACTCTTGTGCCAGCGCTTCGCCTCTTCCACGACGTCGACTAGAGCGCTGTGGATAATCAGACTATCAAGCGCATCCTCGTCTTCGCTAACCTTCTGAGGGCCGAAGTCATCGTGGGTCCATACCAGGGGTCGGTGTTGACGCATAGAGAGCAGGTAGCCAGCGCTGTCGTCGTCCTCTCGGCCAGCGAGAACAGGACCTTGACTCGTATCTTTATCGACGGTGTACTGAGAACTTCCTGAGATGTAGATCACTTCGTAGCGGTTGAAGCTCTTGTCCGTGCGAAAGGAGTTGTACATCTCCGCAGCTTTGACAGCCAACTCATCCGGATCGAACGTGCCACGCAGGTAGCGCACCACGAAGCCCTTACGATTACCTTCCTCGCTATCGGAATTGCCGGATTCGCTAACCCAGAGAAAGCGCCAGCCCTTTCGGAAGATTTTGACATTGGTGGACAGTTTCTCGAAGGCGACCAGAACGCGACGCCGCTCCGGTCGGACAAATAGCTCGTCACCAAAGAATGTTCGGGACGTGTAGCGGGAGGCTGTGAACTCCCGGAACAGGTACATCTTGAATCCCTGAGTCAGCTCCCCCCGTTGAAAGGTGGTGGTCCGTACAACGTGCTCAACGATCTGTCCGAGGAACGTCTTGATGTGCCTCCAGAAGCCGACGATCAGACCGCCGATGCCTACGCCGCCAAGGATTGCGAGTGGGTTGCTGAGGAGGTCCATCAGATCTCGAAAGTCTGCCCGACCTCAACGAAGCCTGCGAACCCATTGTTCTGCGCCTTACCGTGACCCTCGAAAACTTCCGGTACCGAGTTGTAATGATAGAGCCACATGCGCTCTTTGATCTCCGGGTCCAATGTCGCCAGATCATCGTAGTGCGCGTGCACGTTCGAGCGGAATGGTGTCGTCTCACAGTCGTGCAGGATCGTGGCTGCCTGCTTGTAGAAGTCACGAAGCTGATTCGGACAAAACTGTGTATCGCCTGTCAGAAATGTCTTCGGCAGCGCGGGGATCGTCATGGTCCCCTTCTTGTATTTCTGAATCATCAGGCCGTAGCAGTGCATGATCCGGTAGCCGGACACGACGTGTACCGTCTGGACTGGCGTGAGCAGCACGTCTTCCCATACGAACGAGTCGTTGATCTTGAGCGGCTGACAGTCGAAGAACGTGGTCAGCGTGGCCTCGCCGCCCTGGATCGTGGACAGGCCGCCCTTGAGGCTGCTGTCCCAAAGCTCGTGCATCAGACCCTCGATGCAAAACAGCTTGGGCTTTCCCAAGGTCGGGTTGAAGTACGTACACAGCGCCAGCCATTCCAGGCCACCGATATGATCCGCGTGCAGATGTGTGATGTAGACGCCGTCGATGTACGACAGGCCGGAGGGATCGTCGCTGTCACCATACTGCTCGTGCAGCATGTCCTGGGAGCGCTGGCCGCAGTCGATCAAGAGCCGCTTCCCGCTTTCGGCTTCGATGACCATGTTGGACTGGCCGAGGCCCGCCCCGGCGAACGCAGATCCCACGCCTACGAACCGGAGTTTTGGCATGTACTCTCCTTGGCGACCTCGGCCACCAGTTCATCCATCTCGATGCTCTGGAACACGCAGTCCAGACGGTCCGCCACCAAGTGGCTCACCATGGCCCGGACAAGTTCGTAGAAATTCCGGTACGGGCCGATCTCCACCACGTCCCAGTCCGGCGGAATTTCTCGGGTACCCGGCAGGTAGACGTTCCGTTCCAGCAGGTAGCTGAAGTCCACGCTACTGGAGCCCAACTCACAGTCTTCCACCTCAATCATGTGCTCGCCGCAGGAGATGACGTAGGTGTTGTCGACCTGGATGGCATCCTGGGGAACTTCCGGATCTTCGAGCGGGTCCGGGTGGTCGATGATCTCGATAGACAGAGCGGTCCCGAAGACGGACTGCATCGCAGCCGTCAAGACGTCCGTCTGATCTTCGAGACTCAAGAACTTCATACTTTACTTATCGGGACGGGGGTGCTATTTGCCCAGGAAAAATCTCATCTATTCTTCTGGCTGGGGTTCTTCGATGGGGCAGACGAACCGCTTGCTGTGCGCGTCTTTCAGGACCTTACGGCACTCCTGGCAGCAGGCGATCCAGTAGCCGTTCTTTGGGTCGGCCTTCCAGGTCACGTTCTTGGTGGTAAACTCGCCATATTTGTTGCGGATCAACCCGGATCTGTGGGCCTTGCACAGATAGACTCCATTCAGAAACTTGCCGTTGTACGTGACCCCGCTAGATTTGACCGACAGGGCTGGTCCGCAAAACGCTTGCGCTTTATGGACCTCACACTCATCCATGGCAACTTATCCCTCCGGGTAGAACACCGAGTATGGGTAGGCTCCCGGCCCGCCTGCACCGTACGTGTAGACGCCCACAAAGTCGAACTTAAACTTGAACGTGGCCTGCTCTGGATGCTGGTCCGGCAGGAGCGCGATGACCGCGCCCGCGTCGACCCGGAACGGCTGCACAAGTGGGACCGTCAGGGTCGGATGTTTGCGTGGAAATGGCGTCGTTGTGGGGTTGTGGAGATGGTCCACAGTGAACGCATATCGGCCCTCTCCGAGCGGGGTTAGCGTCCCATCCGCCACGAGTGCGTTCAAATCCGCTATTTCGTGGATCAGGAGGTCGTCGGACTGGAACTGGGCAGTGTCGTCAGCCATGCGCTAAGTCCTTACAGAGCAAGGTGGTACCTGTGGATCAGTGCCAAACAGGATACACCGATAGCCCTCGGGATGCAAGTAGGTGGATGCACCACGCTTTTTGCCTAGTAAAAACATAGTATGCAACACTGGTATTCGCTTAGTATTGAAGTGCTTTAATCCGACCTGCCGTCCTCTTCATCGTACAGGCGGCCAACCGACAAATCCAACCGCTGGTACTCTGGAGGCTCTTCCTGAACCTGGAGCCAGATGCCCTCTTCCTCGGCCATAGCCTGCTCATACACACGCTCAGTCATAGGCCAGTACCTGGAGAACTTGCTGACACTGACGACCACACCGACACGCGCCAGGAGCGCTCGGGCACGTTGCTGGCTGTTGGCGGCCACCAGGGTCCGGACTGGGTTCCCGTCGGTGGTCAGGTGGCTCTGGCCAGCAAACATTTTCAGTGGCATCAGCGCTTCTCTTTGGGTGGATTCCAGATCATCGCGCGGTTGCATTTCTGGCAAACTGCGCTGTTTTTCTCGCTATCCATGATGTGTTTCGTGGTCCGGTGGCAGCCACGGCAGTAGTGATTCTCCAGCAGTGGCTTTCTCATAACCTCAGGATAGCACATGGTGATCCAATTTCAAAATGAGCCCGCACACAGGCTGGATAGGACACGGCGCAGGAGTGCCGCTACCTGTGTGCGGGCAGTTTCCCCCCGTTTTGGCGGGGTTCAGTTACCTATATTATCGGATTCTGAGGGCTATTTGGTCGGAACTTTTGGGACTTTTGTGGCTTTAGTCTCGCGATACCACGCTCCGTACAGTATACCAGCCCCGGCGCTCCTCCATACGACCAGTCTCAGGGTTCTTCCAAATCTCGTACCAGATAAAGTTCCCAGACCCCTCGACCATCCAGCGTTCCTTCCCGGCGATGATCCCGAGCGACTGACCTGAGAACTTGGGAGCGTTCGGCAGCCCATTGTCTGGAGGGCTGGGCAGGCCCATCTTGTGCCACTTCAAGCAGCATTTCTTATACTTCTGCCCACTCCCGCAGGAGCAAGAGTCATTCCGCGTCGACATCGCAGATCACCCGGTTCATTCCGAGTCCTCAATGAACTGGCGGATCTGGTCACTGTTTACCATGTGGTACTCGTACTGCCCATCGATCAGGCACAGAATGATCCCATCTGTCAGGGCCATCAACTTGGTGCCGCCCTCGAAGACGTAGCCGGGGGCCTCGTCGGTCTCCCCGAGATCCCACAAGTGGGCGAGGACCGACTGGTGATCGTGCCAGGACTCGCGCTCATGGACATCGATCAGGAACTTGTCAACGTCAGTGTGGGTATGCTCGCCTGGGACGTAAGCCATCAGTCAGATCCTTCGCACCGGCACGAACCGCGCTGCTTGAGGAACGCGTGGACGCGATCCAGGTAGGTGCTGAATGCTTCGAGATTCTCCAGGGTCTGCTCCACCGCCAGATGCTTCGCGATGTACTCGCCGTGCATGTTCGTGGAGCACGCCAGCGTCAGCAAGGCCTTGGCCTCCTCTTCGTCGGCGACCGAGTATACCGGCAGGAAACCGTCTTCGCACTTCGGACCGAAGCGCACGACCACCGCTCAGTAGATCTTGATGGGGCCGTCGCCCGTGCGCTCGAACATGGACGACCCCTTGAAATCGGCCTCGTCGATGTCGGGAAAGGCCACGGCTTCCTGTTTAAGCATCGGGGTTCTCCTCCAGTGACTTGACGTACTCTTGCAACTTCCGAGCGTCGCGGCTGACCGTGTCATCCTTGTTGACGCCGTCGCCCTCCACATTTGAATCTCGGTGCGTACACTTATGATTGGCGTCGTGCATACTGTCCATGAGCCTCTCGAAGTGCATCGCCAGTACCTCGTCCTTGATGTGCGGACGGATGCGGTCGTACCAGACTGCGGCCTGTGTGTCGTAGGCGAAGCTCACTTCTTCCTCCGGGGCGGCTGGACAGAGGTCTTCTCGTCCAGGTTGCCGCTGTACACCGAGTGAGGCTCCCAACCGTCACAGTAGTCCGTCTCGTAGGCCACGCAGTCACCGGGGGCGACGTCCGGATGCTGGCACTTCTGGGTGCCGTGCCCGGACCAGTGGGAGCACGTCCCGCATCGTTTCTCGTCGCCCATGTCCGCCATCCGATCTCTCTTGGCCATGACTGTCTCCTAATTCACCCTGTCCAGGGTGAATTAATCCAAATGCTTGTTGATGAATCCTTCACCTTGCCGGTCGTAGAGTAGGCCCTCGAATGTCGGGCTGAGGGCCGAGAGGATGTGCCGGATCTCGCCCCAGTCGCCCACGTCCTGGGACTCCAGGAACTTAGCGAACCCGGTCGGGCCTTCGCCCATGTAGCCAATGGAGAAGCCGGTAGCAAGGAAGGCCACCGAACAGTCCCACTCCACCAGGACTCCCTGATTGGGGCCGATATGGACCCGGTCGCAGGGACCCACGTGCTCGACCAGGACCTGGAGGTTCTCTGCGGACACGCAGGTAACGCCGCCCTCCTCCTGGAACTTCAGTCGCACCGCCCAGGGCTGGTACCACTCCACGCCTTTGGACCACGCCTTGCGCATCCACTCGCCGTGCATCTCGACTACGGGGGCTGTCTCAGGCATCGTCTTCCTCCACGTGCTCGATGGTTTCGAGTACCGTGCAACGGTTGATGACCGTCTGCTTGATGTCCTTGTAGGCGTTGTGCTTCGTCACGGTGCCCTTCAGCTTGTAGGTGTTGCCTCGGAGCAGGCCGTAGTAGATGTCGTTCGGGTGCATGGTGTCGCGCGGCACCTGCTTGCCGGTCTTCCGGTCGACCTGCGGCTCGTTGCTGCAAAACCACGTGAACTCGTTGCCGTCCTTGTCCACCAAGCCGTAGATGGTCGTTTCGCCCCAGTCGGACTGCACGCAGTGGACGCGCACGACCTTGAGTTCCAGTTCGTAGCGCTTCTTGATCTCGCCGAAGTACCCGCTGGTCTGTGACCGCTCGGCCTGGGACTTCTCACGCTCGCGACGCTGGATCTCGTGCTCCAGGTGCTTCTGGTGGGCGACGAGGATCGAGGCGGCATAGCCAATCTGCTTGTACCGGCACCAGCGCACCATCCCGATAACGCGGACGTTGTGCATGTAGTCGTTCTTGACCTCGTCGTCGGTCAGTTCAGCGGCCCACTTCGCAGCGGCCTCGGCCTGCTCCTGGTCCTGCTCGGTGGACTTCAGCGGAGGCTTGCCGTGACCGTTCCAGAACAGACCCTCGACCGCCAAGTCCGCCGTGGCCGACGTGTAGTCTCCGCGATCCTTCGCGGCCGTACGCGACAGCCAGCCGTCCTTGCGCATCGAAGCTGAGGTGTACGTCAGCAGAGCCACGAGGCTGATGAGAGATTCGTAGCCCGACAGATCCCGCAGGTCCATGTCCGGGTCCAGGTTGCCCCAGACCGCGTTGAACGTGGAGTAGAAGGAGCACAGGTCGCCGACGGCGTGCGGGTCGCGCCCGCCCAGGAAGTCCGCGACGCACTGGCGGCCGACCTGTTTGGTCTCGCCGGTCTCGTCATTGCGCACGACGAAGGTTTCTTTGCGGCGGCGCTTCGTCCGGCAGTGGTCACAGTAGTTGTCGGCCTTGCGGTACTTCTCAGGGAGATCCTGGCCCGGCACCACCTTCACGATGGTGTGCTCGCCCAAGTACTCCAGGGTCGCGAGGAAGGTCCAGCCGGAGTAGGTCGGGGCTTCGCCTTCGATGACGACCCTGTGGAACGAGTGCTTGATCTCGACCAGTTCGCCGTAAGCGTTCTTGTGGCTGTCGACCACGCGGTTCTCGACCTCGCCCGTGTCGGTCATCTGAACGCTGGCGGTGCCGAGCTTCTTCGACTTGTTGGCCAGACGCTTGAGTTTCGTCGCCAGCTTGGCCAGCTTCGACGCGGGCACCCAGTGCTCGCTCCGGTAGCACTTGTACGAGACGATCTCGATGCTCTCGGGGAGCTTGTCGTTGGGGCTCAGGATGGAGATCAGGTTACAGTGCGCGGTGTTGTAGTAGTACTCGGGGACCTCGATGCGGACTGGCGCGTTGTCGTTCTCGTACCGGTACAGGCGGGCCGCCCTGGCAGCCTCGAAGGCCTGCTCGACGGAGATTACCTGGAAGACTTTTGGTTCGGTGTCGATAGTAGGCATCGTCGTTCCTTCTGTCCCGCACTTATACTATCGGGAAGCGGGAGGAATTGCAAGAGATCTTTATGTGATTTTCATATATTTTTTATTGGTTTTGTCTTTGTTGGTTTAGCCCCTCCCGGACGGTCTCCTCGATCATATCCCGCGAAGCGTCTGGGAACCGCTCTGCCACGACGTTGACCAGCCGCTCGACTCGACTCTCTGATTCCTGCTGCTGGCGGGTCTGCCTGTCCTCAAGCATCTCGAAGACGTCGGTCTCCCCGGTGTAGTTTCGGCTCAGGAAGAGCACCGCGAACCCGAAGGCACACCAGGGGTAATCAGACACGGCCACCCAGCAGATCAAAATCATCCCGACGATCTGCTTAGAGACGAACAGGAAGTAGCCGAGGGTGCGCGGGTGGCCATGCCAGAAGTAATGCCAGCGGATGACCCACCAAAGACCCCAGGGCCGTCGTTTTTGGACCTTACCGAACGCGTACCGGCTATCAAGAAGCTTCAAGACCTCCCCGACACCCATCCGGAACCGATGGCAAAGGACGCGTGTGTCCTTCACAGAGAGCCACAGACCGTCCACCCTCTCCCCAGATGCCCATGTCGGGCTTCAAACGCCACTGTGAGCTTCCCAGGCGGTCGTAAAGGACGTTCAGGCGCTTGGCCGACTCCAGTTCATCACTGATCGCGGACCGGGTGGCCTGCACCTGGATGTCGTAGGCCCTCCGGGCCGCTGTGATCTCGTCGTCAAGGCCCATCAGCCCCCCAGACGCTGCTCTGAGATGTTCGGACCGCTCAGCGATCTCGATTCCTGCTGCCGTTCGCTCAAAACCATGAGCATGTAGGCCAACTCAGCCGCTTTCTCGCTGAATCCGGGCTCCCCACGGGTCATTTTAGTGATTAGCTGGTCCATGCCCTCGACCAACTGGTCGCCGAGGCGCAAAAACGGCACCCGGTGGAGGTATCCGTCCTTCGGGGCGGATACCTGACCCATCGACTCGCCAAAAGCCCGGATTCGGTCTGCAATGTCAGCCATTCTTCTGTCTCCAATCGCCTCCGGTCGGATAATCACGGTCCAGGTAAGCCATGGCGTTCGCCGCGCTCTTCCAGTTCCGTTTCCGGCCGAGACTGTCCTTGATCTCACCCATATCTGGGAAATCGGCATACCAGACCCCGCCAGCAAGACAGAAGACCCGCATCCCGTCGACCCTGGTGTGCGGAGGCACATCGAACCCGTACATCTGGGTGTCTTCCGTCCATTCAAACTTGGCGTGGACAAGATCCGGCCTGATGTACGTCTCCGGACGCCGCTTCAACTCCGCGATGGCCTGACCGAGGCTTCCCAACTGAGCGATGACCGCTTCCTTGGTGCCGTTGCCGGTGACCAAGTCCTTGAGACGCTCGTAGATCTCTTCCAGTCGGTCAACTTGCATCAGGTACCGGCAGCAACTTCTGCACCGCCTTCCGCAGTGTCTCCTGGATCTTCTCCGGCGACATAAAATCACTGATGTACTTGCGCAACGCATCGATCTGCTCACAGATCGCGTCCAACGCGACGGTGTTCTCTTCAGTTACAGGTACGAGGGCGGTCATCTCATCCTCGTCCATGCCCGTCTTGGGCTGACCTTCCTCGACAGTGAAGCCGCGATTGTGCTGATAACGCCACATCCACTTTCCGTCTTCCTGGGCCATCTCGATAGTCTCGTACTCGATGCTCATGCCCGTGCCCGTCTCATCGAAGTAGAACGGGCTGGTCAGCTTGACTCTGTAGTACGGCTGCCAGTCCAGTTCGTAGATGTTGCCCAGCATGCTGAACACAGTCTTGCGAACGATCTCAACGTCGGTACCGACCACTTCTATCTTCCTGGGCTCACTCAGAAACACGCCGATCTGGACCTTGTCTGTGACCCGGTGCCGCCTCCTGCCCATACGCCCGCCAACCTTCTTGTTGCCGTCCAGGAACGGACCGTCAGCGGTATCCATACTCATCCGCACGGGGATCTCGACGACCTTGCCGGACTTGCTGACCCACTTCCAGGTGGCGATCAGCTTGCCGTTGCGTGGGTCTTGTCTGCGTGTGGCCTTGGACACGGAGCACCTCCTATATATCTTATCGGATCGGGAGGGCTATTTCGGCAGGAAATTATGTGCGGCCGGTGGGGTGCATCCTGGGTTCCGGGGGATCGATACGGAATTTCTTAGCCATAAATACAGCGTCTCTGACCACTTGCTGGGCCATTTCGTGAGCCGCCTCGTTATCGTTCAGGCGGGCCTTGTCGAACGAGAGTTCCTCATTCGGGTGGCTGAGATTCATCGCAACCCACTGCTGCGGCATGTAGTATCCAAAGTCCCAGAAGCCACGGTAGAGGCTGTCGGCCACCAACTGGACGTACGAGTTCCGCTCCATGATCTCGTTGTAGCCGCTGTCCTCCGTCGGCTCGTGATCGTGCTCATCCTTCGAGGAAATAAAGAAGGCCGCAACACGCCCGTGCTGGCGCTGGTCGTAGTGGACCTCGTCGGTCTGACTGAGGGCGATACAGCGGTCCCGCCACTCCTCGTTCTTCGAGGCGAACTGCTCCGCCGTCACGAAGTAGCCGCCGTCCATGGAAATCAGCCGGTCGCAGAACGCCTTGAGCCGAGACGACATCGCACTCTGGTTGACGCCTGTGCTGAGAAGCAGAACGTCGCAGGCCAGGACCTCGGGGTACAGGTCCTGCATCGGGTCGAACGGGAAGCAGTTGCAGGGGAAACCGCACAGCGCCGAGCAGGTGCTGTAGCAGTTGTTGCAGTACTCGATCTGGTACTCGCGGAGGTTGACCTCACGGATCTCCACGTCCTCATCGTCCAGGACTGCCTCCAGGCCCTCGCGCAGCAGAAGCTGCGAGTTCGATAGCTCGTGGGCGCAGGACAACTCGACGTTCGAGCGGCTGCTACCATGGACGGCCAGGACCCGGATCGGACCCTTGCCGTGTATGTTAAGCGCCTTCTGGCAGCGGCGGATGTTCTCCGCGTGGCGCTCGCGCCCCTCTTCGAGGTCGACCACCTGCCACCACTCGTCGACATAGCGACCCTTGATGAACTCGTCGCCGGAAATCTTAGCCACGACCGCGCTCCTGCCGGTAGACCGGACTGAAGCCCAGACGGACGTATAGGTAGTCGGTCGACTCCACGTCTTCAGAGCCAACGCTGGCCCGCTCGAACGGAAGCTCCGTGCCCTGGAGGACCTGCTTGCCCTTCTCGAAGTAGGTGTCGCTGTAGTCGTATTCCCGGAAGGGGATGACCTCGGCAGTTTCCAGTTCGGTGTTAGCCATTGAGGATGTCCAGGACCGTAGCGCCCACAGATTCAGGCTGGAAGAATTGAGGCCCTTGCAGGAAGCCGGGCTCCCTACGCCGAGGCGCGTACAAGTCACGCATCGAGTCGGCGTACAGGAACGTGAGGTATGGGACCTTCTGGCTGTCGTCCACCTTGGCCCCATAGTCGATGTAGAACTCCTGCGGAGCCCCTGGGGATCGTGGCGGCAGGTAGCGGGAGTACCGTTCCTGGAGCGCCTTCAACTGGTGGTCGGGAATATCGCGCTGCGGCACCTGCAAGCCGTGGCCTGTGCTGCGAACCCAGCCGCGCGCGAATGCCCACTCGTCGCGCCAGTAGATCTTGAAGCCGCCCTGCGAACGCTCCCGGATCAGGCTGTAGTCGCCGGGCGGCAGCCCTGCTTCGATCCACTCCTCGGGCTCCGGCATGACCTTCCATCGATGCCGCGCTTCCCGGATGCGGTGGAAGATCCGCTTGGCCTGGGGCGTGGTGACGTACTTCTCCAGATACCACCACAGGACCGCGTTGTCGTGGCCCAGGTAATCGGCCTGAATCCACTCATTCTCGGGCGTCAGCCACCCATAGACAGGCTGGATGTCGTCCCGGTCTGCTTCGCTCAGATCCTTGTTCCACGACGCGGAGACGCGGTAGGTCTTGCCCTGCCGGTTGTTCGCCCGGATGCCGTAGCCCGCCTTCATCAGGATCTCGGCGGCCTTCTTGGCCTCTTCCTCGGTGCCGAACTCGAAGTCCGGGCCGTCTGCCGAGGACTTGACCTGGGGCTCCAGGCCCGCGCCGGTCAACTGGGTGTGCATGGTGTCGAGTTCGGGAGTGCGCTCTTCGGCCTCGTGCAGGCCGAGACGTGAGCGCGTACGAGAGATCGCGTCGAGGACGTCCCGCTGCTTAAACGGCTGAGCGAACTTGCGTCCGGCCAGCCGTTTGATTTCCTGATCCGTGATGTCGCCGCCGCTGGCGGTGAGCCACTTCGAGATCTGGTCTTCCAGGCCTTTCAGTGATCCCGCGCCTACGCGGCCGACGATGGCCGCTTCAAGCATGTCAGCTTCCGGAGTTGACCGGGCTCTTGGGGTCAGCCGACAAGACGAGATGGCGGCTGTTGAGCCGGTTCATAATCGCCTCTTCGACAAGTTCGATACCGAGGACCGCCGTGCGGCTCTTGATGGTTTCGAGTGCGTCCTTGGCCTTCTTCGCACTGGCGGTCTTGTTATCTGGGTCCTTGGCGAGCCGTCCGAGGGCGGTAGCCTCGGAGAGCACAATCGCGTCGTCTATGATATCCCTGATCGCGGTCTCCTTCGCAGCGTCAAGCTCGATACCCGCCTTCTTTGCCTTCGCACGCAAATACGGCATCCCGTGACGTACCCCAGCAGCACCCGCGAGAGCGAGCAGAATCCCAATAAGCAGCGTGAGTCCCGGGTACAGATAATCCTGCTTCCAGTCGCCGGTCTTCGGAGCTTTGAGGATCTCTTTGATACCTTCGGCCGCCTTGCTGCCTGCATCCTTCAACTCGTCTTTCGTGACGACAGGTGCCTTCTCTTCGGCGGACTTCTCAACCGGTGCCGAAGCCTCGGCCGGGGCGGTCACAGCAGGCTGGTCGGGGGCAGGTGCTTCTTGAGCGTACAACGGCACCGGGCAGGCGAATGCCGCCACCAGGGCCAAGGTCATCAAGATCTTACGCATGGTACTTCTCCTATTCGTGTAGCAGTTGCTTGACGGTTTCTGCCGGGGTCTCCGTGGACTCCCGAACGTATACGCAGATCTTCTCGGCACCCCCGAGGTCGACGTTGAAACCTGGGTGGCCGTACAGAATGTTCCGCACCTCGGTGAGCGAGGTCTCATCGCCCAGCTTGGAGAGCAGGTACTTCTGCGGCTCAGCATTCCCGGAATCGAGTTCGACCAGGACCTTGCGGTTCCCCGCCTGGAGGATCACGCTGGTCTCGTCCTGGTTGACGATGTTATAGCCGTAGGCCAGCAAGGCGTTGGCAAGCGGCGCGAACGACTGACTGGTGTCCTTGAGGCGTGCCTCGGCGAGTGCGCGGCTGACTTTCATATTAGACCTCCGCCGTGACCGTTGGCCGTGGCTTTGCGCCGTAACCCGCGCGCTTCAGTTCCGATGCGATGTTGTTGATCCAGAACGGCAGCGCCCGCAGGGACGCGTCCAGGTGTTTGCAGATCGTGCCGCGCAAGCGGGGATTCCGGATGCCTGGGAAACGCTTCTCGTTCCCGCCGCTGGTGTCTAGCTGAGTGAGCACGTAGTTGTAACCCCAGTACTGGAACGCCGGGCAGTCGCAGTGGACCTTCAGATCGCCTGAGACTGCTAGGTTGACCTTCTGCGGCAGTGTGAGTCCTTCCGACTCCAGGGCTTCCGGCAGGTCCTGGAGGACAATCGTCTGGTTCCAGCGGTACCGGCCCTGCCCCGTTTCTGACGGAGTCGTGAACATAATCCGGTCGAACTCGGTGCCCTCGTACTTCGTCCCGCCCAGCTTGCGGATTGCCGCCGCGTGCTGAGCGTGGTGGATGAAGTCCGGATCGACGCCCCGGAGGATGGACTGGTAAGTCTCCTCGTTAAGCGCCGCTCTCAGGGCACGTTCGACTGATCCACGTAGAGCATTCATACACGTTGGCCGCTGGCGCTCCTCTCGGGTGCCTGGGAGGGACGCGCAGCGGGCTGCTGCTGCTGCTGCTGCTGCTGCGGTGGCTGAGCCTGTGGCTGAGCGACGCGCTTGCGATACTCCAACTTCCCGGTCGACCTGCCCGAGCGCGGGTTCTTGCCCTTCTTCAGGTGACCCTTCTTGAACATGGCGCGGATCTGGCCCGGGTGGCCGGTCACCGTTCCCGGCTTGCGTCCCGGCCCCTCGTCGAGATTCTCGTCGAAGCGGATCTCGTTGCCCGCAATGGCGGCCTCGATAGCCCGGTTGTTGACGTGGTAGTGCTTGCTGTTGTCCTTCGCACAGGAAAACACCATCCAGCCGGACGCCACGTCGCTGACCACGTAGTCGCCCGCCGGGAGCGTCTCCTCGGTATCGTAGTCCCTGAGGACGCCGTCCCGCGTGACGATCAGCGAGTCACCCTTGTTGAGGCCCTCAACCATGGGCTGGCCGCCTAGCATCAGCAAGACCGCGTCCGGGGCGTCCACGCCTTCGTTGTACAGGAGGGCGCGTTGTTTGGCTGTCAGCATGTGGTGTCTCCCGAAGAGATTACGGGCATTATGCCGTACCGGGCAGCAAAGTGCAAGAAGGACCTAAGTCTTGCCAGACGCAGGCTGTGGGACCCTTTCCGCCTGGGGCGGCGTGACGCGCATCTTCTCGAACGCGTCCGCGTAGATCTTCAGGTTGCCCCGGCAGGCCTCGTTTTCCTGCTCAAGCTCCTTGATCCGGGGCCTGAGCATGGCCCTGAAGTAGATCGCCACCAGGATGGCGATAGCCAGACAGGTCAGGAATCCCGCCACGTACGCGAAGCCCAGGACGCCCCAGGTGATCTCGATTTCTGCCAACATGGTAGTGTCTCCTACTTTGTGGCTTCCACTACGGCAGACAGATTCCGCCGCGTGTGGTACCGACTGTTGTCCGGAAGCTGGCCCGTCTCTGAGAAACCGGCCTCCCGGCAAAGATGACTGATCGATTCGTAGTCGTACCCGTACTGGTGGCCATACTCACCCATGCCCACGAGGTTGTCCATGAACTTGTCCGCCAGTGTCGGACCCTTCCAGATCGGGTTCTCCGATGGCTCGTAACGCTGGTCCCACCACTCCTCATCGCCCGCCAAATACTTCTCGGCCGCGAGTCGCAGATCCGGGATCGAGGCCACCAGCTTTGCGCCCGGCTTGAGGACCCGGCAGATCGACTTGACCACCTTGAGCCCGTCCACCCGAGGGATGTGCTCCAGCATGTGCTGGCAGACCGCGAAGTCCACGGAGTTGTCTCCGAACGGGAGACCGTCCTTCACGACATCGCGCAGGATGTACCTACTGCGATTCCGCGTCACACCTGAAGCGGGCCAGATATCCAGTCCAGTGAATCCCTCATAGCGGCTGCCCCGGCCACCGCATCCTACGTCGATCATCAGATCCATGCTCATGTCCTGGATGCGAGCAAACCCCATGGACTGCACGATTCCTGCCTCCACGGTTCGCTTGTGCGGAATGACGAAGTTATGCCACGCAGACCACACGTCCTCAAAGACTGAGCGGCAGTCGTGAGCCGCGATCATCCCCCCAGACGCGACTTTGGGAAGCCACGCTTGGAAGTCCTTCAGCGGGTTGCCTCTCTCGTGGTTACCGTCGATGAAGATCAACGCGGCGGACTTCACCTTGGCAACTGCGTCTACGGACGGAAGTCGGTGAACAGTAAAGTCTTTGCCGCGCTCCAGGCCGCAGGCGTCCATGTTGTCCAGAAAATCGTTGAAGACCTCATAGCCACTTTGCTCACCAAAGGGCTTGGACCCGTCGATCCAAGGATCGACGCAGATCAGATGACGGCCCAATTCCTGACACACGACACCGAACTGAGACGCCGAACGTCCCTTGTAGCAACCAACCTCGACGACAGGGCCGTCAACACGAAGGCGGCGGACCCAGGCTTCCAACTGGGTCATCTGGGGCTCGGCCATGTGCCCAGGAACATCTTCGGGTTTCAGCGTGGCCATAGATTTAGTGCCTCATACAGTCGAGTCAGTCGAGGTAAACTGGCGATTAGATCCTTGATGTAGCGAATTGTATCTGGGTGCCAGTGGTCGGGTCCAGGCAGTTGTCGCCGGTCACGAGTTGCGTTCCGATCAATGTCCCAGTTGATACGGCCCACATCGATTTCCACACCGAGGTGCTTTGCGAGCTTCTGTAGTCCTTCAGGAGTCGTGTATTCTGTGAAACTCCAGTGCGTGAACTGTAATCCCAACTGGTGCGCCAAAGAGACCGACGCCTCCAAGTCACCAAAAAGCGCAGCAGCGCAGCGACGTAATTGGGAGTTCAACAGGAACTCACGTGTACTCCGCAGCGACTCTTTCGGACACCCGGAACGCAGGCAGTCCAGCGGGTTACGCCATACAAAGTTCCATTGAGGATGAACGGCCTCATCAATCTCCCGCATAAACCCACGTGCAGAGTTGTTAGACATGCCCACGACAGGTGCGTCAAGCTGTACCCAACCCTGAAACCCTTGTGGCCAGAAGCACTCTATCGGTGTGTTGTCACCTCGACCAGGACTCCAGGTGAATGGCTCGTGGACGACAATGGCGTTCTCACCCTGATTGAGCATATTTGCCAGGAACATCGTTCCTGATCGACCCGCCCCAGTTAGTACAAAATATCGCTTGTTCATGCTTCGGGATTTTCCATGACAAAAAGACACGAGGTGAACGGGGGCTTGTGCGGTTTGTGGCAGAAGTCGGCCCCGTCCAAACTGAAATCGTAGGGCTCCACGAGTTTGCACCCGCTCGGAACAATAAGACGCTCGAACAGCGCCGTCTCGTCGTAGATCCTGCTTCCCGGCCTGCCTCCGAGGCGATGACCGATCTCCGTTCCGATGATGACCTTCCCGCCGGGCTTGCAAATTCGGCCCATTTCACGGGCTGCTTCGATATCCCCGTTTCCGATGATGTGCTCGATGGCCGAGAGCGAGATTACCACATCGAAACGTCCGTTCGGATAGCTGAGGTTCTGCATATCCTGAATTTCGCAGGTAAGCCGCTCCGGGAACTCGGCCATCTTCTCCCACGTGGCGCGCCACGTGTCCAGGCCTCCAAGATCCCAGCCCATAAAGTTGTCACTGACGACAGCCATGCTCGCGACCGAGGTCAGATAGGACATCAGAAAAGAACCGCGCGCTCCGAGTTCGCAGACAGACAGGCCAGTGAAGTCGACCTGAGCCAGAAGCAGCGCACAGTCGTACCATCGTCCGGCCGTGGGGTGTCCGCAGTCTTCGGTCGCCCACTTCCTGTACTCTTTGCAGAGTCGATCCACCTGGGGATGTTCGGCCCGCGTCTGCGCCATGCGAAAAGACTGGTTGAGCGTTGTCGTCATGCTCCGTCGTTCCGGACCTCTCTACCCTTCCGGGCGCAATACACCTGATGGTACATGTTTGGCTCGACAAACCTCGGGTCCCACTGCGGAACTTCACGATACCACTCAAGCCGGAATTCAGCCCGGCGCAACAGGTAGATCACCGTAGACGGGTCTGCACAGAACAGGTGTGTCTTGAAGAAACCGAATCGTCTCATACCCCTTCCCGCGATGCCGTCGCGTTCGGGCATGACGATGACGACCCATCCGTCGGGCTTCAGGACCCGGAAGAACGTACGCAAGGCGATATACGGAGCCGGGCTGTGCTCCAGGATGTGGCTGGCGAAGACCCCGTCCAGACTGCTATCCTCGAAAGTCTCCAGCTTGTGCATCTCGTCCAACACGGCGTGGACACCATGCTCAGCAGCGTGATCAACGTCTTCCTGGCAGATCGACACGCCCGTGACATTCTTGTAGATCTTACCCAACTCTCGCGTCGAGTACCCTCCCGCAATGCCGATATCGACGACCGATTCGCCGTCGCGAGGGAGGAAGCTGTGAATCAGGTCCTTGGCCGCCAACACCGTGTCCGTACGGCCGCGCGCCTTGATGCCATCGAATTTCTCGATGTTGTCGTGGTTGGTCTGGACAGTGTGGTCCAGGTAGGGATCGAGATCCAGACTCGGCATTTACCTTATCCTCTTCACCAGGGTGTGGAGCGTGCGCGCGAACTCGATGTTGGAGAACTTCGCGGTCACATACAAGGCGGCCTGGAGCGCAATCGCCTTGCGCTTCTCCGGATTCTCTAGGTAAAATCGAACTTTCTCAACCAGTTCGTCGAGAGAGGACCATACGTCGAGGTGCTCTCCCGGCGTGAAGTCTAGCTCGATGCCGTTCACTTTGTCGCAGAGCATGAAGCCACCCGACCCGAGGCAATGGATCAAACGCTCGTTGTAGTAGCGCAACCCGTCCGGCCGAACGTGACTGTTCAGGTTGATGGCACAAGTTCTGTAGAACAGGGTATTCGAGTCTGGGTGCACGAAGCCCCCGTAATGCGCCTTGTCAAATGCGATGCCTTTGCGCCCCCACCCCCCGGATTTCTGATCCCAGTGGCCGAACGCCATGAAGTCGAAACCTTCGCGAATGAGCCGATCCGCGATGGTTGGCCGGTCCGCGTACATCTTCGGAAACTCGCTCATTCGGTACGCATTTCCGGCCATAAAACTGACATCACACGCCCATGCGGGATCGTACGTCATCAGATCATAGGCTCCAGCTTTTACGTTGACCGGAGGGTAGGCCAGAGCCGCCGGTTGCCCTTCTTTCTCGTACCGGTCTACCGAGTCCTGGCAGCAGGTCAGCGTAGCGCTACACGCCCTGCGTACAGGAGACCCAGCCTCCTCGTAGTTCGGATCGTCCACGGTCCAGTAAACCGTCGGAACCTGGGTTGTCACCCACTGAACGATATTGAGCGGCATCTCTCTCTTGGGGTTCCAAAAAAGAACAGCGTCGTAACACGAAGGCTTTGAGTCGCGGACAAGATCGAATACCTGATCATGGTCATGTGTGTTCTGGAAGACCCGTCGAGGGAGGCACGACTCGACCTCGTCGCCGAACAGTTCCAGACCGTGAACAGCAGACTTGAGACTCTGCGCCACACGATTTCCGCCTATTGTGAGAATCTTCATCCACCCTCCAAACAGATCAGACCAGTTCGATTTTGATGTAGGTGCCGCGCTCGGCACCCTTCTCCATATCTTTGGCCAGGACCTGCTTCTGGTCGTAGTCTCGTTCAAGCCACTGCTTCGTGTCGTCTTTGATCCAGCCCAGCCGGACCAGGATGTCGACGAGTCCCTTGGCGCTCCCCGCTGCGAGATTCTCCTCGTCGACCAGAAGCTGCCGGTGCGACACCAGCGTGAGCTTGACCCGCTGCTCAACGCGCCGCACGGACCCGAAAGATTCCTTCTCCAGTGCCCGGTAGGCTGCCCCCTTGTCACGAACCCGCAGATGAGGCGACTGGTGGTAGCGGTTGACCGACCGGCAGTGGAAGTCCAGGAAGGTCTCCAGCGGATACTCCCCTGGCTTCAGGTCCTTGTTCTCCGGGTACCGAAACTCCTTGCTCCGTACGTTGGACGTCTTCTTTTTCTTCGCTGGCTTCGGTTCGGCGAGCTTCTTTTTGCCCTTGTCGCACCGGGGACAATCACTGTCCTTGATCTTCTCCAGGTTGATCTTGACCGCCCCGCCGCAGCGCGAGCAGGTTCCATCCACATACTTACCCAGAGGCATCAGGGCCTGTACCTCGCCCGGCCTCGGCGAGCCGCCGGGTGGTCCGGATCGGGTTTGTCAGGGCGTACGCCCTGATTCGGCTTTGCAGCGCGAGACCAGCCGCCAAACAGGCCTGACTCGCCTTCCGTAGAAGCACCTGTGGCGCGACCAAGTGTCTGAGTCGCAGGCTCGTCCGCTGCGAGAGCGAGGAAGTGGTCCAGGGTTTCTTTCGCCCCGGCCACATGCTTATCGTTCAGGTCCACCGCGTGCTCGCGGCAGAGAGTCTTGAGCTTCTCCAGGTCGAACGTGGGCGCGGAGATCTCTTGCAGTTTCTCCGCCACCTGTTCGGCCGAGTTCGGATCGACCCACAGGTGCCGTTGGAGAAACTCGTCTTTGTAGGCGTGGGCAGGCGTCGTAGACGGACCGATCACCGGCACACCCAAGAGCAGCGCCTCAATCGAGGCGTACGAAAAGGTCTCTGAGTGGCTCAGATGGACCATGGCGCTGCACGTCTGAAGCATCCGGCGCACGGCCTTGGAGTCGTGGAGGTTGAACGACGCGAACGCGCACATCAGATGCGTCAGAAAAGCGTCGATCTCTTTGTCCCGAAGAAGCCACTGCGAGATATTCGCGTGCAAGCCTGCGCGAGCAATTCCGGCAAGGGCCACCAAGAGATTCTTGCGAGGGTGCGTCGGTCCAAGAACCGCCACCATGAACTTCGGCGGCAGATACGGTTCCACACGGGGAGCGACCTGTTCCAGCGGCGGGCGAAGCGCTTCACCTCCGACCGTGCACGGCAGCCACCGAAACCGGTCGGCCGGATACTGCGTCAGCAAGTGCTGGTAGGTCGCGGCGTCGTCCTCATAGGAGGTAACCATACCACCTATCCGGTCGGCGCGGACCAGAGCCGTCAGGTCGATCCATTCTTGAATCTCTTTCGGCTCGAACGCCATCTGCGAGAGGTGCGAGCACCAGGAAACCACCGTACGCTTCGGGAAGCTCTTCGCGATCCTTTGGGCCATCGGCTGCTTGAGCGAGCCGCTGAACAAAAACAAGTCGTAGTCCGCCGTGTCTACGCGTTGAATCGAATGGATCGTGGTGTAACCGCAGCCGGTGACCTTGGCGAGGCTCCGGCACATGCTCTGTACACCCGGACCTCCGGCCGAGACCACGAGCACCCGGCGACGCGGCAGGACCTCCAGGATCTTTGGAACCACGTCTTCCATGCGATGTTGGTGCGCGTAGGGCGTCTCGGCATGGAACCCGTCCGTGAACGCATCCCAGTCATCCTGGACGTTTCCGCACAGGATATTGTCCAGGGCGTCTTCCCAGATCTTGATAGGCGCAGTCTGCGGGACGACCACGCCACCTGGACCCAGCATGCTGTTTTCCGGCGGGTCGTACAGCCCTTCCCGCCGACGCTCCTCGTGGTACTCCCGATCCGGAACCATCGCCCGGTCGAGCACGATGTTCGGCAGGTTGCCGTTGTCCGTGCAGAGCACCGGGCAACCGGACAGGCGAGCCTCGACAGCCACGCGGCTGAACGTCTCGGCCGTCAGCGTCCCGATGAACACGCACTTGGCCTTGGCGTAGACCCCGGCCATGTCGTCTGTCCACCTGAGAACCTCGACGTTCGGCCTGCGGACGCAGGCAGCGATCTCGTTCTTGTGGTGAGTCCGCTCGTACTCGGTACTCAGGACAGCGAACTTCTCGTCCTGGAAGTGGTCAGCCAGAGCCAGGAACCGGCGCAGACCCTTGAGCGCCTGCACCGAGGTCATCAAGACGTACTCCCGCTCCAGGTAATGAGGCGCATCCTTGGCGATAGATCGCGGAGAGTGGCCCGGGAACGCGATCATGGGTTTGCGCCCCAGAGTCCGTTCCATGACGTTGGCCGTGAAGTAGCTGTTGGCGATCAGGATCTGGTGATTCGCCACGGCCTGGACGCCTTCCTCATTGGAGTCGGCTTCCGCAGGCACGCCGTAGCGTACGAGATCATTGAACTGACACCTGGATAGCTCGCCTCCGTGAAGCTGCTGGTCCTCCTTGTGGACGTGCAGGAAGTCCAGCCAGAACTGAACGTAGTGAACCGACGGAATGTGGAGGGCCTCGGCGACGTGGGCCGACTGAACGGCCGTGCCGGAGCCTCGCGACATCAGGATGTCCGGCCGGATCTTGACGGCGGCCTCGCGCAGGCCGCCCTCGGCAATCTTCATCGGCGTCACGCCGTCCGGCAGTTTGACCTTGCCGTCGTAGTGGCCACGATGGTAGACGCAGAAAACCTCGCAGCCGTGCTTGACGAAAGCCTGGGCGAAGTCCTCGCCACTAAGCTCGCCGCCTCCCAGACCGTGTCCGAACGACTTGGAAAACAGCATAACGACGGGCTTCTCCCGTCTTGGGGGCATAACGGGACTAACGAGGATACTGTCCATTTTTCCTCTTTCGTAGGCTGTTTTGGCTAGTTAGTTTTCAACAACAGGTGTCGTTTGGGTGCGCCCCGGCTCTTGAGCGTTCACCCACCCAGCAACTTATTCAGGTCTTCCGACTCTCCGTCCTTCTCCAGATCCGCCATGATCTTGTCCACGGGCACGCCCATGGATCGCGCAGTCGCGATGAGTCCCGGCAGATCTTTGGCATCGAGACCGAGGGCTCTAATCTTATTTTCGAGTAGAGGAGCGTATTCCGATAGGCCTTTTTGGGAAGAATGTGAAATTTTTTCTTCGGCCTTCACCATATCCGGCTGATCGCGACGCGACGCAAGCCGGTTTTCAACACCTTTGATGATGTTTTGAACAAGGTCATTCACCATGCCGAGGGGCAGACGGCCGCTATGCGGCTGGATCAGCCGAGCCACGTCATCGCGGACATCTCGGCAGATCTGGCGGATCTGGACTGGGTCCAGGCGGAGGCTCGACATCGCCCCCATGGACCGGAGCAGCTTCTCCACCTCGCGGATGATGTACATGAGGTAATTATCGCGACTCAGGCGGCCCTGGACCACGTGCTGCGTAACCCGGGTAATGTCGCCCTGGAACCGGCGCACCCGCGTACGGATGATGTGTCCCTGGGGATCGGTGAGTACACCGGGAGCCTGCTTCTGCTCAGCCTTGTCCTCTTCGTTGCGAGGCTTCCTGAGCAGCTTCTTGGCTTGGTAGTTGTGGAACCACTGCTTGGCCTTGGAAGCCTCCTGGCCCCAGACCGTCTTGCCTTGCGACATAAATCACCCAGCTTTCTTGCGCTCTTCCTGGCCTTCTTCGTTTTGACCGCCAGACTTCTCGTTCATTTTCTCAACCTCTTCCTGCTTCTGTTCCTTGGTCCGCTTGTCGTTCTTGATCTGCTCCCGGATGTCCAGGGGCAGATGGATGACTTTCGACCCGACCTGCCAGGGCTTCTGACGCTCACGGGCCTGATCCTCGTCCAGGGCCTTCTTGACCGCGTCGCTCTGCATCGCCTTCTCAGCGACCTCTTCCGATGGAACGCCCTGCTTCTCCAGTTCCTGCATCGCGCGCAGCACCACATCGGTGAAGCTGCGACTGAACACGCCGAGTTCGGTCAGGATGACCTGCATCCAGGTGGCCGGGTCGATGTTGATCGTGGTGCCGATACGGGCCATGTTGTCGAGCGCCCGGATGCGCGCGTCCATGACTTCGAGGCGGTAAAGCTCTTCCAGGCTGCTGGGCGGCACCATGTTGAGCGTAAACTGGTTCTCTTCCGTGTACGGGTCCACGCCTTTGTAGATCATGTGGATCATGCACAACTGGGCGGCCTCGCTCAGGAACACGCGCTGCGAGGTGGCGGCCTGCCGAGCGAACCGCAAGTCCTGCTGGCTCGGGCTGCGCTCGTAGTTGGCGTTGCCGCCGTCGAAACCGAAGTAGGCCGGGGGCGCACGGAGCGCGCCGAACATGCGATTGAGGAACATCTCGAAGTCGCGCAGGTCGTCCAGGCCCTGAACGCCGCTGAGGACCTCGATATTTGTGTTGTCCTTTTCCCGGACCCCGATGAACAGGTCCTCGTGCTCGCTCAGGAGCGTGTAGACCGAGGCGAAGTCGCGCGTGGACGTGTCAAACCGGAAGTCCCGCTTGATGCTCTGGCGATGCTTCTCGATCTTGCGGTCCGCGTCGATGGCCGGGAGGCCGGACGTATCGACCTTGTGCAAGTAGCGATTGGGCAGGCGGAGCAACCGCATCAGCGCCAGCTTGTCCTCCATCATCTGGACCTGTCGCCAGATCCGCCGCGCGCCGTAGAGCACCGAGGTGCCGTACATGCGGCTGTGGTTGCGGCCGAGGCGGCGGAAGTGCAGGAAGTCCCACGGCTTCGTCAGAAGCTGCTCGTCCTTGACCTTGTAGGCCTGACCACCCCAATACATCGAGTCCTCGGTCTGGTAGGGTGTGAAGCCCTTCAGGCGTCCGTACTCGTCGTGGACGCGGGTGACCGTGGCCGGGTGGTACGGGATCAGGCGTGTGACGCCTTCCTTCTGCTCGCCAACGATGAACTCCCACCATTCGCCGTACTTGTCGGTCTGGCGGATGATCGGCTGAGGGAGGTTGTTGGCGAGGCCCGTCTCCCGGAGCATGTCGTTACACATGCGCTCGACTTCGGGGTTCTGAGCTTCGCACCAGACGACAACGCCGTGCCGCGTGTCCCGCTGCGTGGCGTCTTCGGAAAGCTGTTCGAGGTAGCTGTAGATGGTCGGGTCAAGCTCCATCTCGTCGTACAGCGTGTAGAGCAGGCCGCGCTCCTCCTCGAACTGGAGAAGCTGGTTGTACATCTGGGCGATGGGGTTGGGCAGGCGGCCCATCGGGACTTCGACGCCCATAGCTCCCGGGAACGGAAGCGTGAGCGGATCGCGGGACAGGAACTTGTCGAAACCAAACATCCGCAGGATGTAGGTCTGCGGGTCCCAGATCATTTTCCTAGCCACGGGCTGCGTTCCTTTCTGTCATCATGTTTCGGACGTGCTGTAGAATCACGTCCTCGTGGGCCATCTCTTGGATCTCAGTCGAGACCATGAGCGTGCCCAGGTTCTCGTCTTTCACGCATAGGTATACCGCACCGCATAGGGAGTCTGCAACATCTTTGCTGCCGCCCTCCGGGTGATCGACCTTGCCCGCATCGATATCGTCTTCCAGGGACAGCAGTTCGTCGACCAGGACCTCGTTCGGGGCGTGCGAGAGGCGCATCTCGTTGTAGACCGTCTTGAGGACTTCGTAGGGCTCCTTCTTTTTATCGACGCTCAGGTACTGGGTTCCCGTGAAGCCCGCCTTCTGAAGCTGCTGGATCGTGTCCGGACTGGCTGGGGAGTCCACGCCGATCTTCTCAAGCTGGAACCCGTGCCCCGCCAGCCAGTAGACGAACTCGCGGACCTTTCCCCAGTCAATCTCGGTCAGTTCCTGCTTGATCTGGATCGAGAAGTCAGACGCGATAATCAGTTCGGTCCGGCGAATGATGTCGCCGTTCTTGTCGCGGTCCGGCCTCGACACGGCCCGGGTCGGGTGGACCATGGAGATCCCGAGCGCGTCTTCCGTACGCCCCAGGTCGATGTGCAGGTATCGCGGAGCGTGCGGGAAGTTCCGGGGCACCGTCCGGCTGTTCCGGGTCGTAAACATCCTATCCAGGTCGATGAAGTCCTGGATCTGGTCGGCAGTCTCCAGGTCGATGCGAATGGGCTTACCTACGACCGCGCCCATCCCCTCGATGAACGGATGACTGAACTCCGGCAATTTGTTGAGCGCCTTATCAACCACGGCCGAGCGGGGGAAGAACGGCATGATCTTGTCAGTCGCGATGCCCGCAATGTCCCGGGACGCACCCAGGGGATCTTCCTCGAACGCGCGGTGGTGCTCAACCGGGATTTCGATGGTCCTGCCGCCAAGGGGGGACTTCTCGTCGTCAGTGAGAATCTTCGGGTCCTTGAACTTGTTGCCCACGAAGAAGCGGAACTTAGCGCCTGTGTAGCGATCATCCGGCTGGAACTCCCAGCGCGCACCGTCGACGATGTGGACGCCGGGCTTGCCCGCGATCTCTTTCTTGCGAAGTTCCAGGTAGCTGGTGGACGACTTGGCCGACGACAGGTGGAGCAGGATACCCGGGTTCTCCCCCCGGTGTGCGAAGCGCGACTCCAACCGACGTGCGGTTGCGTTCACCATCTCGTGGACCTGCCCCTTGTCGCTCATCTTCTTCGCGCGGGCCTGCTTCTTGGTGATCCGCATGAAGTTCATTTCGTCGATGGCGATGCCGAACAGGTGGTGGCCCATGACGTGGAAAGCCTGCGAGCCCACCATGACGTGGATGTTCTTCGGGAACTTGAATCCGTCTTTGCCCTCCGCCTCGAAGGGGAAGACCTCCTTGAAGTACGGACTCTTCTCCAGCAGGCCGCGCATGGACTCCACGCCAACGTCGGTCAGTTTCAGCGTGGCGTTGTACAGACCGAACGTAATGCGGCTCTCGTCGAACTGGCCATGGAACTCGGCCGGGCGGCGCAGGCAGCTAAGCCGGTAGATCTTGTATAGCATGATGATCATCGCGGCCGTGGTCTTGCCGACGCCGATGGCACCGCTGAACACGACCTCGTAGATCTTGTTGGCCGGAGTGCAGATGTAGGCGATCTCTTTCCGCCACCGAGGCCAAATGCTCCCGTAGAAGTTCCCCAGATACAGGTCGTTCTGCATGAACTCCTGAATCTCTACAGGGTCGCGCTCGTAATCGACCTGGGTGAGGTAATCCAGGGCGACCGACTTTCCGCCGTTGATGATCTCGGTGAACGCGCGAAGAAGGTAGGCCTTCTGAACCTCGTCCATGCGATCAAACATGGCAGCGAGCTTCGGATTCTCCAGTTCGAGGAGGTTGCGGATCTCGTCGTCCGTAAACTCGACTGGAGGTGCTTCGGGCTGTAGGACTGTCTCGCCCATTACCTCTCCCTCTTGAGTTGCCTCCGCCGGATGACCGTCTTCAGGTGCCGGGGCACCTTCCACTCCAGCAGGCCATCGGAGATACTGTCGATCTCGGACATGGAGACCTCAGGGAAGCGGGCCTTGAGCCACCGCCGCGTAGCGCCCAGGGCGGCGAACGCCCAGACGAGGTCTGACTTCTTGCGGCCGGTGGGGCTGCCGATGATATCGAGCAGGGTAGCGGGCGTGTGGCCCTTGCAGTCGAACTCGTTACGCACGCTGTCGTGAATGATGTTTGCAATGAGTCCGTTTCGGGTACGCCACTTCTGGACACGCTGGTGGTGGCAGCCCATGACGCAAGCGATAGCGCAGTCGCTCCAACCTTCCTCCCACATCTTACGGAAGAGTTTCTCATCAGTCCCAAAACGGCGCTGCTTGCCCGTGGGGATGTTCAGCTTCTTGAGCCAGCGCTGGATCGTACACAGAGACACGCCGATGCGCACGGCAAGCTGCTCATCCGTGAGATCGGCACCTTCTTGGATGACGAGATCGCGGATCTGCTGCGCGATGGAAATGAACAGGACCTGACTGGCCTGAGCGTGGTTGCGCGAGACGTTGAGCCGCGCCCTCATGTACCAGACGGTCGAATGAGGGACGTCGAGCCTTCTGGAAAGTTCCCGCTTGCTCGCGTGCGGGTGCCTCTCAAGTACATCCAGAAGACGCTGCTCAAGCTCTTTTCTCTCCTCCGGCGTCCGGTGGCGATTCTGCAATCTGCTGGTGGCTGTTGCCTCCATTGTTCTGCTCCTGCCCGACGACAGCGAAGTCTGCGTCGATAATACCCCCATCCGCAAGTCTGCGTTCGTTCGCCAGATTCATAAGTGCACGTAGAATTTCGCCGACCTGCTCCCGCCCACGAGATGTCTCGGGAAGTTTCGGCGCGTTTGGATCTCCGGAAAACACGTTGATGACATTCTTTTCAAACAGCGCGTTGACGCCCTGCCGTTTGTCGATGGACAAACTCTTCACGAGGCTGATCGTCGAATCGATTCGCTCATCGACGTACTTGGCTATGCGAAGAAGGTCCGCGTCCGAGGAACCTGCCAAGCGGCGGGGATCGAGCATGACCTTCCGGATCGAGAGCAGCTTGCTGTTCAGCGTACCGAGTTGGCCGACCTGGGCCGTCGCCATCAGGTTGAGCACGAGACGCAACTTCGCATCCTGGTTCTGGACCAGTTCGCCCGCACTGATCTTGCCGTCTTCCGATAGCTCGTCATCCCGGGCAAGGTACCCTGTTATTTCGCCCACCATCCTTTCGACATAGTCTGTCGAATTGGACCGCAGAGTTTTCAACGAGTAGTCCCCATACTCCGCCTCGAACTCTTCCTTGGTCATGCCGTTATGCTTGTTGCGCAAATGGCTGGAGTTCATCTGCTTCAGGCGCTCTTTGCAGATGGGGCAGACGACTGGATATTCGTCAGGGTCTTTGGACTCTTGCGGATTGATCACGGAACACCTTACCTGTAGTGTATTTGGGACGTGGTCTAACTAAATATAGGGGCAGCCTGGAGTCGACCGCAAGGGAATTTTATCCCGGCGTACAGGCGCAGATGGGGAATATCGGGGTTAAGTGCTGGCCAGTAAAGGACTAATCTGTATTCACATAACTGGTGATGCCGTGCTGCTTAACTGCTTTCCAGGTCTGGTACCGGCCCACAATTGGTATGTCGGTGCGGTGGGTTATCAATATCTTGGTGTCCACAGTGGGATCGTCCAGCAGCAGGGAGACCACGCGGGAGGCGCTCTCGCCGTCGAGGAAGCTCAGGATCTCGTCGTAGGCCTCCAGGTTGATCTGGACCGGCGTGAGCTTGCGGTTGAGATCCCGGAAGGCCAGGAAGACAGCCACATCAACCTTGCGCCGCTCACCGCCGGAGGAGGCCTTGTAGCTGCCGCCATCGGTCTGCACGTCGAGGGTGATCTTCTGCGTCAAGCCGCCTTTCTTCTTCTCCTTGGTCGGCGACAAGGCTACCATGGTGCGGCCGTCGAACAGCGTGGAGCAGTGTTCGCGAAGCCGCTCGTTCAAGTAGACCAGGACGTTGTCGAGCATGAAGCTGCGGATGCCAGTGAGGCCGAACGCCTTGACGATATAGTTCAGGCAGTACAGCCGGTCGTCCAACTTGGCGATCTCACCGGACAGTTCGGCCACCTGAGCTTCACTGTCGGCCACGCGCGCGTTCAAGTCGCGCAGGCCGGACTCCAGGTCCTGAGCTTCAAGCACGCGGATCTCGCCCTGGGCGTGGACACCGATGCCTGCCTCCTGCGCCTTGAGATTGCCCGTATCCAGAATCTTCTGGTTGAGTTCTCTGACTCGTGCCCCGTACTCATTTCTTATGGCTGCCCGTTCTGCATTTACATTTGCCACCTCTGCGGCTTGCCGCTCGCTGATCGGAGCGCGGCGCTGCTCGAACTCAGTCTGCACCGCGAAATTGCTACTGTTGATATGCTGCGTTTCCACGTCGAACTGGGCGAGAGCCGCGTTCATCTCGTTCCACTTTTGCTGAACGAGATCGTCGAAGGCCTTGAGTCCCTGCTCGTACCGCTGCCGCTCAACCTCAATCGCAGCTTGCACGTCGGCGACCGCCTGTTCTTGCCGCTGCGCCTCGGACAGATGTGCGCGGAGCAAGATCAGGTGGGACTCCTGAACCTCGACACGTTTCGCACAGGCCTCGGGACTGAGCGGATATCCACACTTGGAACAGGGCTCGTTGTTCTTCAGCTTGACCATCTCTTCCTCGGCCGTCCCGATCTGGAAGGTCATAATGGTGGTCCCCGACTCGGGAGGCCCCGGGACGACAGTGGTCGGTATGAAGTCACCCACAGCGAGCTTGTCACCCTGGAGCTTCGCGACGGCACCCTCGTAGCCCCGCTGCTGCCGAAGCCGTTCAGCTACGCGCTCGTCCATCGATTTCTTGTGAGTTTCGAGCATCGCGGTACGTTCGTTCTGCATCGACTCGTTCTCGTGAAGATGCTCCTGCTCAGTCTGAGTCCATTGAACGTCAAGTTCTGCGAGTTTGCTCTTCTCAGCATCCTCCCAGGATGTCTTCTCCTCGTCGTGCAGGCGCTTCTGGGCGTCCAGTTCAGCTACCCTCACCTGCTGGTCGGCGAACGTCTTCTGGAACCCCGCGATCTTCTCGTCACGCTCCGCCGTGGCGGCCTCGACCCGCTGCTGCTCCTCTACGAGCATGCGGCGCGAGTCTGCCAACCCCTGCTGGAGCGCGTTCCGGCCGTTGTCCAGGCCATTACGGTGACCCTGGGTGGAGGCCAGTTCCGTATCCGCCAAGTCGTAGGCCTTGGCGTAGTGAACCGATCCGGTCCGGGCCTCGATAAACTCCTTGAGCGCCCGGTCGCTCATCGCCGTGAATCGGTTCTCGAAGCCCTGGCCGATGATCACCAGTCGGACGAACTGGTCGTAGTCCATGCCGAGCAAGTCCACCAGCGTGGCCTGCGTCACGTCCGTATCGTTCGAGCTTACGTCCTGGTTGTTGAGCCAGATGCGGAACTGGTTGGGCTCCTTGTTGCCCTTCGCGTCGGTCGCCGTGGAGTCGGCCCGGCATCGCCGCACCTGCACGCGACCCTTGGCTACGGTGAGGTCCAGTTCGACGCGGCAGTCCTTCCCGACCTGCCGGTTGATTACTTCGTTGGTGCGGATACCCCGGATCGTCTTGCCGTAGAGACACCAGACGATGGACTCGGGCAGGCTGGACTTGCCGCTTCCGTTCGAGTCGGCCGAGGGATCGTCCAGGTTCTCACCGGTCAGCAGCACGAGACCCTGCTGGGCGAGGTCGCGCTCAACGTAGCCAATGCTGAGAAAATTCCAGATCCGTAGCTTGACGAGGTTCACTTTGCAGGCTCCGTGTACTCGAAGACAACGCCCTTGTCCACCATCCAGTTCTGGACGAAGGCTCGGATCTTCGGGGGGAATCCGACATGGATGGACAGTCCGTCACGAAAGTCCGAGTCTTCCAAGCAGTTCAGTATGTTCATCGCCAGCGACATCGGGACGCGTCCCTCTACGGCCTGCATGAGCGTCCTCGCCGAGGTCTCCAGCCTGTGAACAAGATTGGAAACCTCATCGTTGGTGGGCGATCCCAACTGGGAAGCCTTCCGGAGGAAGTTCACGATCTCCGGGCACTTCGATTCCAGTTCGCGGATCTTATCCGGCTGGAGTTCTTCGGGGATTTCACCCATCTGTCACAGCCTTCCTGAGGAAGTCATCCCCAATCGCTTTGATCTCCGCCTCCATACGCTCCGGCGGGACCTTGCTCCGGTACTCGTCGAAGACCCTGGTGGGGTCGGTCGTGTCGGAGATATCGAGACGAACGACGGCGACAATCGGGTCGTCGGGTACCAACTGTATGCCCTCGGACTCGGCGATCTCCAGGTGTTCAAGCTCCTGGCTGGGCAGGAACACGCGCATCTTCCACCGCTCCTGGGGAACGCTGGTCCAGGTCCTGAGCGTCTCGATCTCGTCCGTGACCTCCTGGCGCGTTTCCTTACGGATCGTGTGGACAGGCAGGGTGTGCGGGTTCTCGATCCACTGGAAGTCGCGGATCGTCGGCGTGCGCGGTGTGTGCAACGTCAGGATCACGCAGCCGCGCGGCGTGGGCATGATGAAGTCGGTGTACTTGTGGTAGCAGCAGGCTCCAACGATCAGCGACCGGCCAAGGATTTGTGGATGATGGTAGTGGCCGCCGACGTACAGGACCTCTTTCGCCGCCGGGTCTGACTCCCGGAAGCCTCCGAAGCTGGAGTCTACGCCTTTATCCTCCGGCTTCCCGCCGGGCGTGAACATCGCGCCGCTGATCGGCAGGTGGCCCATGACGAAGTGAGCAGGCTCCGGATTGTAACCGACCTCGGAGTAGGGCACGGCCAGGATCTGGATATCGCTCACGTTGACCAGTTCGGGCGCGTCGATGAGCTTGATCTTGTGGTACTGGTCCCCGATGAGGCTATCGTCGCCCAGGACTGCGTCCTTGTAGTCGGTCATGTCGCGCATGATTTCGGTGGACCGCCACTCGCCGTCCTTGCGGTACATGTCGTGGTTGCCGGGAATGAAGATCAGGCGGACGCGCCGGTTGCCGAGGCCCTTCATCAGGCTGCGGAATCCGGCGGTGACCGTGTGCAGGCTGGGCGTGTCCACGGATTGCTGGATGTGAAACACGTCACCCAAGAACACGACGGCGTCAACCTCGTGTTCGTGCGCGATCTGGCCAATCCAGGTTAGAGTCTTCTCGACCTGCTCGACGAACCCAATGCCGAACAAGCCGTGCTTCACCGTCGCATGAAGGTCGGCGAAAAACAAAATTTTACCGGACATCTGTCCCCTGTCCCCCTCAATCTACTTCTTATCCCCCAGCCACTCCACGATTTCCTGTGCCCGTCCCCTCAGGTCATCGAGGGTCCCATTGTTAGCTACAATAATTTCAGCGTCTCTTAGGTTGAGTTCGAGGTTGTCATCGCCACCCTCGTGATAGTCGGGACGCTGCACCCAGACCACAGCCTCGACCAGACCCTGATCCCTGGCCGCGCGAAGCTCTTCCATCCGGCGACATCCTATCACAATCCGACCCTTCCGCAGGCAGGACCGGATCATAACGGTCGGATCAGCCCTCCCCATGGCGTTGCCAAGGGCGATCAAATACCGCCGGTCCCGATTCTTGATCCGCCGCCCCAGCATCGTGTCGCACTCACAAGGAGAGAGACCGGGGTGCGCCTTGCGGTAGGTGATCAGCCATCCCTCGTCGTCGGCAGTAGACTCGAACAGCGGCGGCAAGCCGACGCGCGTGCGCCGGTCGTTCTCGATCTCGGTCAGGATTGTGGAGGTGTCGCAGGAAAGCGTGTCGAGTTTGCGGCCCAGACAGCGACCAAACTCGGTCTTGCCGTGTCCTTTCTGCCCGATAATGATGATTGCTTTATCCATACGACCCCACCTAAAAGCTACGGAGCGGGTCGAGGGAGCCTAGCCCCCATTCAGTCACCGAGCCGTGGCAGACCTATCCCGCTCCGTCGCCAGAGTTTTAGTCGGCGGAGTCGACTGCGATGCCGTCCGGGGTGACCTCGACCTTGCCGATGAGCCCTGCGATCCTGTCGCCCACGCCAGGGCTTCCGGCCAGGAGCTTCTCCAGCACCCCGGCCACGCCTGTGCCCTGGAGCAGCGCGTGCGGCCCAAGGGCCTCCATCAGCTTCTCCATGAAGACCTTGTCGCCAAAGTTGTTGATCGCTTCGACGAGGCCCTCGCGGACCGCCTCAATCTGCTTGACCTGGGCGTCCGTCTCGGCGTTCATCAGGGCAACGCGCAGGTCCTGATCGATCTTCGCCGCTTCCTGGCGGTGGTCAAGGCGCAGCTTCTCGCGCACCAGTTCGGCCTTGATGATCACGTCCTGGCCTTCCTGGGTCTTCTCCTTGGCGTTCAACTCCGCGATCTGCTTGCTGTACATCGTCTCGATCTGGGCCATCGCGACCTGCCGTATGCTCCCCTCGGCTTCCGTCGCCAGCTTGTTGGTGTGCAAGGCGGTTTCCTGCCGTGCTGTCTCCAACTCCTGGGCGATGATTTCCCGGCGCTTCTCCGTCTCCAGCTTGTGCTCTTCGGTCCGCAGTTCGAGTGTGCTCTGAACCACGGCATGCTGCGCGGTCATCAGCAGGTCCCCGATGGTGCGGTCGCCAATGGAGACCTCCAGGACCTCGACGTCGTAGACGCACATGTTGTTCTCGGCGAACGCCCGGCCAGTCCGCTTGCCGCTCTCGCCGGTCTTGCCGAGAACCGTGTCGCGGATGATGTCCGTGGCGTTGTCGTTGAACTCCTCGATGCCGATCTTCTTGATGGCGCTGCGGAGCATGCTCCGGATGTGGTCGCACAGGAACTTGACGTAGTTCTCGACCGCGAACCACTTCTCGGTGTCCTCGCCCTCGAAGTTGACCCGGTACGACAGCTTGACCCCGACCTCGACCAAGTCTTTCGTCTCGGCCTGGACGATGTCGCCGATCTTGTTGTGCGCCACTCGCAGATAGACCGTGCGCAGCAGGTTGTCCGTGTTCTTCGGCTTGCCTCGGGACAGTTCCAGAACTTCCAGGGTCTCGTCGTACTCCAGGATCGCCGTCTCCGGCCCGCACACGACCTTCCGCTTGCCAGTCTTCGAGACGACCATGATCGCGTAGCCGGTCCAGACACTCACCGACGGCGCTCCCTCGTACTTCGTGTCGAGGACCAGCATGCGCGGCTTGGTCTGCTGGGTCTTGCGCTCCATCGCGTCGGCGATCAGCGCCTCATCCGCTGTGGGCTCCTCGTAGGCCGCACCGTACGAACGCGGCATCAGGCTGCGAGTAGAAACGTCCTGGCTGGCAACCTGCGCAGACAGTTCTGAACGGCCTGCGCGCCTCTTCTCCTTGCGACGCGCCTGCGGTTCGGTGACGAAGCCCGAGGTCTGCTCCTCTTCCTGGAAGGCGGCGAGTTCGGTGTTGTAGCTGAGCGCCTCCACATTGCCCGGGTACCACAGGCCAACCGTATCCGGGTTGAGGATACGCCGCACGATGACCTGACTGCGCGGGTCGGGGAGAAGCATCTTCGGGCCAGCCATCGTGTCGATGGAGCCCGTCAAACGGTTCATCACGTAGCGTGCTTCACCGGCCGGGATGGCTACGGCGTAGTGAACTTCGTGGTCGCCGTAGCGCAGGACTGCGTGTTCCGGGCGCGGGAAGTAGATCGCCTGCTCCCTGCCCGTGATGAAGATCTCTTCGCCTTCCTCGTACGAGCGCTCCTCCCCGGTCTCGGGATCGATTTCGGTATACGGGTCGATGACCTTGATGTACAGGCCGCTGATCTCGTTGAGTTCGATGGCACGGAAGCGGCGCGTCTTCTTGTCGCCCCTCCGGTCCGGATCGATGCGCTGAACAAAGCGCTCGGTCGGCTTCGGGAAGACCACGTCCGGGCCGCGCGTGTAGCGCTTGTTGCCGTTCTCGTCGAGCAAGATGCAGAACTCCAGGCGCTCCAGGGTGACGGCCTGCCGGACGTACTTCAGGTCGTCGTCGACCAAGACCTCGATGCCCGTGGGCGGGATGTAGAAGGACACGTCCGTGCCCCGTACGACCAGAAGCTGTCCCATCGTCAGAGCGCTGGGGTTGATGCCGAACAGGCCCTTGATGGGCGCAGCGTCTTTCACTTCGGACTGCTCGGGGGCGTCCTCGCCTTCCTTCTTGGTCTCGTCGCCCTCCTCGCCTTCGGCCTCGCCGGTGGAATCCTGGGTCACGGGCTGCACAATGGCCTGTCCCCAGTTCGCCTTGGCGGCGTCCGCGTTGTACACGCGGCAGATCAGGTACTCGTTGGAACGAAGCTGGTGGCCGTCAACCGCGTCAGCGGTCTGGCCGGGCCACAGCGGGAACGTAACCGGACCGGGGATGTTGATCTTCCGCCCTTCGTCCAGGTCGACCATGGCGTTGGCCGCGCCGGTCGGTGGGTGGGGCTTATCGCCAGAGGCCGGATTCTGGAGGACCATATAGGACCCCTCGTCGACCTTGGCGAACTGCTGGATGGCCCGCCGGAGGTCGCACTCATCGAAGTCGCCGTCTGCGTACACGACCGGGCGGTCGGTATCGGCAAGACTCGTCTTGTGCGGCCCCACGTAGCAGTTGATCTGGCCCTTGGTGCTGTCAAGAACCAGCGCGTACTGGCGCGGATTCAGCACCAGATCCCGTTCCTCGCGTCTTCCATCCTGTGGCATGTCTTGCTCCTGTTGTTTGTTCCACTTGTCGTGAAGTCGGCCTCGACGTCGGGCCATCTGGAAACTTCCGTGACTACGCACTTATATCATCGGAAAGCGGTGGCTATTTCATCCGGTCTTTTTGGAGAAAGCGATAAAAAATCCCCAGGACAGGGAGGGGCCTGTCCTGGGGATGGGTATTTATGGCGGAAGGTGCGGGAGTCGAACCCACATGGCATTGCTGCCACCCGATTAGCAGTCGGGGCCGATACCGTTCCGGTCAACCTTCCGTATGGCGGAGAGCCGGGGAATCGAACCCCGCTGGCATTGCTGCCATACCCGCATTCCAAACGGGTTCCTAGCCAATCGGTTACTCTCCGTGGCGGATGGCGGAGGTCCTGCCCCCCTGGCATTTCTGCCTCAACCGGGTTCGAGCCGGTGCCAGCACGCTTGTCTGGTTCACCATCCGTTGGCGGAGCGTGAGGGACTCGAACCCCCAAGACCAGTGGCCCACCCAGGTTCAAGCTGGGCTCCTCATCCAGCCGGGTACGCTCCGCTTCTAATTCACGAACTGCTTCCAGGACTCCTTCGGGTTCCGGAAACGCCGCAGAACCTGACCCGGGCTCCAGTCCGGCTTGATGGGGTGCTTGAGCAGCCTCATGCCTGCCTGTGCTGGTGTCCGGTCAGCCTTCTCTGCATTGCACGGCTCACAGGCCGACACGCAGTTGTCCCAGGCGGTCTGACCACCCTGGGCCTTTGGAACGATGTGCTCAAGCTGGATCTCTTCCCGCTTGACCTGCCTGCCGCAGTACTGGCAGCAGTAGTGGTCCCGCTTGAACACGTGGTAGCGAGAGAACTTCAGCCCGTGCTGGGGGATCTCTCCGTAGTTGCACTCCTTGATGACCTCGGGAACCTGGATCAGAAGATGCGGGGTCTTGATCGTGACCGCCCCCGGATCGTTCGGGCGCGCCGCCCAGGCCTCGAAGTCGAAGATCTCGAAGCTCTCGTGATGAATAACGTGGGCTGTGCCCTTGAAGAGCTTGCACATCGCGTCTGCGGCCGTGGTAACGCCAATCAGGCTCCACGACCTGTTCAGGACTAACGCAGGTTCCTCCAAGCTGGTCATCGTCGTGCCTCCTTATCTGGTCCCGGCGGTCAGGCTAGTGCTTTCCCGTCCGGCCCCTTCAATCCTGTTATCTGGTAGGGATGGTGGGAGTCGAACCCACACGGCCTAAAGGCCAACCGGGCTTAAACCGGTCGCGTCTGCCAGTTCCGCCACACCCCCGACGTTAGCTCTCCTCTTCCGTATCTTCCAGTACAAGCTCAGGAACTGGCCCCGTGGAATCCACGCGGAACCTGAACCCGTGCTCGCGAGCTATTTCAGGCAACATCTTCTGAACCTCTGCGAATCCGTGCCTCTCTTCAGCCTTATTCTTGGCTGTGTTGAAGCGCTCAAGTCGCTCAGCTTGTGTCATGCCGCCTCCCGATTTTGTTGGTGGGCCTGTACGGACTCGAACCGCCTAGCCAATGGCACGAGGTTTACAGCCTCGTCGCGTTCCCCCACAGCAAGCAGACCCATGGTATCCGGGACGGGGGTCGAACCCGTAAAATCTCCTGCCCCTCAAGCAGGCGGCTTTGCCAGTTTGCCCACCCGGATGAAATATGGCACCGATCACTTACCTCTGAAGAACTCTCGGGCGGCGTCGCGCGCCTCCACGAGCTTCTTGAATGCTTCTGGATCGCCGCCTCGGTCCGGGTGGCGCTCCTTGGCCAGCTTCCGGAAGGCCTGCTCGACAGCGGCCAGGATATCCTCCGGACTTAGCTCCGGCTCGTCCGGTTCCACCTCTTCAAGAGGTGCTTCCGGCTCGGACTCTGGAGGCGGCGGCGGTTCCGGATCGAACCGCTTGCTGAACTTCTGCCGCCACTGCTTGTACAGCCGAACGATTTCCTGTTCCCAGGTCAGACGGTCGAGCCAGACCACGCCGTCGGCGCGTCCGGCATCGTAGTTCTTGATGATGACCTGCGCACCGTTCATTGAGAAGGCTTCAAGCTCTGGGATGGGCCAGTCGTCGATCTGCTCGACTGGATCTTCCCGTACCCAGAAGGTCGAGATCTTCTCGGCGGCACAGTGTGGGCCGGTCACCGCACGGTACGTGACTGTGATGTGCGGCAAACGTCAGGCCCTCTTCAACCTACTGTGCTCACATCCGTCCATCACCTCCAGATTTTCCGGCCTGTTGTCCCAGCGTTTGCCGTTCTTGTGGTGAACAATCTCGTTGGGCTTCAGACTGCGCCCAAGCATCTGCTCAGCCACCAACCGGTGCTCGTAAACATACCCCCAGGTGTTTGCCTCTGGGTGCATCGGGCAGTAGACCCGAACGTACCCAAGAGTCTTGTCCAGCTTTCGAGACGCGTCAGCCAGACACTGCGGAATGTCCAGAAACCTCTTCCTAGCGTCTGAAGCACACCTGTGGGAGCAGAACTTCTGTTTGCGAAAACGTGTTTGGTAGGACGTACCGCACTTCTCGCAGGCTTTCGTTAAATACTTGTCAAGACCCTTCCTCCTTCTTTTCCTAGAAAGGTACCGTTGCTTACACTTCCGAGAACAGTACTTCGTCTGAGTTCCAGACAGAGGGTCTTTGCACTCGATACAGGTCATCGAGCCTCTCCAGACTTGGTGGTAGGGGTGGGAGTTGAACCCACCACAACGACCTTATAAGAGCCGTCCCATCAGACCGGATGGTCCCCTACCACTACTAACTGATCGTTGCCACTACCGTGCCCACGCGGCTGTCGTCTTCCGTCGTCGGGTCGTCGTCCGCCGAGGCGGCCTGCGTGCTTCCGACCGCACTGGAATCGACCACGAAGTTGATCGCAAGCTCGGTCGAGGTCGCTGCCCGGATGGCTTCCAGGAGCGAGTCGAACTGGGTCTGCGTGACGCTCTCGTCCACGCCGCTGACGGTGATTGCAATGCGAAGTGCCATCTGTGTCTCCCCGTGGGTCTCCGCTCAGTATACTGGTACGCCCGGCTGGAGTCGAACCAGCATCTAGCTCGTTTAGAAGACGAGCGCCTTTCCAGTTAGGCTACGGGCGCTTGGTACCTGCGGTGGGACTCGAACCCACAACATCTGCGTTTTGAGTGCAGCGCCTCTGCCAATTGGACTACGCAGGCGTTTCGATCCTTGGCAAGCCATCCTTGCGGATCAGCAGACTCCACCCAAGAACCTGCTTTGGCGTCAGTTTGTCGAACGGCTTGTTGTTCCAGTTCGGGTCGTGCAAAACTTCCAGCCGCGACTCCGGAGTACACCGCACTACGATAGCGTGCTGCTTGCCCTCGAACATCTGGCTCGGTACGCTGGCGATCACAGGCACGTTACGCAAGGCGATGAAGAACCACCACCAGTCTGTCGGCGGAAACTCGAAATACACCCACCCGTGCTTGTCCAGGACTTCCTGAAGGTCGGGGTAGTAGCGGCCGTCCGCGTACGTCGGTAGTTCGTCGATGGGGATTCCGGTGATCGTGGCTACACACGCCCGATTACAGTCACCCTTCTCAGGGTGAATGATCTTCTGGAACTGCGGGACTAGCTTAGTCGGGTCTGTCATAAGTTTGGTGGGCCGCCTCGGAATTGCACCGAGATCCTCCTGATTAAAAGTCAGGGATAATACTGTTATACGAACGACCCATTGGCTGGTCCCCCAGGAATCGAACCTGAGCTAACGCATCCAAAGTGCGTTGTGCTACCTCTACACCAGGGACCAGT